CCAAAGGTGCATAGAGCTGTAACTGCTCCAGCTAAGGCTATGGAAGCCAAAGCTAATGAGATAATTGACGACATTAACTCAAAGAACAAAGAAGCCGACGATAGAGAAGTTTCAGAGGATATGGAGAAGGCAGGTAGTATATTCCGCAGGAATGCTACGGAATGTCCTGGTATATCTATAGATGTTTCTGGAACATTATATCACAGAGACAAGCCATTAACTAAGTTAGATGTAGATTTAAGTAATCTATATTTATCTGAGGAATTTGACTCTGCATTTAGTTGGACTTGTATAAAGTTGATTAAGATTAATAATCTTTATGTGTCTGGTGATGATTTGACTAGCATCATTAGAGGCATCCTTACAGTTATCCTAAAGAGTAAGCCTCTTGAAGCTCTTAAACTCCTATGTAAAGGAGCAGGAATCCTTAATAAGACAGTAGCTGCTATGGAAAGTAAAGGAGTTAACTATATTAAGGAAGACCCAACTGTGGTAAACGTGAAAGGTAGTACTGGTAATAAAATCAGAGGACTGATTTATATCCTGAGATGGACTAATCATGCAGATATGATTGACGGTATAGAGTTCTATACTACTAAACGTAATAAATAATAACGATGGCAATATTTGATTTAATATTAAACCAGACTCTTGATTTACAAGAAACTAAAGATTATACCGAAATTTTCGAACCAATGTTTGACGCATTGAATGCAGACCCCGAAGATTATGACTGGGAGATGAATGACTTAGAAGCTATGCAAGATTTAGACTATGTAAGGGCTATTGCTCTTGGTAACTTAATCTACGCTGCACAAGATGTTGAGATATTCCCATCTTGTATGGATGCTGAGGATTTTGACTTTACAGAGGGAGTTCATTTTGACATTTCTAACTATGACGATGATGAAGTAGAGGAAATCAAAGATGCCCTAAAAGTCTTCGAAGATAGGACTGGTATTGAAGTTAGTATTGAAGAGTAATGGAAATAACATTAGACGAATTACTGCAAGGAAAGGCAACTAGAATTAAAGAGAGGGCATATTTCCCAACTGAGGCTTATGTAGAGCCATTCTTGGAAACTATGTCTAAATTTACTTCTGACTTCAGGGTACAAGTTAAACTCCCTGACCAAATCACCAGAACTATCACTGGTGAATATAACACAGATGATGTAACCTATAATAGGGTACTTATTGAGGCAGTAATGCCAGAGGAATATGCGTGGGATAACCATGATGAAGTTATCGGATTCTTATATGGACTAGATGTTCGTAAGCCGATAGTAAAGATGTATAGAGGTGGTCTTAATAGGGCTTGTACTAACCTATGTGTATTTGACCCTTCTTTCATCAATATTCAAGAATTAGAGCCAGAGAAGGCTATAAATTATAAGCCAGTTAAGAATTTGATGGAACAAACATCTGATTTGAAACTGTGGCTGAAGACTCTCCATGACACAGAGTGGGAGAGAACTATTCCTACTATTGAGTCTAACTTAGGTAAGTGGATGAGAAATGCAATCTCTCAACACTGTGACTTAGGCTATGGTAAAGTGAAGTTAGGAACTAAAGAAGTCATTGACGCTTATAAATCGTTGTTCGTGGACAGTAAGTCCAAGTATTATGTTAAGGAGGATGAGGATGTTAATATGTTTAAGGTTTATAATGCATTTACTGAGTTAATCAGCAATGATGGTGGAAAAGATATCATCAATAAGGCAGAGAAGACCTTATTACTACGTACAATCTTAGACTTTTAATTAATTAATGCTAGTAGTAAAACGAAACAAGACAGTACAGCCCTTTGACTGGGGCAAGATTGACTTAGCTATCACTAAAGCATTCCATGCAGTTAATGAACCTATTGACATGGATATTCTTAGTGATGTAAAAGATGAATTATACTTTAACAATATTATCTCTGTAGAGGAGATTCAGGACCAGATAGAGAAGGCTCTAATGGCTTGTGATTATTATAATGTTGCTAAAGCATTTATCTTATACAGGCAGAAACAAGCTGAGCTTAGAACTCTAACTAGTAAGAAGCAATTCATTAGGGACTATGCTAAAGCTAGTAATGCAGCTACAGGTAGTAAATATGATTCTAATGCTAATGTTACTGAAAAGAATATAGTAACCTTAAATGGTGAATTGTTCAAAGGTGATATTATTAAGGTGAATCGTACTATACTTACCGATAAAATTAGAGAGATGTATGGTGAGGACTTAGCTAAGGAGTATATCCGTCAGTTAGAATCTCACGAACTATATAAACATGATGAGACTAGTATTATGCCATATTGTGTGGCTATTACTATGTATCCATTCTTGTTGGAAGGTTTGCAGCCTATTGGAGGTTTATCTGCAAAACCCAAAAACTTGGATTCATTCTGTGGTATGTTTGTAAATCTAGTATTTGCAATCAGTTCACAATTTGCTGGCGCAGTAGCTACTGGTGAGTTCCTAATGTACTTCGATTACTTTGCTCGTAAGGAGTGGGGTGACGATTATTGGAAACGCGAAGATGCTATTGTGTCTCTTGGTAAAGAGGGCATGGAAGTGTTTAATAAGATGGGAGACGGTATAGATTTAAACTCCAATGAGGGGATTGAGTCTGCCAGTAAAAGGTATCAATCCGTTGACCAATTTATGCGTAAAGTAAGGTCTGGAGAAAACGAAGACGGAACCCGTACTATTTCTCGCCTAATTGAGCAGAAATTCCAACAGATTGTATATTCAATTAATCAACCTGCCGCTGCTCGTAACTTCCAATCAGTATTCTGGAATATAAGTTACTTTGATAAGTATTACTTTGAGGGATTATTCGGAGAATTTGTGTTCCCTGATGGTAGTAAACCTCAATGGGATTCACTAAACTGGTTACAGAAGAAATTCATGAGCTGGTTTAATGAAGAACGTACTAAATGTATCCTAACATTCCCAGTAGAAACTGTGGCGTTGCTTACTGATGGCGAGGACATTCGTGATAAGGAATGGGCAGACTTCACTGCTGAAATGTATAGTAAAGGACATTCATTCTTTACTTATACTTCCGATAGTGCTGATTCATTGTCTTCTTGTTGTAGATTGAGGAATGAGGTAAGTGATAATCAATTCTCCTACTCATTAGGTGCAGGTGGTATTGCTACTGGTAGTAAGTCAGTAATGACTTTAAATATCAATAGACTAGTACAAGATGCAGTTAATAAGGGATATGATATGATTGACTATCTGCGTTCTCAGGTTCAGAAGGTTCATAAATATCAAACAGCCTATAATGAATTGTTAAAGGATTATCTAAAAGATGGTTTATTAACAGTTTATACAGCTGGATTTATTAACCTAAAGAAGCAATATCTAACTGTAGGAGTTAATGGTGTTATTGAAGCTGCTGAGTTCTTAGGAATTGAAGTAAGTGATAATGATACTTACAGAGAGTTCATGCAGTCTATCCTAAAGACTATCAGTGATGAGAATCGTAAGGCTAAGACTAAGGAACTAATGTTTAATACTGAGTTTGTTCCAGCTGAGAATCTTGGAGTTAAACACGCTAATTGGGATAAGAAGGATGGATACTTTGTGCCTAGAGACTGCTATAATAGCTATTTCTATGCAGTAGAGGACACATCTTTGACTATCTTCGATAAGTTTAAACTTCATGGTAATGAGTATGTTAAGTACTTAGATGGAGGAAGTGCATTGCACATGAATCTTGAAGAGCACCTTACTAAAGACCAATATAGAAACCTATTAAAGGTTGCAGCTACTAATGGTACTAACTATTTTACCTTTAATATCCCAAACACTATCTGTAATGATTGTGGACATATTGATAAGAGATACTTGCATGAGTGTCCTAAATGTGGAAGCAAGAATATAGATTATGCTACAAGAATCATTGGATATTTAAAGAGAGTTAGTAACTTTAGTGAAGCTAGACAGAAAGAGGCTAGTAAACGTTATTACTATAAACAATAAAAATTATGGTTCTATTTCAAATCATATTTATTGCTATCCTGCTCCTAGAAATAGGGGTAGGACTGGCAGTAAAGTACAATTACAACGGTTTCCAAGATAAGTTAGTATCTCTACTTATAAGAATGGACCTTGAGTATTATATCAGATACCAGTTCCCAGATAAGTGGGTTCTTCAGATGGTATTTCTATTAATATTATTCTTACTGTGTATATGACAGGTGTAGATGAGTATGGTTGGGTGTGTGACGTAGAACTAGCCAAGAGAATTATATTAGCGCATTTTAGTACCACTAAATATTATGGGGCATCAGTCTATGGGGATAAATCTATGGACGAGTGGCTAGATAAGGTTAGCAATGACCTGCAAGAGTTTAGTGATGGATTCTCTATTGCACGAGATGGGGGATTCTTCTTGGGAGGTCCAGATGGCTGGTCTGGCTTTATTATCTGTACACTAGATGCCTGGATAGAGGAATCGGGTGATATTAGTTGCGAAGAAGCTAATGAGGACATCTTGTCAGTAGTTGAAGTAGATGGTAAGCCAGTTGTATTCCTTTTACATGAATCGGATTAATATGCTGAAGTATGTTAGTTATGATATAGTCTTCCAGGAGGTCCCAAATGAAACTACACTCGCCATTAATATCTCAAACTGTCCTTGCCATTGTAAGGGGTGTCATAGTTCTTACTTGGCAGGAGATATTGGAGAATTTCTTGACCTCAATACTCTAATGCGATTAATAGATAAGAATGAGGGCATCACTTGTGTTGCCTTTATGGGTGGGGATTCAGACCCATCGTCTGTTAATATGTTAGCTGGTATTCTTAGAACAGGTGGTTTATTAACTGCTTGGTATAGTGGTAGGCAAGAATTACCTAGTTGTATCGATATTAGAAACTTTAACTATATTAAGTTAGGTCCTTATATTGAGGAACTGGGTGGTTTAAAAAGTCCAAATACCAACCAACGATTCTATGAAGTTCAAATGAGTAGAGAATTGGATGAGAATGGTGACCCAATCTATGGTTTGATGGACATCACAAGTACATTCTGGAAATGAACATCAAGTTGCCCTTTAGTGGGTATTCGTCAAGGAGGATAGGAGAACCTAAGAAACCTCGCATTACTCTGGCGGAAGAGCAAGTAAAGGCTCTTGAAAGAATGAAAGACTTTTTGAATACAGAGGAACCAGTACTGGTATTACAAGGATATGCTGGTACTGGTAAAACCTCTATTCTGAATGAGTATATTCAATTCTTAAGGTCTACTAGAGAGGACTTTATATTATGTGCTCCTACTCATAAAGCTAAGCTAGTAGTGGAGGAGGTTACTGGTGAAGATGCAATGACTGTTCATAAGTTGTTGTCTCTTGCTCCTAATATAGAGATATTTGAATTAGACTATAAAGATTTAAAATTCCAATGCAATGGGTTTGGTGAGATACCTGATAATGGTATTGTGATTATAGATGAAGCATCTATGATTAACGATGAAATATACAAGTTACTACTTGATATGTGTAATCAATATGGAACTAAACTACTATTCATTGGAGATAAGGCTCAAATACAGCCTGTGTGTAGTAAGAGTACGAGTTTAGTATTTAACTGTCCTAACATTATTACACTAACTCAAATACATAGACAAGCTGATACTAATGGATTGTTGCCATTATTATCTAAGCTAAGAGAAAGACCCATGAGAAGATTCGAACCTATCGAAGCTCCAGAAGGGTCTTTAATTATATGTGGCCAAGCCAAGGATTTTATGGTTAGGAGTGCAGGCTTCTTTAGACAAGCTATCAAAAAGCAGGACGTAAATGAAGTCAAACTTATAGCATATACTAATGCTAGAGTACAGGGATTTAATCAATGTATGAGAAAGCTACTTTGGGAAGACAATGTAGCTAATGAATATAATCAATTTGAGTTTTTAACTGGCTATGAGAACTTCGAGTATAATGGCACTCAGTTTTATAATTCTTTGGATTATATAATAGTAGATGCTCCTAAGAGAGTAGAGAGACATATTCCACATTTTATGAAGATGCCTGGATATGAGCTGGAGCTATTTGATACAGTATATAAGAAATTATTAACTGTATTTATATTAGAACGAGACATCAATAAAGACTATATAGATAGCCTTGCTGCTACAATAGAGAATTATAGAATATCTGCTATTGAAGCTAAGAGGAATGGTAACCGTACAAGGTCCACATTCTTATGGAAGAAGTACTTTGAAATGATTAAGAGCTTTGCAACTCCTAAAGATATAATGTGGGATAATAGGGTTATTAAAAAGAAGACATTTGATTATGGGTATGCATCAACTATTCATAAGATTCAAGGAAGCTCTCTTGGAACAGTGTTCATTGATATGGCAAACGTTCTTATTTGTAAGAATGTTGACGAGATTAGGCAGATGCAATACGTATCGTTGTCAAGAACTAAAACAGATGCTTATATATTGGTATAATCCGACTAAACATGACTGTAAAGATAGTTTATAGTGAAACTTGCTTACCTCTTAAGAATAAGGTGGTAGCTTACATCTGGGAGAAATTCCCTAAGATTGAAGTTGAAACTTACGATGAATTACACTATAAAGATAAGAAGAAAGCCATTATGATTAAAGCATCATGTGGTACTAGACTAGTTCCTTTCGTTGCTGTTTATGATAATAACAAAGAACTGGTTAAAGCCTTCTATTCTGAAGTAGGTGATTGTACAGCGGATAACATTATTAAATATTTGAATGAGGTTCAGTGAAGCAATAATGTGGGGAGATAGCCTTATAAGGGCTACTCTCAAACACAGAGAAGCAAGTCTTAAAGACTTTGTAAAGGTTGGAGGTAATCCAGAACTTTATAGAGCTATCCAAGATTCTAAAGTTGGCTATATTAAGATTACTAAGGTGTCTAGCAATGGAGGGTATTTATCCACAGGTGAATCTGAGGAAGGTATTACAGCTGCATTTGGAGAGGGTCTTAGCCTTTATATAGCTGATGTAGAACAGTGGTATAGAACATCTGTTATCCAGAAGATTTACTGGGATAAAGGTGAATTTACCACTCTTAATTCAAGATACAAGTTCGAATTTGAAGAGATTGACTATCGTCCTATTCCTGAAGAATTAAAGAATGAAAGTACAAGTAATAAATAAATCTCAATGGGAACTTCCCAAGTATGAAACTTTATTCTCCGCTGGCATGGATGTTAGAGGAGACTTTAGTAGAATTAAACTAGTTAATAATAAGCCTGAGAAGTTCTTCTTTGATGCTGATGTTGTATCTATTGGATTAGTAGAGAATCCAGATGGATGTAATGTGGTAGATAAGGCAGGCAATGACTTAGGTTATAAGATTCCAACTATTCCAGTAGCTAAAACTATTGAAATTAAACCTGGAGGTAGATGTCTAATTCCTACTGGTCTATTTGTAGCTATTCCACAAGGATATGAGCTGCAATGTAGAATGAGGAGTGGGTTGGCATTAAAGATGGGACTTACTCTTACTAATGGAGTTGGCACTATTGATGCTGATTACAGAGGTGAGATTGGAATCATCTTGACTAATACTTCTAATGTACCTGTTCGTATTAATGATGGTGAGAGACTAATGCAATTAGTACTTGCTAAGCATGAAGTAGCTGAATGGGAAGAGGTAGAGGTACTTCCTGAAACAGATAGAGGTGAAGGTGGATTCGGTCATACTGGTAAATAATGGGAACAACAGACCCTATCATAGGTTATAGTCAAAAAATCACAGAGCTAACATCTAAGATTAAGCAATGTGATGATGACGTAGAGGATGCTTATGCTGTAATAGAGAATCTAAAGCAACGTAAAGCAGACCTTACTAAGGAGAGAGATACTATTATTACTGTTCTTAAAGAGTTCTTAGCTCAGCCATTATCTGTGGCAGACTTAGACGATGATATGTAATGATTGATAAACAAGAAGTACTACTTCGTTTAGCTTGTTCTGCCTTACAGGGTGGAATGGATGCTGACGAAGTAATCGAGGAATTAGACCAAGAAGGAACTCTTTGGTATATTGCTCAAACTATATACCCACAGAGCTTCCATATTGACGATGATTCAGATTATGATGTATCAACTACTAAGACTTATTAATGGATATTCTAGTTAGTAAAGACAATAAGGGTAAAATCAGAGTTGTTGAGATTGACTATGAATGGGACGATTCAAGAAGGGGCTTCGTAATAAGAAGACATACTTACCAATATGCTGGTAAGGTATCAGTTCAGCCAGAAATTTGGATATTTACTGGCAAAGCTAAGAGAACTGTTACTGAACAAGTAAAGTTGGAATATGCTTCCCATTTAAAGAAGTATCAAGATAAAGGTTATAAGCTGTTACCTTCTAACATTAGTATTGATGATAGCAAGGCAGTGGCTGAGTTCGTCCAAGAGCAAATGGGCGAAGGTGTTTCTGATTCTAACGGATTTAAGAAACATATGTTAGCTAAACAAGCTGACAAAGTAGCAACCAGTGTATTTGACAAGATTAAATACTGGTGGGGAAGTAGGAAGATAGATGGAGTTAGATGTTCCTTCTATTATAAAGACGGAGAAGTCAGAACCGCCTCTAGAGGTGGTGGTGATTATGATGCTTCTACTTCCTTTATGCGGCACAATCCCAAACTAATTCAATTCTTTGAAGACCATCCTGATATTGTTTTAGACGGTGAACTATATGAACATGGTAAATCTCTACAACAAATCAGTGGTGCTGCAAGATTGGAGAAGGATACAGCTGGAATGGATTGGCTTGAATATTATATCTATGATGTAATGGATAGTTCTAAGACATTTGAAGAAAGACTGGAGACTCTTCACGATATTGCTAATGAGTTAGGACTGAGCTTCAATCCTGAAAGGACTTGGGCTGAAGGTGACTTAAAGTTCCAAATGGTTCCACAAGAGAAGGTTGTGGGTTGGGCGAATATACAAAAACTACATGACAAGTATGTAGGTGAAGGCTTTGAAGGTATAGTTATTCGTGACCCATCTAAAGTATATAACTTTGGTGGAAGAACTAATGCTATGATTAAAGTCAAAATGTATAAAGATGCTGAATTTAAAATTGTTGGTTATGAAGATGGTCTACGTCCAGAAGACATGGTATTTGTATGTGAGACTGAATTAGGTATTAAGTTTGAAGCTAAACCTATGGGTCCACGTGAATTAAAGTGGGAATACCTTGACAGAATGGATGAAATCATTGGTAAGATGGCTACTGTAAAGTATTTCTATCTTAGTGATGAAGGATGTCCTCTACAACCAGTTCTAAAATGTATTAGGGATTATGAGTAACTATAAAGTACCGTATCGTTATGACGTTCATTGGGGATACATTAACGAGAATATTGAGCTTAATCCTAGAGATTATCTCGATTGCAATGATGAGTGTGACCTAAACGATTCAGTTTATGATGATATATGGGATAGCTTCAGTGTCGGAGACTTAGAGATAGACCAGGCAGAAATGGACTTTAGTCTGCCTAAAGAATTTATTGATGAGTGGAGGAGACTTAAAGGCTATGAAGTATGATACTCCTAGTAAGGTTAGAATAGCTAATCACTGGTATAAAGTAATACTATGCGATTTTATAGATAATGGAGATACTTTTGGTTCTCATTGCAATTTAAAGCTCGAAATCAAAGTAGCAGAATGTATGAAGACTGATGAAGGAGAGGTAATTAATCTTACAGAAGAGCAGATTAAGAACTCATTCTGGCATGAGGTATTCCATGCATTTAACTATTACTATAACAATAAGCAAGATGAGTCGTTAGCACAAACATTCGCCAACTTTATGCGTGAATTTGAACTTACACGAGAATGAATTATATTGTAGTTTTTAGGAGAAGAGGGATTTTAACGTCCCTCTTCTTTGCTTATAGAGACGAATCTGATATAGTCTTTAAAGATGATACATTGATTCGTAATATAGATGATGTTATTAAAGTGATGGATGAATATTTCTCTCCTGATGATAGTTTGTATGTAATAAGGGAAACCTTCTTAGATTCCAATGCATTTAGAGAGGATAATGAAGCTATTACTGAACATTTAAGAAAGTTCTTGCATTGAAAAAAGTAACATTCCTTAAATTGTTAAACCTTATATCAAATGTAGGTAAGGATACAGAGAAGTTAGAAGAACTTGGTATTGATGTATGTGAGAGTACATTGGTCAATGGTATGTGCGAGTTATTTGATGCTGTTATGGAAGATGCTTATGGTCAAGAGGGACTTGAATGGGTTCAATGGTGGGTTTATGAGAAGTCTCGCAATCCAGAACTCAAAGCATTTGAAACTAATGAGCATGGAGAAGAAGTTGAAATAATTCGCAGTGTCGATGAGTTGTATGAATATCTTGAAGAACATCATAGCTGAGACTGTGCTTAGTACAACTAAGTTTCACTTTATAAATTAAAAGGTAACAATGGAAGTAAAACAGTTTGATTTTGGAGAGGCTTTGTCCTTTCTAAAGAGTGGTCTCAAAGTGACTAATCCTAGAGGTAATGTCTTCTTTATGGAGAATAACAAGGTATATTGCATCCCTAAAGCTCAGTACCCCAAGGGTAGAAGAGAGGAAGTAAAGCTCTATTGGGATGCTATTCTCCGAGAGGACTGGAGCCTATTTGAAGAGTAGTTACTTTATTTTATAGATTACCTAATACAAAGATTAATCGTATTGGTTTTCTAAATTTGCTTTAAATGCAATTAACTCAATCACCAAAATTTAACAGAAATTATGCTGCGAAGACTGTAGAGATTAAGGATTTTATTAATCATCCTAATCCGAAGTGTGAGAGATTAAAATGTTGTACAATTGATGGTTACTCTATTGCAGTAGGTATTGATACCAACCCTGGTACATATATTTACTTCCCTATAGAGTGTGCTATTGATGAGAAGTTCTTATCTGCCAACAATCTCTTTAGAGATAAGATGAAGAATGTAGACAAGGAACAGGCTGGATTCTTTGAAGATAACTGTAGGGTGAAGATTATCAAACTACAAGGCTATCCTTCTGAAGGATTCATTACTCCTATTACATATCTATACAACTGGCTTACTTTAATAGGTAAGAAGGAAGAGATTGTACATAAGGTTGCTCCTGGTACTGAGTTTGACTCTGTAGATGGAGAAATCCTATGTAGGAAATATGTTCCTAAGACTACTTATACTCCTGGTCAGCCGAGGGTTGGAGGTAAGATAACAAGGAATTTAAAGAAGGTGAAGAAGGTGAAGAAGGTAATTGACACCCAATTTAGGTTCCACTATGATACTACTCTTATTAAGAAGTGTCCATCAGTTATTCATCCTAATGACATTATAAGTATTACTGCTAAGGTTCATGGAACTTCTGGTATATCTGCTTATGTATTATGTGAACAGAAATTGACTTGGAGACAGAAGATAGCTAAATGGCTAACTAAGGAGAATATTACTAAATATGACTACTTATGGTCTTCTCGTTCTGTAGTTAAGAATCCGTATTACAATGAAACTACTAATGGTGGTTTCTATGGAGTAGATGTATGGAAGTATGCTGATGATGTGGTTAGACCTCATTTACAGAAGGGTATGACAGCTTATTATGAAATAGTAGGCTATCTTCCTAATGGTGGTGCAATTCAGAAGTTAGGTGGTAAAGCATTTGACTATGGGTTTGAACCTCCTAAGAGTGCTGAGGAATATAAGTATGGTGAGAACTTTGGAATACAAGTTTATCGTGTTACTTATACTAACCCTGATGGACGTGTATATGAGTTTAGTGCTCGTCAAGTACAACAATGGTGTATTAAAGAGGGCTTAAAGCCTGTAGAAGAATATTACTATGGCTATGCTAAAGACTTATATCCAGAACTGTCTCTGACAGAACACTGGAATGAGAACTTCATTCAGAAGTTAGCTAGTGATAAGAATTTCTTCATGGAGTGTGAATCTCCGACTTGTAATAACAAAGTTCCTCATGAGGGAGTTGTTATTAAGATTGAAAACTCTCTATCTGAAGCATATAAGCTGAAGTGTATTAAATTCTTGGAAGGAGAATCTAAATCACTGGATAAGGGTGAAGTTGACATTGAAACTGAATCATAAGGTGAAATTTAAACTTGAATATGTAATGGAAGTGGATGATTTGGAATTGCTTGAGTTAGTCAATGACTATCAAGAGCGTTCTGATGAACCCACTTTCAATACATTAGACGACATTTCAGAGGCTTTAATAATTGAAGCCTTAGATGAAGCTAATTATATAGAAGATGAGATTAACGACTATATGATGATTGAAGACATTAAAATTTCTAAATTATGAAGAGGTTTCTAATTCATGTTTCTACATATTGGTGTGGAATGGATAATACATTCAGAGCAGTTGCTGAGTCAGAGACAGAGTTATGGGATTTAGCTGAACAATTAGCTTATGACAACTTTCAGAGTTACGGCTGTGAGAGTGACATAGCTGAGGAAGAAGGCTATGACCCTGATGAAATGACTGATGAGGACTGGGATAGATTATGGGAGACAGTAGATGAAACTGCCTACTATGACTTTACTATAGAAGAATGTGAAGATGATGAGGAATGGAATGAGTACAGTGGAGAAATCTATGGGAAGGACAGTTGATATAACTACTCTTCCTAACCATATCAACAATAAACACGTCCATATCTATAGATGGCTAGATGGTTGTGGCTGGACTATCGAATGTGGTAATATCCACATTGAATCTAGTAATATTGAAGATGCTATTATGGACTTCCTTAAATTTACTAGTGAGCTAGACATAGTACATGAGCATAGAGGGTATGGACTAGTAGGAAAGGTGGGAGTATTCCGCAAAACTATTGATAATCATGGGTATTTCTATTGAAATGTTTAAGTTCTACGAAGTAGGTGGTAAGATTAGAGATGAACTCTTAGGTCTTACTAATAAGGATGTTGATTACGTAGCTGTGCCCACTGAGGAGTGTTATAGTAGTATTCATCCTTGTGAGTCTCAACCCTCTCCTGCTAGATTAGTATTTCAAGCGTTAAAGAGCTATTTAGAAGAACAGAAGTTTGAAATCTTCTTAGTAACTCCAGATTGTTATACAATCCGAGCTAGGTTTCCAGAAGGTTACAAATACAAAGGAGTAGCTGATTTTGTAATGGCTCGTAAGGAAGTGGGTTATATTCCAGGCACTAGAACTCCAATAGTAAAACCAGGAAATCTCTATGATGATTTATCACGTAGGGACTTTACTGTTAATGCTTTGGCTAAAGACCCAGACACTGGTGAAATCATTGATTACTTTGGTGGTAAGAATGATTTAAAGGATAAACTCCTTAGAACACCTCTTGACCCTATAGTAACATTCGATGATGACCCATTAAGGATTCTTAGAGCTATACGATTCTCAATCACTAAAGGGCTTTCTATTGAGGGCTTTACTTGGGAGGCAATAGTACATTACAACTATAATGCCAAAATGCCAGTAGTATCCGAAGAGAGGATTCGTGAGGAATTAGCTAAGTGCCTAAAATATGACACTGTTGGAACTCTCGAATACCTTTATGAACTCCCAGAGTTATCAGATTACATCTTTACTCACACTAATCTATGGTTGAAACCAACTAACGAGAAGTAATGGAAACTAAGAAGCTAATTATTTGTAGAGGTATACAAGGTTCAGGTAAATCTACTTGGGCTAAACAATGGTGTCATGAAGACCCAGAGAATAGAATTAGATTCAACAACGATGATGTTCGTAATATGTTAGGTGACTATTGGGTTCCTAACAGAGAGAAGGTTGTTACTGCAACATATAACACTGTACTAGCTTATAGTATGGAGAAGGGTTATGATATTGTAGTAGACAACATGAACCTAAATCCAAAGACCTGCGCAGAATTGGAGAAAATGGTTAAAGATTTTAACGAGAATTATACTTATGATTGGAAGTATGAGGTTGAATATAAAGACTTCTTTATTCCAGTTGATGAGTGTATTCGTCGTGATGCAATGAGACCTAATCCCATTGGTGAGAAGGTTATCAAAGCAACTTGGAGAAGATATAGAGATTTTATCATCCAAGAAGACATTAACAATATGCTAAAGAGAGCACCTAAACACGTAGACGGAGGACGTCCTGTTATATTAGTTGATATGGATGCTACTTTATGCCTAAATACGTCAGGTAGACCTTACTTTGGGGAGGGTGCAGCTGAGGGCATGTTAAATGATATAGCCATAGAAGGAACTTGTGCCCTTGTTAGGCGTATGTATGAGAAGTGTAAAGTCTTTATCATTACTGGTAGAGAGGGTACTCCAGAGATTATAGAAGCTACTAAGGAATGGTTAGCTAGACATGATATTGCCGTAGATGGATTATTCTTCAGACCAATTAAGGACTACAGTCCTGGAGCTGATTGTAAGAAGAAAATCTATAAGGATAATATTGAAGGTAAGTATAATGTTCAATTCGTTCTTGAAGACAATTATAAATGTGTCAAGATGTGGAGAGAACAAGGCTTACTATGTCTACAACCTAATGAAGGTAAATTCTAATGGCAATATTAGTAGGACAACTAATTGAAATCCTAAAACAGTTTGACCAGGATAGGGAAGTTATGATTCATACTCTAAGTGGTCAAAATGCCGAAGTTAAAGGATTCTTCCCTAAAGATGATGAGTATTTCTATTTAACTGACTTGGACGTAGTTCCAAGAGACTAGCTTATGGATGATATTAAGAAGAGGTTTCTAACCAATACTGATGAAACTGGAAGGTTCATTGTCAAATCTTTAACTACTGGTAAGACATATTATGTTGAGCCAATAGGTAATGGGCATCCAGCAGATTGGGGAGATATTAATCCCGCAACTAAGAAGATTGAAGGAGATTATGGTCAGAAGTATACTGGCTGTGTATCTGAGAAGGATTCTTTGATAACTCCAGAGAATGGATTCAAAATTATTGAAACTCTTGAAGCTGGCGTTAGCCCACTTAGTGTAGTATATCAAAGAGATTTGGAATATGAGAAACTAATGAATAAGGCAAATGAAATTCAAGGGTGATATTATCATAACAGACCCATGTTATATAATCAAGCACGAAGATGATTATGCGAAGGAGTTGGGACTAACCCTTCCAAAATATCCTAAATATACTGGAGATATGGAAGCTTATGATAAAGCAATGAGGGAGTATCGCTCTTTTGCAGATAAGTACGATGATTGGAAGAAGTGTGACTACGGTGATAATATGGAAGTACTAGGCTTTAGTAATTATATCTCTGAATCTACTATCTATGGTGATTGGAGTTGCACTACTTGGTCTACTCCTCGTAAAGATGTAGCTGCACAGTTGGAAGAGCTTTGCAAACTTCAAAGGAAACAATATGAATTAAGAAAACAGTATGGTGAGGACTCTGTTCAAAGTAAAATCTACGATGATAAGATGTTCAGTGCTACTGTTGATTTAAAGAATATTGGAGGTTTTTGTGCAGATGCTGGTATGGTTGCCGTATTCTTATTGGATGAGGTATTAAAGTACAATCCGAACTTTGATTATCATATCAATAGACTATGGACAACTACACTGATTAAGGACTTTGATGGTGAAGTAGAATACTATATTGATGATACTGAGGGAGAAGCCCACATCATTGGTACTGGTAATGTAAACTTCTTTACTACGCAAACTGGATTCTGATTATGGAATTTCAATTGTATGAGGATGTAAGGGTAGCTACTTGGCGTAGGTATACCTATGACGTAGAAGCTGAAACATTAGAGGAAGCTGTAAAGTTGGTTAAGGATGGAGACGTGGATTGTACCGACATGGAAGAGTTCTACGAGGACGATGATTATATGAGTCCACAGGAGAATGGAGGTCGTGCCACACATGAAATCTACTCAGCTAAAGATGATGTATTACTATATTCAAATAAAGATAATGTATAAGTTTAATGGAGGAAATGGTGCTGTAGTCTGTGATGGCTGCAGTGTCATTATGGAGCAGAATATTCCATTCGATAAGTACCGTAAGGAACATAGTGGTTATGACTTCTGTGAACAATGCCTAAGTGGTCTTACAATAGTTGATAACTTTGACCAGATAGAGAATATCTTGGAGTTTAATAACCAAGATGAGTTCTATTTCCTACAAATTATTCAACGTAAAAAGGATGGAAACATTACCCAAATAGGTAATAATGGTTACAGAACTGTTAAGACTTACTATATCTTTAGTAAGGAACAATTCTTAACCAAGAAGGAGAAGATTAAAGAGCTTTGTTTAAAGAACAATGCTAGAGCATATATCCACCTTAATAGGAGGAATGCAGAAGAGGTGGCTTTGGCTTCAATCCAACAATATGCTAAACTAGTCTCAGAAGGTAACTCATATCAGGGTTATAGAGTATGGGATAGTGCTTGTGGTGGAACTAGAGCTAGAGGATACAAACCATTGTGGGTAGTTGATGTAGACTCTAAAGACCCTGAATATCTAAAGACAGTTACCGAGATTGTTAATAGCTGTAGAGGTGTTTCTGAACAGAAGGTTGTACATACAATACCTACACTACATGGCTATCATCTTATAACTATAGGATTCGATGTTCAACAATTCCAGCAACAGTTGGCGGTTAGGAACATGGATTCTATTGATATACAGAAGGATAATCCAACTCTACTGTATTATGCAACTGTTTAAGGCTTAGAAATAAGTACTGTATTAGATTACTCGTTAGGATTTATAAAAGCAAAACACAATGAGTAATTTACCGTTAGGGGCTGAGAATGACCCTTATGCTCCTTATAACGTTAAGGAAGAAACGTTTAAATTTGATTTAGGTGTTAAGGGTATTGCATGGTATGAATACTATGGATTCCTAGACACAGATGAAGCTAGGGAAGATATTAAACAACGTCTTGTTGCAGCTTTATCACAGCTTGGAGATATTGATATTAGTGATGTAGACATATCTATATATTAATGATATATTTAGTAACCAAGCAACAGTCTCTTTGGGCATCTGATAGGTACAAAGTCATCAGTGCAGAAGAGGCTTTAGAATTATTAGCACCTCTCAGTGTAGTAGAGCTGGATACTGAAACTATGGGTTTAGACCCGTATACTAAGGAACTATTAACTGTTCAACTTGGTTGTGCAGAATTTCAAGTAGTTATTGACTGTACATCTGTGGATATACACCTGTTTAAGGAGTATATGGAAAATCCTCAAAGAATGTTCTTAGGTTGGAATATCAAGTTTGACTTGAAGTTCCTATATCACCAGAGGATTATTCCATTAAGGGTTTATGATGGCTATCTAGCTGAGAAACTACTATGGTTAGGCTATCCAGCAGGTATGCATGAGATGAGCTTGAAAGCTGCTAGTATCAATTATCTAGGAGTAGATATGGATAAGTCTGTACGAGGTAAGATTATACAGACTGGATTAACAGAAGATGTTATCGTGTATGCTGCAGGGGATGTCTCTTATCTGGGTAAGATTAGGGATAAACAACTTGAACAACTTGAAGCTAAGGGCTTGTTAAAGGCTATTGACTTTGAGAATGAGTTTGTTAAATGCTTAGCATATATAGAATATTGTGGGGCTAAGTTAGACGTCGATAAGTGGAAAATCAAAATGACTACTGACCTCAACAACCTTGAAAGATATGAAGCAGAGCTAAATGATTGGGTAGAACGTTATTGTACTGAGTACAGTGACAAGGGTTATACCATCAATCAGGTTATTTATGTTAACACGCCAGAGGAAAAATCACAACTTCCTCTTAACACTGTTAGAGCACCAGAGTTTGATTCAACTGGAGCAGGAACTAACACTGAGGCATATGTTGTAAAGAAACCTGGTGATTATTGTTCTGTTAATATGCAGGGTGATTTGTTTAGTGGATTTGATACTAAACCGAGATGTCATGTAAACTGGACTAGCTCCCAGCAAGTAATCCCATTATTTGAAGAATTGGGGTTGAACCTCAGAGTATTGGATAAGAAGACCAAGCATTATAAGAAGTCTGTGGATATTAAAGTGGTAGAACCACAGGCATCTAAGAGTCCTTTGATTCCAATATATATAAAGTATAAGAAAGCTGCAATCATTGTTAATACCTTTGGGCAGAAGTTCTTAAACTTGATAAATCCCATAACTGGTAGAATCCATGCCAATTTTAACCAGTTAGGAACGGATACTGGAAGGTTAAGTTCAACAGAACCTAATCTACAGAATTTACCACATGATGCTCAAACTAGAGCTTGCTTCGTATCAGATAAAGGTAATAGATGGATTTCTGCTGACTATAGTGGTCAAGAGTCTTATCTAATGGCATCTATGGCTAACGACGAAGCTATGTTGGACGAACTTACTAATGGTAGTGGTGACTTGCATAGTCTAACCGCCAAGATGGTATTCCAACAAATTCCAAGAGACATGCCTCTAAAGGATATTAAGAAGAACTTTAAAGACCTAAGGCAAGAAGCTAAAGGTTATGAGTTCTGTTTCAATTATGGTGGTCAAGATAGTACCCTAATAAGGAATTATGGTCTTGATGCTAAAAGGGCTAAGGAAATCTATGAGAACTATATGTCTGGTTTTGCTGGACTGAAGAGGTATCAAGACTTCCGAAGAGTAGATGTAATGCGTAAAGGTTATATCTTATTAAGTAAGATTACTGGACATAAGGCATATATCTATGATTATGATGAACTTAAAAGGCAGATGGATAAGCAGGAAGACCCTGACTTCTGGGCATATTATAGAGAAATGAAGCAGGAAGACCCTGATTGTGACACTGTACAAGGTGTTAGACGTTTAGCAAGACGTAAGGCAGAGTCTGAGAAGCAATCTATTAATTATCCAATTCAGGCTGCTGGTGCATTGTGTTTTAAGTTAGCATCTATAAAGCTATTCAACTGGTTATTGAAGAATGGCTTATTATTTAAGGTTAAATATTGTATTCCAGTACATGATGAAATTAACCTTGAAGCTCCAGATGAAATTTCAGAAGAAGTTGCAGATATATTAGTTAAGTGCATGGTAAGTGCAGGTAAACCGTTCTGTACAAGAGCACATTTAGGTGCTGATGTAGAGATTGGGGACCATTGGATTCATTAATATGAGTAAATATTTAGACCTAAGTTCAGTAATTGATGTAGAACCTGAGGTATCTCATGTATTAAATCTTGTCGATAATGCTGACTGCATTATGGAAATTCATGAGTTTCTAGGAGGAGACACCATGAGAATCAATTATGAGGATAAGTATAATCCTTATATAAAGATTGAAACTCTTGAAGGTACTATGAAAGCCTCTGTAGGAGATTATATCATTAAGGGAGTGAATGGAGAGTTCTACCCTTGTAAGCCAGATATATTTGAGAAAACTTATGAAGAGGTAGCTGAATGAGACTGATAAAACCATCATTTGAAATACTAGAACAAAAGCCTGGATTAGATGGGCTGTTACAACATATAGAAAGATGTGGTAGGACTTGTTATAAGTCAGAAGATAAGATTACAGAGAAAAGTGCTCCTAAGTTCGTAGATATGCTTGTCAAACGTGGTCATACTGCAATGGTTGAGCATGGTACTGTATATCTCACCCTTGATATGAGTAGTAGGAATAAGTATTTTAAGTACTGTACTAACAAGTACTCTAATGCTATAAGTACTGGAGAAGCTGAAGCTGGAACCTGGGTTGGTTATGTAACAACTAACTACAGAGTACTATTGCAGGAGGGTTGGCTCAGTGATTTAGAGCACATAACAGAACCTACTAAGCATATCCGCAGAATAACTGTTAAGTTTGTATGTGATAGGGGAGTTAGCCATGAGTTTGTAAGGCATAGAGTATTCTCATTTGCTCAGGAAAGTACTAGGTATTGTAACTATAGTAAGGATAAGTTTGGTAAGGAATGTACATTTATTATTCCTTGTTGGCTTGATATTCCAGAAGGAGAAGCATGGTTCCATGACGGTATAAATTATAGAGTTGGGGCTAATGAAGAGGATATATTTGGGGAGTCTGTAAATCCTAGAGCTTGGACAAGAAATAGTAGCTGGAAGGAGATTGATACATATCTCATGGTTCTAGAAACTGCTGAAGAGAGATATTTTGACTTGTTAAGTCAAGGTTGGATTGCACAACAAGCTAGAGCAGTTCTTCCCAACAGTCTAAAGACTGAGTTAATTATGACTGGTACTATAGCACAATGGGAGGGATTCTTTAAGCTAAGAGATGCCAATGATGCACATCCTCAAGCAAGAGAGTTGGCTGCACCACTACATGAGGAATTTATCAGAAGAGGTTTATTGCAATGAAAGCAGAGGAGTACTTTGGAGATTGGATTGATGTTATTGATAAGCAAGAACTACGCAAGGTAGTAACTTGGATTAATAAGACTAATTCAGCTACTCTATGTCCTTCTCCTAAGAACATATTCAGAGCATTTAGGGCTTGTCCATATGAAGACTGTAAGGTAGTTTTCTTAGGGCAAGACCCTTACCCACAGAAGGGAGTAGCTACTGGAATATTATTCGGTAACTCCGAAGATGCTCCAGAGGATAGGTTATCTCCTTCGCTTCAAATAGTTAAAGAGGCGGCTATTAATTATGAAATTCCCCATAACCGAATAGAGTTTGACAATACGTTAGAGTCTTGGGCTAAACAGGGAATATTAATGATTAATACTGCCCTTACTTGTGAAGTAGGAAGAGTTGGGTCACACTTTGAATTATGGAAGCCGTTTGTATCTAAACTAATTCACAATCTTAGTTATAAGAACAATGGTATAGTTTATGTCCTGTTTGGTAGTCAAGCACAGCTATTTAAGAATGATATAGTAGATAGTTTAAAGACTATTGAAGTATATCACCCTGCGTATTTCTCTAGAAAGGGCACTAAGATGTCCTCTAGTGTATTTACTGATATTAATGAGGTATTAAAGAAGCAGTATAACTATCAAATAGAATTTTATAAGGAGACGGAATATGGAGTTTGTTGAGAGGAAGTCAGTCAATGACAAATTAAGGAAGTATGACCATTTAGCTAAGGATGATGACTTTATAGAAGTTACTGAATGGGCTAATGGTGAAGGTTGGGATGTTACTATTAATGAGAAGCAACTACTCCTAACTAGAGGACAGCTAGATGCTATTGAATACCTAACTATGAGTTTGGACTATAAAAGCTAAATTATGTATCTAAACATTAAAATAAAGGAAGATTTCAGAACCTTGAAGAAGGATACTGAATATAAATTTGACTTTACCAATCGGGATAGATACTTAATGGTTGGTCCAAATGGGTGTGGTAAATCTACGCTTATCAACATCCTACGTAGCTTCCAATGTGATAATGCCGGCGACAGTCCACGTGGTAGTTATCAGGATAAGCTTGGATATACAGAGATTAGTGGTATGAAGGATAAAGCAGAAATTGATACTGACTTTGAGAAGTTTTACTTTATTAGTTCTGAATTTGACGACCCATTATCATTGGATAATATGGCAACAGCAGAAGCTGCTATTAGGAATGGTGGATTCTATTGGAAACGTAAGTCTAATGGGGAACGTCAATTACAGAATCTAGGTAAGTGGGTTCAAGAGAATCAAGATAACTGGAACGAGAAGTGTTTATTGGTTCTTGATGAAGCTGATAAAGGCTTTGATTTAAAGTATCAAGTAGGGTTACATAATATGCTTGCCAATATTCCAGTTAAGAATAATGTAAAGTTTCTGGTTGTATCTCATACATTAATTCCGATATTACTGGAGGATGAAGTATATGCTTTTAAATATAGGGTAATGCTTAGTCCTTCCACGTATATAGGACTAGAAACTGGTTATGATATAAAAATTAGTAAAGATGAAAGAACAGAAGTTTGAATTTAATCCTGAGAAGACTTTCTTCACATCTGATACACATTTTGGTCATGCTAACATAATTAGATTATGTAATAGACCATTTAAAGATGTAGAGGAGATGAATGAAAAGTTGATTGAGAACTGGAATAAAGTAGTTCCAGAGGACGGTATAGTCTTCCACTTGGGAGATTTTGCCTTCGGTGGTAGTGCACTATGGAATAGCATTATCCCTCGTCTAAACGGACAAATCTACTTGATTATTGGTAATCATGATAGAAAGAATCTAAGACAAGGTTATATGCACCAATTTGCTACCGTAATACCTCAAATGCAAATTCAGATAGAGAAGAGAAGTATCTATTTGAATCATTATCCATTCTTGTGCTATGGCGGCTCTTATCGTAATGAAGAGGATGCTGTATGGCAGTTATTTGGTCATGTACACTCTGGACCTGCCAGTTCTGGTTTAGATTGTGATAGGTTAGTTCATCTATTTCCATATCAATATGATGTTGGTGTAGATAATAACAACTATACTCCAATCTCTTGGGAAGAGGTAAAGAAGAAGATTCAACACCAAATAGATAGTGGAGTAGAGAAATCTGTTAAGGAACACACAATTCCTGACGAAGTGTATAAACTATAATGACTAAAATAACTTTAGAAATTGATGGTAGGGTATTCTCTATGGAACTACCTTATAATGATGCAACAGAACTTATGAAGGGATTCTGTTCTTTAATGCAAGGTCAGACATTTCTCGCAGTGACGGTTAAAGATGCCTTGTATGAGGCTTATCAAGATTATAAGGAAGAATTACTGTTAGGAAGGGACGACATATGAGAATTTGTGTAACATCCGATTTACATGGCATTCTTCCTAAAATAGAAGAGCCATGTAATGTAGTATTGATATGTGGAGATATTATGCCATTACGTATGCAGAGAAACATTCCTCAGAGTGAGAAATGGTTAAAGACTACATTCGCTGAATGGGTTAATAATCTTCCATGTGAGTCTGTTATTATGGTGGGAGGTAATCACGATTTTGCCTTAGCCAATATGTATAGGAACCTTCCAAAGATTAATTCAATCCTGGTGAATCCAACTGGTGGTAAGCTTGAATTATTAGATAATGAGGAGACACTCATTATTGATGAGAATGGAAAGTGCTATACCGTATGGGGAACTCCATATTGTAAAATCTTTGGTAATTGGGCTTATATGTATGAGCCAGAAACTCTGATTAAAGCATATGAGTCTATGCCAGAGAAGTGTGATATTGTTATATCTCACGATGCTCCTAAGTTGTGTGGTCTTGGTGTTATTCATCAAAGATTTGACCAAGAGGATGCTGGTAATCCCTGGTTAGCTGATGAGATGCTTCGTAAACATCCTAGATATACATTCTGTGGGCATATCCATAGTGGTGAGCACAATCTGCAAACCCTTGATGATATGAAGATGGCTAATGTATCTTTGGTAGATGAGACTTATACAGAAACTTTTAAACCTTTATATCTCGATGTCGAATAAAGTTGTAGTAAATGGAGGGGTTGGATTTCCTGGATTGTTGTTTATAGTACTGTTAGTTTGTAAGCTATTTGGTGCTAATATAACATGGTTCTGGGTATTTGCCCCATTATGGATTCCGCTTGCATTAGTAGTGGGATTCTTTATTGTATCAATCATAATAGCAATATTTGTAGCATGGAAACGAAAACTACTTTAGTAGTTGTGGACTTCCAGTATGACTTCTGTCTACTGGGAGCACCACTCTACGTTCCAGGGTCTGATAAGGCTTTGTGGAACATCTCTCATTTAATTGAGAATAACAAGGTTAGTAGAGTGATATTTACTGCCGATTGGCATCCATCTAAACACATCTCTTTTAAGAAGAATGGTGGTACATGGAATGAACATTGTGTGCAGTTCTCTAAAGGTGCAGCTATACATGACTTATTATTGTATGGTTGTATTGGTGCTGGAATACCTTATGAGGTAATTACTAAGGGCACTCTCCATATTTCTGAAGAATACGGAGTAAAAGTTGCGCCAGCTAATGCTAAGGTTCCATACCATACTATTTATAGTTCTTCGGTAGGTGTAGATGTTCAGTCAGATGAGCAGGTAGTAATCTGTGGTTTGGCAGGAGATTACTGTGTACTGGAAACTTTAAAGAATCTAGCTCCTATTAGTCCTATGATATTCCTTGATGGTGTAGCTTCTCTTGATGGGGGAACTAAACTTAATGAATACGTAGAAAGTAACAGAGTTAGAGTATGGTTATAAAAATTATTATACTAGTGCTAATTCACCTATTAATAACAACAATAGCTATTCTTATGGGTAAGTACTTGCCTAATATGGTACACAAAGACAATGAGCGTGAGGTATTCTCATTTATTTATTCTTGTCTCCTTCCTATAATGAATATAGTTGTTGTTTGCATTGGTTTATGTGAATTAGTTGATGTAGTAATGTATAAAATTATAAAATATATAAAGAGATGGTTGTAAAATCTATTTTAGATACGGACTTGTATAAGTTTACAACTTCGTATGCTTACATGAAACTATTTCCTCATGCTCAAGGAACATTTGAGTTCTTTGATAGGGATAACACTCAGTACACTGAGGAGTTTGTAGAACAACTAAGAATGGAAGTTTCTAACTTCTGCTCTTTAAGACTGACTCACGATGAGCAGGATTATATGACGACACATTGTCGCTTTATTCCTCCAATGTATTGGGAATGGTTGAGTGGGGCTAAACTAAGCTCTGGCAAGGTTCAAATATGGTTGGATGAAGACAAGCATCTTCATATTAAAGCAACCGATTACCTTTACAGAGTTACTCTGTATGAAGTACCGATTTTGGCAATAGTATCGGAGCTTCGTAATAGAATGCTCAATAATACTATTAATATGACAGATGTTCTTATTAGACTAGAACCTAAAATAGTTCTATCTAATCAGAATCAAATGTTCTTCTCAGAATTTGGTACTCGTAGACGCTATTCATATAATGTTCAGGAAGCCATAGTAAAGAGCTTGAAAGATAGTGCAACATACTGTACTGGCACTTCTAACTGCTACTTAGCTATGAAGTATGATATGCCTATGATGGGAACTCATCCACATGAATGGTTCATGTTCCACGGTGCTATGTATGGCTATAAACAAGCTAACTATATGGCATTAGAAGATTGGGTTAATGTATATGATGGCGATTTAGGAATTGCATTAAGTGATACCTATACTTCTGCTGTATTCTTCAAGAATCTATCTCGCAAGCAGGCTAAGTTGTTTGATGGAATACGTCAGGATAGTGGTGATGAATTTAAGTTCGTTACTAATGCTATTGCTCGCTATAAAGAGTTAGGTATTGACCCAACTACTAAGACTATCATCTTTAGTAATGCTCTCACATTTGAGAAAGCTCTTGAAATCCGAGAATATTGTAGAGGACGCATCCGTTGTGCATTTGGCATTGGAACTAATCTTACTAATGATACTGGACATAAACCATCAAATATCGTTATGAAGCTTACTTCTTGCCAGATGAATAAGAACCAACCAGTATTTAACTGTGTTAAGTTGTCTGATGACTTAGGTAAACATACAGGTGAGGAATTTGAAGTAGAACACTGTATAAATGAATTGGGATTATAATGCGGGAATATTGGGAATATAAAGTAGTAAGAACCAGCAGTGATATGACTATTGAGGAACTCAATAGGCTTGGTATAGAAGAGGGCTGGGAGTTAGCTACGGTTGTATGGGTTCCAACTGCTAAATATGTCTGTGGAACTAAGATTGATGGTTATTCTATGATTTACTACTTTAAGAGACGACCTAAAGAAATAGTGGTATGAAAGAATTGAATTATGAAAAAGTCTTCCAGGTTCTTGTTGAGGAGACATCAAATTATGTACGCTCTAATCGCCTTCGTGCTATGGTGCTTGGGGTTAGTGGTGGTATTGATTCAACAATAGTTGCTGCAATCTGCCATGAAGTTAGTAAACTAACCAATGTTCCTCTAATAGGGAGAAGCCTTCCTATTAAGAATAAAAAGGATGAGTTCGATGTATCTAAGTTAGTGGGAGAAGCATTCTGTAATGACTTTAAAGTGTGGGAGCTGTCCCATGTATACAAAGCAGCCCTCCTCGAATGTTGTTTGGAGACTGGAGAAGCTAATGCATCAAATTCTTACTGGATAGATGAGTTGGAAGAAATGCCAAGCAGAACTCCTATTGCTAATGGAAACCTACAAGCTAGATGTCGTATGATGTACTTGTATGACCTTGCTGGCTTGAAACATGGCTTAGTAATGTCTACTGATAATCGAACTGAGTATCAGCTTGGATTCTGGACTATTCATGGTGATGTGGGTGACTTTGACCCTATTCAGGGTCTATGGAAGACAGAAGTATATGAATTAGCTGAATGGCTTGTAGACTTCTACTTCACAGATGGAGATGATGCTAGTAAGGCTGTAGCTATTAGAGAATCTATGAAGCTAACTCCAACTGATGGTCTTGGTATTAGTAATAGTGACCTAGAGCAAATAGGAGCTAAGAGCTATAATGATGTTGATAGGTTATTAAAGACTCTTGTTTGTAAAGCATCCCAAGAGAATAGTAGGCTACAAGATGAATTAACTGAGGAATTGGGACGTGATGTTGTTGGCAAAGTCCTTGAACGTCATATTAAATCCAAATTCAAGAGGTTATTGAGTCCCATTATAGTGCCAAGAGAGAAGTATGCTGGACTTTCTTGAACTAATTCTAGAATTAGTAAATGTAAAATCACGTAATGAGCTAGTTACTCTACTTATAATAGGTGGAGTACTAGCCATTATCTATTATTTATTTCTTGTATGAAGTTATATTATATATTTTTATTAGTTATGTTCTTCCTCTTTAGTGGGTGTGTTGAGCAGACTCCGAGAACTAAATCAGTTACTCCTGTGTCTGTTAGAGACACTACTAAGAAGAATGCGCATTGGTGGAACTCTAGTAACACATCTACCTATAAGAAGAGTAAATCCTCATATAGTCCATCTAAAAAGACTTATAAGAGGAGGTCTTCTTTTAAATCAAGAAGTAGGAGGCATAGAAGATGACAGGAGTATTCTTCGGGTCATTTGACCCACCACATATTGGTCATGTAAATATAGTTACAGCTGCTCTGAACTCTGGTAAAGTTGATAGAGTGATTGTAGTTCCAGCATATAAAAGTGTATGGAAGAACACCGAAACTAGGTGGGAGTATAGACTTACTATGGCTAAAGAAACATTTGACAACATTCCTGGAGTAGTTGTGGATGGTATAGAATATCGTATAGCCGATGGTAAACCTTTACCTACCTATAAGACCATAGAAGCATTAAAGGACATATATGGAGAGTTTACCATTATTACATCTGCTGAAACTTATAAGGAGATTCCAAGATGGCAGCATGGTGAAGAGATACTAAAGGATAACAAGTTCTTAGTAGTTGATGTAGCTCATTTTGACAGTGAGGATATATCCCGTAGTGAAGTTGATGTCATCTATGCTCCAGATATTACTATATGCTCTACGGCTATCAGGAAGTGGGTAGATGATGGTAAGATTATACTACCATTTGTAACAGATGAGGTTAATTCAATAATCAGAAAACTTGGGCTATATAAATGAATCAAATCTACGTTTCAGGTCCTTGGTCTTTTGCCTCCGGAGTACTTCAAGTAGTCAAGAGCATAAAGGCTAAATCAAAAGATAAGGTAGTTTATAGTGAGAAGGGAGGATTTACACTATCCGATGTTGGGAATGTATATCTAAAAGGAGAAGCGTTTGTAGACCCATTAGACTACCTTAATATTGAAGTACAACCAACAAGTTACTTTTATTAATATGAAGAATTTTCCATTATTAGACGAGAATGGCAAGGAATGGTGGATTAGCCGTTCTATTGCAGTAACAGGATGTATATTTACATTCTTAAATGGCAAGTGGTGTGTATTAGCCAATAAGAGAGGTGAAGGTACGCCAGACTTCCAAGGAATGTGGAATATGCCATGTGGTTACTTAGACTTCGATGAAACTACAGCCCAGGCAGTAATCAGAGAAGTTTATGAGGAAACTGGAGTTAGAGTCAATCCTGACTTTCTTCATTTCTGGTGTTTCAATGATTCTCCAACTCAAAACAGGCAGAATGTATCATTTAGGTATTATGCCTTAGTCGATGCACAGCCTGGAAATATTAGTGTTGGAACTGGTAATGACAGAGGTGGAGAAGAGGATGAAGTGGAAGCTATAGGATGGATTCCAGTAGATACCGTTGATAATTACAAGTGGGCATTTGGTCACGATGAAATTATCAAGGACTTTGTGAAATGGATGCACTTAGAAGATGATGATTGAGATGATATTGACTTAGACCCAGTATGATTTACTTTATAAGTGGACATAGAGACCTAACATGGGAGGAGTTTGCCAAATGGTATGCTCCTGCCATTAGTAGAACACTTGGTACTGACAATGGAGCAACATTTGTAGTAGCAGAATGTGAAGGTGCTGACAGAATGGCTCAGGATTATTTACTAGCCTGCGGCGTTGCTCCTATAGGCATTACTGTATATCATATGCTAAAGTCACCTAGATATTTAGCTAATAAGAGTATGCGTACAGTAGGTGGCTTTACATCTGACTTACAAAGGGATGAAGCTATGACTAAGAACTCTGACTATGACATTGCTTTTATTCGTAAGGGTAAGGAAACCTCTGGAACTGCTCAAAACATTCTAAGGAGATGGACAAGGTAGAAGAGACTGATAAGGAGAAGTTTGAAAGATTAAGACTACACTTTACTAGTTTATTTCTACAGCACCCTAAAATGTTGGAGATTCTTACTTATAGAGATATTGTAGTCAAGGCTAAGGAGTTTACTAAAGAATATCTAAAGCATGAATAAGTTTATATTTCTAGACATAGATGGGGTTATGAATAGTAATCTCTTCTATTCTGAGAGGACTCAAGACAAGAGGTATAACGAACTATTAAAGTTCCATCCTCAGAGGTTGGCTTGGAGTTTATGTAACATCGACCCTAGAGCAGTAGCTAGGTTAAATAGAATAACTAAAGCTACTAATGCTCTGATTATAGTATCATCTTCTTGGAGGTTTGACGATAACTTGCAGGAAGTGTTCACATTATCTGGTATAGAACAACGTATTAGTGATAGAACTCCGTGGTCTAAGGATAGATTCAGGGGTTCTGAAATACAGGAGTGGTTGGATAAACAAACTGAGCCTTATAGATACGTTATTCTTGACGATGATAATGATATGTTAGATAGTCAGTTGCCTTACTTTATCCAAACTGATTGGCTAAAGTGGGGTTTAAGTGATGAAGACGTTGAACAAGCAATACATATTCTAAATGCTGACGATTGAACCACTCAGACATATCTATAACAATCCAACTTTAGATAGAGAGCTGCTTCTTCGTAAGTTAGCTTCTCTAAGGATTAAGAATATGATTAGTATTGAAGAATACGAGTATTTAAAACATTTAATAAGAAAGGAGAACGAGAATGCTCAGAGAGCAAATGGATGCACTTATTAAGCAGTCAATGCTTGATAAAAATGCAAAGAGAACTGATGTACTAAGAGCTATTAAGAATGAGTTCTTGGTATTCCAAACAGCTAAAAATGCTAAGCCTTTAGATGATGCAGCTGAGTTTGCCATTCTTCGTAAGATGGTTAAGCAAAGACTGGATAGTAGAGACCAATACATTGCAGCAGGAAGGAAAGACCTAGCCGATAATGAATCTAAAGAGATTCTTGTGCTAGAATCTTTCCTTCCGCGAGAAGCCACGATTGAGGACATCAATAAGGCAATCTATGAAATCATCACGGAGAAAGGTTGGGGTGACACAACAACAGGTCCCCAAATCCCGAAGAAGTCTATGGGAGAAGCTATTAAGATGGTCAAGGCAAAGCTTGATAATGTAGATGGTAAGTTACTTGCTGATACTATTAAATCGGTTCTTGTATGACACTAAAGGAAATAGTAACTCTTCCGAGTGAAGCAAAATTTGTTCATGCAATAGCTGGAACTTTATATTACAGAATCACAACAGATGATGTAATTGTAGAGTTCCCTATTGATATGAATGATAAGGATGACGTTGGTACCACTACATTTGTAGCATCTTATAAACCTATTACCCTGATGAGGTATATTAGGAAAGCTATTGATAACGAGAGTATAATAATTATCAATAGATAAGGTGTAAGTGATTGTACTATGTGATATTTGATTAATAAATCGAATTCTAGTCTAATTTCATAAAATTCATAAATTGATTTGGTGATACAGCTTATAATGCTTATATTTGCAGAAATTAAGTGGTTAAACTGTTTAAACGTATTAATTTATGAAAATCGAAGAGAAATTTAAAAAATTCCAACAAGGTGGTGCTGCACCTCAACCTGGTGCTGAGGCAGCAGGAGGAGCACCTGCTGAGGGAGCACCAGCAGAAGGTGGTGCACCTGCTGAGGGTGGACAAGACCCAATGCAACAGATTCTACAAGTAGCTGCTCAGGCAGTTCAGACACAGAATTGTGAAGCTGCGATGGCTGTGTGTCAAGCTCTAATGCAAATCGCTCAAGGTGGTGCTGCTCAAGAACAAGCCCCTCAAGAGGAACCAACTTTTGCAAGAAAAGGTGCTAGACTAGTAAGAGTAAGATAATTAGTCAACAAGGTAAGAAGGGGCGTATATTAATTATATGCTCCTTTTTTGTTATACATAGTATATGTCACAAGTAATAAGAAAATTTGAGAACTCTGGTAAGATAGAACAATCTAAGCCAGAACTATTCGAGAGAAGTGGCGTTGGTAAGTACAATAAGGCTGATTTAGTTGCTGGACTATATAGGAATATAGATACCTATATAAAGAATAATAATCTTAGCGGAGACAAGGCAGTTTCATTTAGAAACTCTGCTAACCAATTTATTAAAGGTATAGAGAGTGGCTCTATTACTATGAATGGTGATGGTACATTCTCTGATGCAACAGGTAGTATGGCTAGTACTGGAAAGTTCGATAAGAACTGGATAGGACGTAAGAAGGATACTACAAATAATGCCTTTAATTTGGTTGGTGACTATGCACTAGACTACATCAATCAGATGCAACAATATACTGAGCCAGCAGCTAAGCCTAAGTCAAAGTTTAACACTAACGACTTCCTAACTAAAGAGATTTCTAAAAGATGGTATGGTGGTAACAATATAGATTATAATAACTGGTTTAAAAATAGAACTGAGCAAGAGCGTAATACATTGTTTGGTGAGATTTTTAATAATGCCGATTATAATCAACTATACCAAGATTATGATTGGACTGACACTGGAATTAACAGTGCAGAAGACTTAGCTAATAGAGGTAGGGGATTTAGTGCAGCCATTTCTAACAACAAGTTGGACAATGATGACTATAATACCTTTGCAGCGTTAGGTGGAGCTGGTCTTGATAAATTCATGAAGGATGTTCCAGAACAAACTGAACCCACTCCAGAGCAAAGTAGAATGAAGGTATGGGAAGCAGAAGCAGCGGGTGCTACTACTCCAGAAGCTAAGGCTGCATTTATTCAAAGGAAACAGAGAGAAGAAGCCGATAGGAATGCTGCTATTATTAAGGCAAATGATGAGGATATATACAATAGGGAGAGAGATAAATTCTTCAATGACTTCTCTTCACAGAACCCTTTTAAAGGGACTATAAATGGATATGTTTCAAGTAAAACATCATACAATCCTGAGCAGATGCTACAACATGTAGATACTGCCTATAAAGGTAACATAACTGATTATTTGAAAAGTGCACTAGACCCAAGATACTTCAGAGGTCAATTACCACACACTGATGCTAATGGTCAAGATAATCTGAGAGAACATTTAGCTAATAACTTAGACCTAGCCATTAATACTGGTAAGTTACCTAAGATAGATGATGAAACTTATGCTATTCCAGGAACTTATAATTATGATAACTGGTCTTTAATAACTTATAATCCAGTATCAAGACAATATAAAGAAACTTCTATGCTAGCCAATGATGCACTCAAGAAGATAGCATATGGAGAGTATGATAGAAGGAAGAAGACCCCATCTAATAAAGAGGGTGGGATAATCAAACTTCAATATGGAGGTTTTGTTGAGGATGATTCAGCATATAATGCTTATAGACAGCAATTTGCCAAGAAGAAAGAGGAGAAGAAACAACAAGTAGAGGCTAAAGCCAAAGCTACTGATAGAACAGTTAAACAGGTTGAAGAAGGTGAGAGAAAGCCTATGGCTGATAACCAAGAATGGGAGTGGGATGACTATACTAGACTTGGTGCTGCTGGTGCTGACGTAGCTTCAATTATTGCATCATTTGTTCCTGGCTATGGTACGGTAGCATCTGCAGGACTCGGAGTTGGAAGTACATTAGCCAACTTTACAGCTGATATGAAGGATGGATTCCAATGGGGAGACTTAGGTAACTTAGGTCTTGGACTTGGAATGGATGCTGTTGGTTTGATTCCTGGTTTAGGTGCTGCTGGCAAAGGTAGTAAAATCCTCAAAAACCTACTAAAAGTTGCCCCTAAGTTAATGACAGCTTGGAGTGTATCTACATCATTTGCACCTGCAATGCAAGCCTTTACTAAGTTAAGGGATAAGGGTGCTAAGGAAATGACTGTAGATGATTGGAAGGCATTAGCTAATGGTTTAACTGCTGCAGCTGGTGCTACTCGTTGGGGTGCTTCTGCTGCAAGAAATAAGAGACTTACTAACCAACATGGACTACCATATAGAACTGTTACTACCAAATCAGGTAAACAAGTTTCTATGGGTGAAGACCAGTTCCAGCAAATGAGAAGGGCTACTGGAATTGAAGAGCAGAATAAGGTTCTGCAATCTGTAGCGGAGGGAGAGGAACTTCCAACTACATTTAAGAATTGGTATAGCTTAAAGAGGGTAACTCAAGGAACTCCATCAGTAAGTAAAGGTGTTGATTTCAGTACAATGGACCTCAGAAGAGCTACCTCAGACGGAAAGGTTCTTGAACCACATCCATTATCTAATGAAGGTATATGGGAATACATGGTTAATAATAGTTGGGGTAAATCTTTCAAAAAACCCGACATAGGCAAGAACTGGGGTTATAGACCTCACAAACCTGAAACCAATAATGCTCCAGCATCTGAATGGGATACATTCAAGAGTGACTTAGAGAGTAAGGCTAAAACAAGAATAAAGAAGAAACAATATGAGCAAGCACTTGCTGACCAAGATAAGAAGGATTTAAGGAAAATCAGAACTGCAACTACTGCTAAGAATAAGAGGGAGCAATACTCTAGTTCTATGGCAGATGATGCTATAGCTTTAAAATATTGGAGGAAGAGATACCCTAAAAGGACAGCTGGATTAAGTGATAATGACCTATTGGATTTAATTGAACAGCAAAAGGTTGCTAGTAGAGACCCACAAGGTAGGCTTAAATTCAACGCTGGAGGTATTGTACAATTCCTACAAGACGGTAAAACTGTTGGAAGAATTAAGGCTAAGGATATGTCAGGGTGGAATAGAGCACAAGCTCTAGCAAGCTATGACTTTGGCGCTGATGCTGATAGATATAGGGATAGTTATGAAGGAGGTCCAGACGAATGGCAGGATGCATTCATTACATCATTCAACGGAGGTGAGGATATTTATGACCAACTAACATCTAAGACTGGTGATTACTTTGGTGGTAAATATAACTACTCAGTACAAGACCCATTAGCTAAGCATAGACAAATTACCTTTAGAGGTACTAACCAAGGCTTTGATGATTTAATCAGGAAAGGTATAGTAGGTTATGGTACTACAGAAGGTGATACTGGATTTGATATATATGCTGGTGATAGAACTGGAAATAGAACCTTAGGTAGAGGTTTATCTGCTGAGGATGTAACTCGCTTCAATAAGCAATTACAATCAAGAGGAATGGAACTCTATGATAAAGGTAACGGTGCTTATAGATTGAGAAGGTTTGAACAAAAACCAGTTGAATTACCAGAGGTAGTTGTAACTGCAGATGCTCCTAAAGCTCCAACGAACCCAACAGCTGTTACCCCAGCTGCAAGTAAGAAGGGTAAGGGATTTAATCTTGGTGTAATGCCAGAAGATGTCATTGCTTTAGGTAGAATGGTAGGTGGATTAGCTGCAAATAATAGGGCAGCTAAGTTATATAAGGAAGGATTAAAGCCAACCTTGTTAGACACATTTGAGAATACTGTTCCACTTCAAGGTAACTTCCAAGCCAAAACCAATGCTGAACAACAAGCAGGTAACTTAGAATCTGTAGCTGCAAGACCTAGAACTTCTGATGCTTCACTGCAATTAGCTGGAGAATTAGAAGCTAGTGATAGAGCAGGACAAGCTAGATTCCAAGGTGGTCTACAAGATGCTGAGATGTTCTATAAGACTAGAATGTTAGGACAGCAAGAATCTGATGCAGCTAAAGGAAGAAGAGTAGAGGTTGCTAATAGAAATAGAGCTTCTATGAATCAAATTGATGCAGCTAAGAAACAGATTGATGCCGCTAGAATTACATCTAATTATCAGAATGTTGTTGCACCTTACCTAGCTGGTGTTGAGAATCAATTCGCACAGAAGAGAGCAATGAATCAACAGTTAGATATGGAAGAAGCTCAAAGGCTAGCTGAGAGAACTTACTCTCCAGAGTTCGATAGACTAACTGAAGACTACAATACAGCTTATAAAGCATACGGTGATGCAAATAAGAATGACTATACTGGATGGCAAACATCCAATGAATATAAGTCACTACTAAATAGAAGAAAGGTACTTAATGATAATGTATCTCAATTCTTACTAGACAAGAGAAGAGGCATAATGGGTTCTCCATATATGTTCCAATTTAAGGGAAGTTCTTCTACAAAGACTCCATATGTTAAGTCTGGAGGTAAATTGAGTGCAGCTGACAGAGAGAAATTACAAAGAGCAAAAGATTTTAATAAGAGATTGCTAGAGGATAATAAGCAGTTCCACAAAGATATTATGGAATCTAAGAGAGAACATAACAAGTTAATAATGTCTATGTCTTCTCTAACTTCTGAGTTAATAAAGAAAGCAATGTCATGAGAATAACTTCTAATATAGATAAGCTACAACAGGGTGGAGGTATTCCACCCTTTGTTAGCTATACTAATGTTCCAAGACCTCAACCTACTGCTCCTTATAGTACATCAGACGCTAAACAAGCATCTGGGGAAGAGTCAGAAGGGGGGTTTGGTTTACTAGATAAGAATATGGTAAAGATGCTTTATGAGAAAGGCTTACCCAGTGATGTAGAGCAATTCTTAGACCAGTCTGGGTTGTTCTCTGAATCCATAATGTCTAACCCATTTGAAAAGACTAACGGAGCTGCCCAGTATAAAGCATTGTTAAAGATACTACCCAAGATAGCTATGAATAAGGAAGAGTATAATAGAGCTATACAAGAAGCTACTAAGAATAATGCTCTTAAAGAAACTGCTATTGATACAGATGGTAGAGTATTTGCTATTGGTCAGGATGGTCAAGTTACTAAGAAATTTATAAGCCAACTAGAGGAAGGAGAACAAACCTTAACTGTAGGACAAATGGCTGAGAATAGAGCTTACAGCCAGGGATTGGCATTTAGCAGTAATGCTATTACAGCTATTGCTAATAGTACTAGTATTGAGCAGATAAACAAAACGATATGGGAAGCGATTAAAAATCTAGGTTCTAATACAAGAGCTAATGAATACTTTAGGTCTAAGGATGAAAGGAAAGCTAAAGCTGGAATTGACAAACTATTAGAGGAAGGTGCAGATGGTGTTTATAAGATTAGTTCTAAATCCATAACTCAGGATGCCCAAGCTAAGTATGCTCTAAATTACATCCTATCAACATTACCCTCTAATCAAAAAGTCCTATTGCAGGATTATGCAAGGAAGTCTGGACTTGACTTAAAGAATGGTCCACTACAAATTATTACCAGTATGATACAATCTGGTATTAGTTCTACAGAAGAGATTGGAGTTAGCTATGATAAGCAAGCTACCAATGGTGCTAATACTGATGAAAAGGGCAATAAGAAGACTAGAGCATTTGACATTCCTATGATGATTGTTACTGGAGATGGTCTTCCTAAAGAGAATGCAAGAATTAGCTTTGGTAGTAATTATGCTATTGATGTACAAGCACAGAAATTACCATTCATTCCAGGTAGTGATGGTAAGCCTATTGGTCCAACTTCTTTAATGGGGGCTTTAAATGGTCAATTAGGTAGTGTAGTTAATAAGGATGCTGTACACGTAGGTAAGCAAAGACTTGACGCCACTAAGCTAAATCAATTATATTACGATGGTACTGGTGTATCTACAATGGAATTACCATACACACTGGATGAAAATGGACAGGCAGTTCCTGACTTTGATGTTATAGGTGCTTATAAGGCAGCTGTTGATGCAATTAATAAGGAAGGAAAGAATGTTACTAAGGCTCAAGTAAATCAGATATTCCAAGAAAGAGGATTGGATAGATATTTTAAAGAGGATGGAACTTTAAATAGGGATAGCTTTATGAGGTTTGCTGGTATATCAGTTATTGGTGATGATGAAACCTTTGAAGACCCTGATGATAATTCTGACTTCTTTATGCCTATCTCTGATGATAGGTTAACGGCACAGATAAGTGCAACATTAGGTACTAAGTCAAACCCTATGGATATGGGAGACCTATATAGAACTATTGCTTATGTACCTATTTATGACTCTCCGAGTCTAGCAGGTGCAGCATCTGGTAACTTCTCATGGATTAAGGATGAAGGAGCTATGATGGAAATAGCAAAGGAACAACAAATCCGTAACGCTAGACAGGCATATAACAACAATATAACTAAAAGTCAATTATTAAATGGACAATAAGAAGCCAAACGATTGGATGTTGAATGTGTTACAGAATCCTAGTTTCTCTTTATCTGATTTTAAAGCGGTAGGGATTGATGGTAATAACACTTCCATTGAAGATAGGGAAGTCTATGCTAATAACAAGATTATACAATCAAACCCACAGTTTCAGGATAGTGATGGTAACTTTGATAATGCAAAGTTTAACCAATTCTATGATGGAGCACTACAGTCATATCAACTATTAGCCAATAATACGTTTAATGAGACTGTAATGGATGAGGCTACCTTTGGCTTCAATAATATTTGGGCACCTAAGGAAGCTAGCAAGAGAACTCAGCCAGAGTTCCAAATAAATAGGATATTTAATCCTGATAGAAGAAAGCTTGGAGTAGAGAAGGTAGGGTTCACTAGTGATAGAACCCTTACTGCTGCTGAGATAGCTCAAACACAGAAGGTATTTGACCCTGAGACTGGTGAGTGGGAGGAATCCCCCAATGATGCATGGCTAGGTAGGAATTGGTTCCAGCCAGTAGCTTTAGCACAATGGGACACTGATGATTATCATATTGACCCAGAAACAGGAAGAAGGATAAAACATAAGAAAGGTGAACTAAAACTGAATGATGAAGGTACTTATTACTATGAGAAGTTAGGTAGCAGAGAACCTTATGGTAGACAACTATTATCTCCATTTGACATTCTTACTACTGATGGTTCTAAGGCTAATAAGTATGACTTTTTTGACTCAGACAGCTTGGATAAGAGTGTGTTTGGAAGTATAATGAAGAACACATTTAAGATTGCTCCAATGTTCGTACCTTATGTTGGTCCAGTATATATTGGTCTTGGTATTGCTAATGAGTTAGCTAAGGTATTACCTATTATATATAAGACCACATTCGGATTAGCAGGGGCATCTACTGATTGGGCTAATAAACTGGAAGGATTTGCATACTCAATGGATGGTGGAACATCTGAATATGCTAAACAGCACCCTTGGGCAGCTGAGAATATCCTTAATATGGTTGGTGATGTGGCTAAACAACTATATGAACAAAGGTGGATATTTACTAATGCTCCAAGATTGTTTAAATCTTATGGTATATCATCTAAGAATGGTACTCCATCTGAACTTGATGAACAAATATCTAAGTTAGCCAACGAGTATGCACAGACAGCAGTTAAAGATATTCCCAAAGTATTAAAGTCATTAGAAGCTACTGGTAGCCTTGAAGTTATACAGAAAGAGGCATTAGCTAGAGCAACTATATGGGGTCAGAACTATATGAAGAGTTATGAGAATTGGGGCAAACACCTATCTCGTCTTTATATGACTGGTACTGCATCTTATAATGCCTTTAGTGATGCTAAGCAAGAGGGTGCTACTGATGAACAAGCTGCTGCAGTATTCTGGGGCTATATGGCTGGAATGTATGCTTTAATGGCTACTGACATTGGAGAACATGTACTTCCAGAACTAAGAATGGATAAGGCTCAAATTAAGAAACTTATCCAAGATGTTAGCCAACAAGCTAAACAGAGTATATCTACCAATGCAGTTAAATCTGAATCAAAGGAGCTAAGTAAGAATATATTTGCCAAGCTGTTTAATGGTGCTAAGTCATTTGCGCAGAATAACTATAGAGCTATTGCTGATGGTTCTACTTCTATAATGTCTAATGCTTTAGCAGAAGGTGTAGAAGAAGTATCAGAAGAGGTATTATATGATGTTACCAAGGCAACATTTAACGCTATCTCATACTTTACTGGCAATGAGAGAAGACTATCGGCATTTAATGATATGGCTTCTCGTTATAGTATGTCATTCTTTGGTGGGGCTATCGGTGGTGGTATGTTCCAAGGCATCAATGACATTAAGATTAGAAAGTCCTATGATTCCAGCAATATGCAGGCTAATCAAGAACTTATCTATTTAATCAGACAAGGTCGTGGTGAAGAGATTTACAAGGCTTTGGAGGATATGAAGAAGAAGGGAGTTCTTGGTGATAGAAACCTATCTGCAACTAAGGTTGATAAGGTAGATGATAAGTATGTATATCAACAAGGAACTGATAAAGACAATCAGAATGATGCTATCTATAGTCTAATGAAGGACTATGTAAGCAACATAGAGCAAGTTCTATCTGTTAAAGGTATGAAGCTATCTGATGCTTCCATACTGGATAAGCAAATGCTATCGGAGCTAAGGTATCAAGAACTGTTTAAGAATGCCCCTTCTACTGGTAAAATCTTACAAGACTTCAATAATCTTGCTGACAGATTCTTAACATTACATAGCAAAATTGATGAAATCAATGCTACTTACTCTGATGAGAATGGTAAGAAGAGCAAGGAATATGCCGACGCTATGGCTGCTGTTCAACAGCAAATAGATGATGCCAAGAAGGAGCAATTTGAGTTCCTACACACTGGTATGAGAGGCAAGTACTTGGGAATGATGATGTTCTCTGCTAACCCAATAATCAGTAAGCCATTTATTGATATGAACTTCAGAATGTATGCTGAGTCTAAATATAATAAAGACTTTGAATCATTATCTGAGGATGATATAGCTAAAGCTAAGGATGATTACAATGACTATCTTCAATATGATGCCAATTCTAAATTAGATATGGCATATGGTGTATTCCGTAATATGAATGAGAAGTTATCCCCAATCTTTCAAGAAGCTGGTGAGTTGGGTTATAAACAATATGCCCAATTAAAGAAGAACTTCTATAATGCATCTATACCATTAGTTGATGCGGACGGTAACTCTACTTCTATAACTATATCCAAGATACTTGGAGATATGTTTGGAAATGGGAACGATACCGATGCTGATGTTATTGAGATGGCAGAAGGACTTAAAAAGCCAAGAATTGAAGAAGCTAAGAAACACCCTTTTGATGAAATATCAAGGTTCTTAACTTATTCTATGCCTACAGTAGATGGTGGAGCTATCTCAAATGGTGCTATATTAGTAAGGCAATTGAATCAAGTTGCTGATGCCTTCATGGTGAATGGGTATATTGACAAGGAAGTTGCAGACTCTATGAGGATGTTGGCTGACCAAACTGTGGCAGTTAATACTACTATATACCATCCAGCTATGGAAGATGCCTACTACTATGTCAATGATGAAGTTGGAGATGCTGTTCGCTCTTGGATGAGTCAGGATTTAACTATAGCTAATGTAAAGGAAAAGACACAAGAGCTTATTGAGACATTAAAATCTGTTGAAGGTTTAGATGAAACTCAACAAAAGCAGTTAGACATTATTGTTGATGATATAAGGAGTCAGAGTAATGCAACATTAGCTCAGAATCTTCCTATTCTAAATGATGCTAATGCTTTACTAAAGAAGCTTGATACTGCAAAGACTAACCCATTATATGATACCTTATCTAAGATAGGTGTTAATGTAATTGGTAAGAAGACTAATGTGTTTGACTTATTACAAGAGCTGGAACAACAGTTCAATGAAACACATATCTCTGACTTTGCATTAGATAATAAGCTAAAGCAGGAACAAATAAAGGATGCAAGAAAGATTTTAGCAGCAGCTAGGTCTATTATATATGCTTCTCAATATGATAACTTGGATGCTTCAAATCCATTCGGATTTAATGTTACACTCAAGGAGTTCTACCAAAAGAACAAGATTGAGGAAGCTCCAGAATTAGGTATAATTGATTCTGAGATTGCTACTATAATGAATAGAGACTTAGATAGAATTGAGAGTAAGTTAGACTTTATAGAAAGGCTATCTAATCTTAATAAAGAGTCTCAATTAAAGGAGCAAAGAAGAACATCAGTTAATATGAACTATCTATTCTATGACGTAGTAGGTAATGAGAATAGTTTCCTATATACTAAGATAGTAGATGGTCAATCACAACTGAAAGGTGTTGATGGAGAGGTATTACTGAATGATAAGGTAAGAGAAGCTATTAACAATGCTACTACTCTAAGGCAGTTCATAGAAGACCAGGACAGAACTCTGGATGTATCTGATGAAGACTATACTGCAATGGAGAAAGAGAGAGTAGCTATTGAAGATGCCCTTTATGATAGGTTCCAGGAAATATCTCATGGTAAAGACCAAGCTGAGGCTATTAAGTCTATCCTATTTGATGGTGGATTATCTTATGAAGATATTGCTAAGGGTAGTGATGGTATTAGGTCGATTACTAAGAGTCTTAGTGACTCAGAGAAGCTAGCATATGCAAGTGGTATTCTGGGTGTTAAGAGTTCCGATTTCTTGTCTCAATACTATGCTGTTATTAAGGGAGATACATCTAAATTAGCACCTATAGCTACTCAAGAATTTGCTGTTAGAATAGCTTATACATTAGCATCTAATAGGAGATTCATTAATAATGTAGTTAAGGCAACTGATATTCCGAATTACCTTGATGGTACTCCTTTATTAAATACTGTATTTATTGAAGGTGTTCCTGGTGCTGGTAAAACTAGAGCTGTTGTTAAAACAGTATATCAGATGCTTAAGGCAGTTAATCCTAATGTTAAGACATGGACAGCTGGTCCCCGTCAGAAACAGAGTGATAACTTAGCAGCTGAGATTGGTGCAGAGCACAATACAGCATTTACTAAAGAAACATTATTTAATAAGTTGGGAGTTTCTCCTGAATATGTGAATGATGCATCTAATATACGTGTTGTAGTATCTTCAACTGGTATTAAGCACGTAGAGGTTGTTGGTCTGGACGAGAGAGAATACAGTAAGGATGATTTACCATCTGTACTATTTATTGATGAAGCCACCCACTTTACTAATGGTGAGTTGCAAGTAATCTCTGACTTTGCTGCTAAGAACAATGTTGCAGTAATAATGTTAGGAGATACTGAACAAAGTGGTAAGAATCAATTATGGAAGTTAAAGGATGGTAATGATGAAATACCAGTTTATAACTCATTTGTATCTACATTTAGTATAGCTTCACCTAAGTTAACAGTTTCAATGAGGGCTTCTAATACTAATAAGAGAGATAATCTTAATAATATTAGAGCATTAATGGAACCTCTTAGGGCTACTAAAGCTGATATGTCTATTAGTGAGAAGTGGCCATTCATGGGTAATAACCTTGAAGTGAAGTATACTCAAGATGAAACTGGAGTACATGGAGAGAAGGTTCAAGAAACTTTAGATTCTAATGACCTTGAATTAATGCTATCTACTCTAAAAGAGGGCGAAACAATAGGATTCATTTATGATAATACTGAGTCTGATACTTATAAGATGCTTAATTCGTTACCTTCTGAAAAGAAGGATAAGATAGAGTTCTTTAATGAAGATTCTGCTCAAGGTAGTGAAGCTAAATACTTCATAGTTGACATTGACTGGAGTAAGAAGAGAACTCTTAATAATGAGACAGCTGAGGCAAGTATAGAGGTAGCTAACTTTGTTAAAAACTTATATACTATTGCCACTCGTTCAGAGGAAGGTACTATCATTATTGATAATCATCTAACTGAGGTTGTAGGTCAAGATGCCTTTGTAGAAAGTGATTATAATGCCCCTACTTCATATACTGATGAATCTCTAGCTGATTACAAGGAGAAGAGATTAAGAGCATTAGAAGAAATACTCAAAGGATATACACCATCTAATCCAGCTGTTGCTGATGAACCAGCAATTAATCCTAAATTAAAAGAGGGAGCTTGGATTCAAATGAATGATGGTAGTAAATGGCAGGTTATGGCTGTTAAGGAATCAGTTTATGTTCTTGCATCACAAGATAAGACTGAATACCATGAACAACCTATAGAACAAGTTGATACTATGTTGGGTGTATCAGTACATCTAACTACAGAACCAACTAAGCCTAGTATATTGCCTGAAGGTGGTAAAAGACCTGATTTACAGCAAGTCCTTATTGATGAGGCACAAGCAAGTGAAGAAGGGTCTGAGAGTGATTTAGAAGCTCAGAAGAAAGCTCAGTGGTACGCTAAGGATGACCCAGGATTTAAAGTATATACCTTTGCTGGATATAGGTCTGGTATTGGTTTAGAAATGTCCCAGGGTTCTATAGCTGTAGATGCTGACAATAATGTAAACATTATTAATTCCGGCAGGAAGTATAAGAATGCTTCTGGTGAACTTATAGATGAAACTAAGAGTGATTTACAAGCTCTACTTAACTTAGATACCTTTAGGAATGGTTCAGTTAAGATTCCCTTCAATACTTATAATACTGCTACTACATTGTTAGCTGATATTAGAAGTGCTATAATGTTTGCTAGAACTAACGGAGCTGCTCTATCAGGTGTTAAGAAATTAATAAGGGAGTTCCCTCCTGCAAGTAAGTTATCATCAGCTACCACTGGTGAACTGCAGGTTAAGTATGTCAATTCATTCTACCAGCAAACTGACCAGACAGTAGAGATGGGAGATAAAACTACTCCTAATAGGAAGTTAGTAGTCTATGTCCTTAAAGACAGAAGTGGCAATCCAGTTGCTGAGTTCACTATAGGAGTTCTTCCTGGTGAATTTACCTTAGATAATTGGGTTCAAAACTATGTTGGAGAGGATAAGAACATCAAAGCTAAATGGCAGAGACTTAGTGAATTACTTGCTAAGGGTAATATGGTAGCTAAGAATGCTGGGCGTACAGTGTATATCCCATTAGGAACTGACTTTGCATTAGGTCCTAACATTATTTCTAACACTAAGATTAGTAAGGTTGACTCTAATGGTATGGCTTATACAGATGGGGCTACATTAAAAATAGTTCCATTTAGTGAGTTTAAGAATGCTAAATCAAGAATTGTATCTGACGTTTACATTATGACCAATGTGGGTGTTAACAACGAGTTCTATGATAAATCACTGTCTGGTAAGGCAGTCGCATTCGTAACTACTAAGAAGGACTTTACCTATAGAGGAATAAAAGCATCAAATGACCCTAACATTCTTGCAGAAGCATGGATGGAGACTAGGGGAAATAAAGATGCTGATAAGTTAGACGAGGTGGTTAAAGTTGTAAAACTTGACCCAGTAGGCGTTAACTTTGAGGAGTATATTAATGGAGTTAGTGCTTTCAGAAGAGAGTTAGCTAATAAGACTGGCAATGCAAAGATGTTCAGTCCTCCTGGAAATAAGTATACTGCTGCTCGTATCTTTATGAATCTACTACAATTTGACTTAGATTTAAAGAGTGCATTAGTTACTGGTCAAACAGTACATGGTGTATCCGTTGTTGAAGGTAATGATTTTAGATATGAATCTGGAAAGGTAGATATACCTAGTAGTAGAGTAATAGAGCTAATTAGTAACCTAGATTCAATGATGGCTTCTGCTGTCAATAGAATTTATGGTAAAAATGATGCTGAAAAGTTAGCAACATCTAATGTAGAATGGGGACTTACTGGTGAAGTTACTCAGGCAGCAATAGATAAGCTAAATAGTGCTGTACTTAATAGGTTTGATAATTACCTTGAGAACTTGAAGAACTATAAAGATGGAGAAATCTTAGCTGAGTTTGCTGACTCATATTCATTTACATTAGCTAAGTTATTCCATAATTACTTTGCAGAATTTAGAACAGACTCTAAGAATTATGCTTTGAGGACTGATGCTAAATCACAGAACCTATTAAGGACTGTAACTAGAGTTCTTCAGAATTATGAGCAAAGCTCCTTTAAAGAGGGTATTTACTATACTCCTGTTTATAAGGGCAGTGCTGAAGGTGGTGGTATTGCTACAGCAATGGCATATCCCGCTATTAATATGGTTAACAACTTTACGGTGGATGTGGAAGCACAGACCCCAGATTTTGTAATCACTGGTGAAGCTTTGCAGAGACTTGCAAATGGTATTGAACAATATATGTCTAGTAAGCCAACTAGAACTCCTATCGAACAAAACTATACTATGGATAATGCTAAGGCTGTTCTAACAGCTAAAGCTAAGTTCAAGTATGATGAAGAGTTCAAGGGACTATTCGAAATGGCTTCTGATATAGTTGCTAAATCACTGCCAACAAACAGACCAGCACTTGATAAAGATATTGCAAATTCAATCTATAGTACACTCAAGAAACTTGCAAAAGATAGGAGTAAGAACTTAGTAGACTCTAAAACTGAAGGATTTATCATTAACGTAAGTGGTGATATTGATTCAGACGGAGTTATGCAACTAAAGTTTAATACATTGGGTAAAGTACTACGAGGAATGCTTAACCAGCCAGTAACTAACATCAGTATTGATGGAAGTGAGGGTAGTGCTTTGTATTCTGGAAAATTTGAGGTAAATTTGCAACCATATCAATGGACAATGGATAGTAATGGTAAGATTACTTACAACGAAATCCAAAATCCAGATACTGAGGATGGTCAAAAGTCAGAAGGCTTAGCAAAGCTTGAAGCTGAGACACAAAAGTTGGAGGCTAGGAAGGAGAAGATACTTAATGAACTAGTTAAGAGTCTTAGTGACCCATTAATACCAAAAGTAAAGGAGAGTGTAAACATACTACTCTCTGGAGATTTAGGTACTAAAGAGTATACTAGAGCTAAAGTACTAGTTGCTAAGGCGTTCTCTATGGCTCCGTCCAACTTAAAGAGTGAGTGGGATTCACTATTATCTGATTATGTCAATAATAGGGATGCCATAAATAACATATTAGGAACTTGTAATTAAACAAAGAATTATGCGTTGTATTGTTACTAATGACAAAAAAGAGATTATTATCGATTCGTTAAACAGTGTCTTTAATGATGCTGATTTGATAACCTTAGAGGCTAAGTTCAAGAGACTAGGGGAAGACCTCTTCCCCACTCTTGTCTTAGATGATGAGCGTTCTATAAGTGTAATATCAGACATTATCAATGAGTGGATTCCAGAAGCTCGTGAGGTGGCTGAAATGTTTGAGGATAATGTCCAGTTAGCTCTATTAACAGAGTTAGAAGAAACAAAGGATTTAAGAATTACAGACCTTAGAAAGGTTGGAGTATCTCCAGCTAATAAGGCTGCTGCTAATTTAAACATGGACATTAGAGAGGAATCTTTAATTGATTATCAAGAGAAGATTACTTCCTCTACCATTAATAACTTATATAGAAGTGCTCAACAACCTCGAAGTCTAATGCAGGATGAGTTAAGACGTAGTGTTATATCCTCATTTCTTGTAGATTTTAAAGAGGGGCGAATAGTTAGAAGTTCTCAAGAATTTAACAGGAACTTAGCTGCTCTATTTAATAGATTGCTAGCTGATTTAAAGATATATGCGGAGGAGAGTAAAGTCGATTTTGACAATTCTTTACTGCTATATGATGAAGATGGTAAATATACTGGTCAGTTCTCAGTTGTACAGAAGCTGGCTGATACCCTCTTTGGTGATAAGTTTAATGCTACATACCTTAATCATCTATATGCTACAAGAACTAGTAGCTTTAGAAGTTCTAAGGCATTAAAGGCATATAACTCGTATGTAATTCTGAATAACTTTGACACATTGCTAAAGACCTTACTTGGTAAGACTATAACAATAGACCAAAGGTATACAGACTCTTTTACTGATGTTGTAAATGACAAGTATAAACTACTTGACAATTCTAACTTAGTAAAGACATGGAGAAGCTCTGATGATGTTGATGCTTTATCTGAAATGGGTAACATTACTAAAATATTACTAGAGCAAACTCCTGTATTACATTATCCTACTGGGGAGAACAGATTTAATAATTATCTAGAGGTAAAGGACTTCACCTATGTCTTTAACAAACTTAAGAACATTCCAATCTTCTCTGAAATATCCGATAAGATTAGGTTTGCTCCTAATAAGTTTGTTCCAGAGCTAATTGAAACTGCCCTTAATACCAACACTAGAGGATTAACTGCCCACGATAAGGATATTATATTCTCTATACAGAGAAGATTCTATAAGAATGGCTTTGACCCTTATGGAGATTCCGAATACTCTCTGACTGAGATTATTAATAAGGAATATACAGAAGGTCAAGATAGTGTTCTTGGTCAAAACTTGGTTGATTTTGTATCTGGTATGATTGATAAGACTGTATCTACTAACTATATTGGATATAGACCATCTGAAGCTGGAAACATGGAGATATTTGATGTTAAGGACAACAACCTTAATAGTCATAAGTTGATTATTGAGAAGGGCATTAATAATATCAACAATACTCTGTCAGCTGAGTATAGAAAGGACTTACTTGATAAGTATTCTGTTAGAAGAAGTGGTGCTAAACTTAGTATTAGAATCCCAGGATATACTACTAAGAATGGGGAATCTATTCATATCGTTCATGCTAATAACGATAGAAGAATGGCTTCTGTATTTACTGTTGATTCTAATAGAAATCAAGTTCCTCTATCTATAAGTGAAATGGACCGTATGGTTGCAGAGGGTGATACAGACCTTGTAAGAGCTTTAACTGAGTTCTTAGATGATACTTTATACCAATCATTGGGTTTACAACCTGAAATACTTGATGCCTTTAGAGAAATACGGGAAGCCCCATCTGACATAAATGCTATAATGCAGCTTGCCACACTGGGTGGACGTTCTTTAATGCGTAATCAAATAGAGAAGGAATTAGCTGATGGAACAATGGATAAAGCATCTGTACATGAATGTTTCCCTGAGGCATATAATAAGGATACTGCCTTATTTGATAAGAAGACTGGGTCACTAAAGACTGTAATACAAGACCAAGCTAATATTGTAAGAGATTTAGCAAGGGCACGTATGTTAGTTAATGGTGAAGCTGCAAAGAGTAACTCTCGTGACTTATCTGGTAATTCTATATCAAATAATGGTCTGACTAACCTTATTAATACTGCTAAGGTAAACTGGCTTGAAGCTAAGCACTTAGCTGGCTATGGTTACAATGTAGCTTCATTGGGAAGTATCTTTGTTAAGAATCCCAACCTTATATTTGGAACTGCTGTAAAGAAGGAAGCCCAAAGTAAGGATAGGTCTGTAACTAAGTCTAGTGCTAAGTTCTTCCCATCAGAGATTGCATATAGTTCAATACTATATGATTTCTGGTCCGGATTCCTAAACAAGGATGGTGATATGGCTGGTAAATTCTATATCCAACCTACTGTATATTCTGATAAGTCAAGACATTATTTGATTGGAGTTGATGGTATGCAAATACTAACTCCAACCTTTGATGAGACTACTGGCGGTAATGTAGGAGGTAAGAGAATCATTGATTCTACTGCCGAGGATATTAGAAACGTACACTATGCTTCTATGGCTCAAATGTATAGAGTCATGAGGGACAATCTGTTAGCTGACTATCAGCAAACTTTAGCTCCAATATTACCTATGCTAGGTGTGTCTTACATTACTACATTTAGTGATGTAGAGAATGTGTTCAATGCCATTAATGCTAAGTATAAGCTAAAGAAAGATGTAGAGTTCTTCAAGTCTAAAGGTATTCCCGTTAGTCCGGAAAACGAAGCTGAATATCAGCAGTTTATGCAGAGTGTCATGGCTTTAGCTAGCACACCACAAGACTTATATATGTTACTTGCTAAGAATGCTGATACAGAGGTTATAGACCAAATTCACTTCTCTGGTGAAGGAAATCTGGGAATTAATAAACTGTTGAAGCATTACTTTGAGATGTTCTTGGATGATGCCAAAACAAGAAGCATTTATAATGCTAAGGTTCTTAGAGAGAAGAAGAAGTTTGCTAGAGACTTACTCAATAACAATAAGTTCTTCTTATATGACAAGCGAGGTGAAATCGACCCAGTATTAAACAAGTTTATACATGGTACAAGTGAGTCTGAAAGGTATAGTACATGGGCTGGTCCAGATTATGAATCTAAATGGGTAGACCCAGATACAGCTGAACTTATTATAGCTAAGCTAGTTGATAAGAACGGTAAGGAAACAAGACTTACTAAGAACTCACTATTTGACCCGAAGGATTCTCAAGGATTAATCCTTAACCCTCTGTTTGATATGTTCTTTGAAGTTGATAACTTAATCTCAAGCAATTTCTTAACCTCTACTGTTGGTGGACCTTATGGTCATCCATTAAAGTCTAGAATAGACCCAAATGCAGATGAGGTAACCAAGATTGAGCAAGAGGAAGCTGCTCGTACATTAGCACAGTTCAAGCGTATGGTTATTTACCCTGCCACTATGCATAATTACGTACAGAACCAACTCAATGGCATTCCTCCTCAATACAATGTTGCAACTATTAGGGATATGTCTGCTTCAGTTCATAACTTCTCTGGAGTTACATCTAAGGTAGATGTTCAGGATGGTAGTGGTTGGGCTAATCCATTTATTGCTGTACTGGAGAATCATTCACTTAATGATGCTAAAGCTGGTGAGGATAAGAAGCCTATTGGACATAGTATGAATCCTATGTATCTATCTGAGCTTGAGTTGAAGTATGCCTTGATGGATATTTACAATGAACGTGTTAGAGATTCTCAGAAACCTGATAATAAAGGTGTAAGGTGGAAGAATTTACTTAAAAAGATGACAGATAGACAATGGGATATTCCCGTTGATTTAACTGTCGCCTTTAATGGTAAACCTGTTAATATAGCTGAAAGTATTAGTAATCCTTATTATAGAGATATAGTTACTAACAAGTTCTATAAGATTGTAGACATTAAGAAGACTGGTGATAACTTATATGATGTAACACAAGTGCAAGTAAACAACATGGGTGTTGCAATAGGTGAACCAGAACTTAAAGGCGGAACTTCTCTTCTTATTGATACTAATTACAAGCTATGGGAAGCCTTTGGTGGAGAATGGTCTTGTGATTTAACTGAAATGGGATTATTCGAGGGTAACTCTTCTATTGAAGCAGTAGCTTGGTATATGAACAATATCGGTGTAGTAAGAAGTAGAGAGAATGCAGAAGCCTATGGTACTGACTTTAAGCAGGAACTTTATACATTTGGTGAAGACTATGAAGACTTGCCAACTGAGAGTGAAATCCGTAATCCTGATGGAACGTTCACTGACTTTGCAAACTTGTCTCAGATAGAGGTATATCAACCATTAAAGCATTCTGATATTCACTATTTAGTAAATACTAGTGGTGCTAAATGTGGTGCAACCAATATCAATCCTACAAGTTCTTGGTTTGATGATACTCCTTTAAGAAGTTTCAAGATGTCTACAAGACACTTAGGTATTCAAATGGATGCTGACCATCATGCTGATGATTCAGAATTAACTGAGATGTCTCAGGTAATATCTTCGTTGGAAGCTAATGGTTATACTCATCATATTGCTAAGGAGGCTTATCATGACTTAGGTTCTATTGTATATTCTACAATGAAGCGAGAGATTGATGCAGTAGCTACCTATTATAAGACGGGTGATTCAAGAGAAATCTATAATATTGTAGGTAAAGCATTCTTGAAGTCATTTGATGATAGTACAAGTAACAAGGCTAGTTTAGCTGAAGCTATCGTCTATAATATGAAGAAGGAGCTAAGTAAGTATCTAAAGATTTCAGAAGCAGACGTTAAGTTACCGTTTAGTGATAACAACCTACTGGGTGCAGTTATTTCTAATGTAACTTCAATGATTAATAAGACAGCTATTAAGAGAAAGTATCCAGGTATTGCATCTGTATTGATTCCTTCTCATGGTGCTATCCAAATCTATAATGCTAATGGAATTGATTATACCTATAGTCAAGCTCAAATATCTAAGGTAGACTTTAACCATCAGTTTAATCTACAGCCTACTATACCTATCACTGATATTGAATTTGGTGAGAGCTATGTAGTTGTTGAGAATACTCAAGGTTATCCAGTAGATGTCAATGGTGTAGTTCCTGAAGGTTCGGTAATGTGGGATGGAGATATGCAACATGAATCTCAGTTCAACCTTAATGTTCCTGGAGTTCAGCATATAACTGTTGATTCTATTGATAAATATCAAGCACTGAGGAATGATACATCTGGTAGGTTTGTTAAGAGAAATCCTTATAAGGGACGTGACTTACAGCCTTCACGCACTCTATTCAAAATCGGAGGTAGACAATATAGTATATTTGATTCTGATTCAATCAAGTCTAGATATACTGTAGAGAAAGCTTTTGGAGATGGCGGAGTAATTGACTTAGCTAGAAGTGGTGATATTGGTGCTGCTATTAAGATATTGGAGGACTTTAGAGTTCCTAATGACTTAGTAGGAGAGAAGTTGAAAGAACTTACTAGCAAGTTGGTTAATAAGGATTATTGGAGAATTGAGAACATTGTTGATGATATTAAGAACCTGTATAGGGATGATGTTATTAACACATTCAAGAGACTATCTGCTGATGGTACTATCATTATAAACAATGAAGTTAAAACCATTGACCCAGAATCCTTAGAAATTAAGGAAGCTGAGTTAGTATTACCTAAAATCTATGCAACAAGGTTTGGCTTAAGAAGAGGTGACTCCCTTAATGACATAATGAAGAATAAGGACTTCTTCTATAACAGAATCATTGATGCATGGAATGATAAAACTACTAAGTATGATATCGCTTTAAAGAGAGCTAATGGCAATCATACCTACATCATTCTTAAGAGCGGTGGTAATGCTAAGGTGGTTGAGGGTTTGCAGAAGGTTAATGTGAACACTATAGTTGAGGATGGTGAAAACACTCTAAGAGTTAATAACAAAGGTGAAGTTGAAGGTCCTTTAAATGATGCTGAGGTTTATGTTGATAGTAGAGGTAATGAGATTATCTTTACTGACAACGTTAAGCAATTCCTAGAGGAACAGTATGATGATTACGATGATGTAACGCTAAATCCTGGGTTAAAGGAAGATACACTTAACACTGCATTTGATGTAGTTAAGAGTATTGACCATAAACTTACTGAACAGTATAAGGAGATAGCTTTACGCATGGAGAACAATGAAGCTGTTACTCTTAAATTGGCTCTTCAGGAGAAGGGAACTCAACTTGATAGAATGTTCCGTCGTTTAGCAAGAGAGAAGAGAACTTCATTTATGAAGTCACTTGAATTTATTGCAGCTCGTATTCCAGCTCAATCTATGCAATCATTCATGCCTATGAAGGTAGTTGCATTCTCTGAATCAGAGAAGAACATTGCCTATGTATCACACTGGCAGATATGGTTGCAGGGTTCTGACTTTGATATTGATAAGGTATATCTGATGGGTTCTGAGTTCTCAGACAATGGTAAATATATCGGATGGTCTCCTTATTTCAATCTGTATTCAGATGAAGTAAGAAAGGCTTCTGAATTATTACCTATGCCAAGTGGTAAAGAGTATCAGGTATTTTACCCTGATGAACAACCAGTTGATTCATTTGATATTACTCAATTAGTTAAGAATGTTAATTTAGCAGCTAGTGACAAGCTTGGAACTAATACTAAGCGATTCATTATTGCATTAGCAGACTTACTAAAGGGTATCAGAGACAGTGGTTATACTAAGTTATGGTTAGACCCCAAGAGTATTATTGAAGCTAACTGGATGAACTTAGATACTGTAGAGAAGAGAATTAATAAGCATTCTCTATACTTATCTAAGATAAAGTCATCTGATAGGATTATATCTATGATGAAGAACTCAGTTTCATCTAAGATTTATCGTATTATCAATGACCCAGCTAATATGGTTTCAGCTTACTCTCCGATTGAAATGAATGAACCTCAAGCAGCAGCAGAACTATCAGCATCTGGTAGGGAAGCTAAAGAGTATACTTTAGGTAATCCATGTGTTAAATATAATATGCAGTATCAGAATATGACTGGTAAAGATGTTATTGGTATTGCAGCTGTGGGTGAGAAGGTATTCTTCGCATTATCTTACTATTATAATGAAGCCGCAAGAAGTGGTAACAGAGATTGGCAAGAGAATGCATATTTTAGAAGGTCATTCAAATTAATCAAGTCCAGAGATGGTAAGAAGTATCTCCCATTGGTAAGAAACATTATTGCTAATGTGAACTTCGATGGTGTAGATACATCTAAAGTACTTTGGAACTCTATGATTGAACAGCAATCTGGCATTAGTAGTGAAGATGCAGGTAAGAAGTACACTGAAGAAGAGGTAGCTTACATACGTGAACAGTTATTAAGTCAGCTTGGAAGTCAGAAGGATGCATCATTGGTTATATCAGCTTTGTTATCAGCAGCAACTGATAATGCTAAGGAGTTGATTTTAGCTAAGATTAATTCTGGTTCAGACTTAGCTTCTGTATATCTATACTCAATTATGTTGGGTATTGATTTTAAGGATATTGCTAGTTTGATGACTTCTAATACAGTTCAAACTATTGCTCAGCTGAATAAAACTAATATCTTTGATGAATATAACCAAAGTTCAACAATTGATAGTGTGTTTAATAAGCTAGAGAATGGTCTACAAATCAGAACTTATTTAACTAAGTTTGAAGGTCTGAATGAAGCTATTGCAGATGTATTCCCTACAGTATCTGGTAAGTCTACCCAAGCTGCCCTAACTGAAATATTCAAACAGGAGAACAGGTTAGACCTAATCAAGAAGCTGAGAGAGGAGTTTAAGAAGACTGACATCTACAAGAACAATGGATTCCCTAAGTTCAATCTAATGAGATTTATGAATGATTTTGAAGAATTGGCTGTAATGGCTGACTCAATCTTTAAGAATGAGTTAAGTAAGACAGAGTATTATACCTTCAAGAGAATTTATAAGCTAGCTCAGGAGATTAAGCAACTAGGTTCTATATTGGGAGCTAATCAGGGTCTGCAAACTAATATGTTTGATAAGTTTGGTTATCTTGACCGAATCGAGCAGGCTGTAAAGGATAGAGTTGAAGAGTATGCAACTGGTATTGGTGAAGGCAAGGATATAAGTATCTTTAAAATCCTTGAAGATAAGCCATATTTGGAGAAGCTACATGGTGGTAAAGAAGGAGCCAGAGAATATGTAGAGACTATTGTTAGAGCAGCTAAGACAGAAGGTATGGTAGATGACTTTAATACGCTTAGATTCCTAAATGATGACGACTATAGAAGACTTGCAGTGTCCTTCTATAATCTAATTAAGGGAACTATAAATGTATTAGATGTTATTACAAGAGTACCTCATTTCAGAGCAACTATTGACATGGCAGCTACTGACTTTGGTATATTTGATGCTATTAGCTCTAAGTTTACTAATATCTATAATCTATCTAAGTATCTGGCAAGGGATGTATATAAAGTATCTGCCAGTAAAGATAGGGATTCAATATATAGAAATGTTGGAAACTTCTTGGATAGTGTTATAAATACTAAGTGGTTCAAAGACAGAGGTACATCTTTCACTATAACTGAGGGTGATAGATACTTTGACAAGTCTGGGCATACACATCAGGCTACAGGTAATGAGGTTATTAAACTGGATACTGGTCATGGTCAAGCTACCTTCAAGATGTGGTTTGAGAATACAGTAGTTCCAAGTCTTAAAAGAGGTCTTCAAGAGAAAGGTGGAGAGAGGAAGTTATCACTTGCTAGAAACAAGTTTATAAGTGCCTTACAATTATCTATCTCTGATAGAACTCTTACTCGTGATATTAGCTATGCATGGGCATTACCTATGAATATGTCAAGTATTAACTCTATTACTGAGGTGAATAACTATGTAGAATATTTAACCCATTTCGATGAGTTGGATAAGTATACATTTAATGGAACTCCAGTTTCAGAACTGTTCTTCTATTACAATATGATTGTGAATAAGAATAGATATGGACAGACTTCCTTAACTAAGTTGTTTGAGCACTTTGTTGGAGAGAAACAGAACTCTGTAGTACAAGATTACTTCAAGTACGTCGGAGACATGGATTACAATAAGCTGCTGAACAACTCAGACTATTCACTAAAGGATGTAATCATGGCTTGTGCAGTAATAATAAGTGGAGGTAATTATTCCAAGAAATATCCATATATCAAGGTCTTTAATTCTGCTCTGCAGACTTATGACTTGTTTAGATATGCTGGAGAATTTAATCCTACTGAGCAGATTCCAGAAGGGGCTATGGATAATATGATGGACGATGATAATAATAATGGTCCAGCTAACTATACCCGAATTGACTTCCCGAATCAGAAGGAATTAATGAATTACTTCACTTGGTTACCTATGGATTTCAATAAGAAACAAGATACTGAACCATTAGAAGATAAACTGTTAAAGCTAATAAATCAAAACAGAGCAGTAGTAAAGTATGAGTGCTAAAAACTGTACTTCTACATTGATAATTGGGGGGCTGGAGTTCAAAGTCCAGTCTCCCAACATCAATGGGAATCCTCCAATTAAGGACATTATAAGGAACATACTTAAAGAGCATGGTCCTGAAATTACTAAAGCATTATCTGACCCTAAAGGTATGTATGAGGTACTTAACATTAATGACATATCACATATAAGAGGTAATGCAACATTTAAAGATATTACTAAACACCTAAATCATTTAGGTAGACAGTACATACCAATGAGAGATAGTTTAAGGGTATTAATATCCAAATTAAATAAAGTTGTTCCAGAGTCTGAACAGAATATCCTTTGGGTTTCATCACCTATAACACTGAATGACGTAAAAGTGCCTAATGTAAATATAGGTGCGGACGGAGATTTAGTAATATTAGACTCCAATAACCTTAATAAGGTATATAATACATTAAGAGAATACTTTTATGCTAAAACTATCAATACTCCTGAAAAGATTAATCAAATCATATCCTTTGTAGGAAGTATAGGTAAGGCAACTGACAAATTGAAATTGAAGTCTGATGTATGGATAGCTAATCTACAGTCTAAGTTTACTGAGATGAAACAGAATCCTGCAACAGCGTTACACTACATTGTTAGTGATGATATTATAAACGAATTAATTGACCTATCTGGAATGAGGTCAGAACTCAATACCTTACTTAAAACTCTAAGTAACGTTCAGTTGAAGGAAGGTAAAGGTAAACAGTGGTGGCTGGAATGGAATGGAAATGCTGGAACATATACAAATAGGAATGGTCAGCAGTTTAAATTTGACTTCAAACAAATGAATACTACAATAACAGAGTACCTAAAGGAGAAGGGTATTGAAGCTAGTGAAGAAGAAATTACAGCTACAAAGGCTGTCCTATTAAGTGGAGTATCACAAGGGCATCCATTGTCTGTTGATGAGATATACGATTTATGGGATGAATTTACTAGAAAAGGTTGTGAATAATGGCTTGTATTAATCATAATGATATAACATATAAAACACTTCTAGAACTTTCTGGATTAACCCAGCTAGAACTTGATGCTAAGGTAAGGAAGACACTGGAAACTACTGGGGAGTACCCATTTATCGAACAAGTAGTATCTTCTGACACTATACCTGCATTAGTAAAGAAGTATAAATTAACCAAGTCTGGCGATAGATATGTTGCTAAGGACGTTGATTTAGAGGGAGTGGATGCCCCTTATCTAAATAGCATCTACAGAGATTTAGAAATAACGATAACTCCTTTATTTGATGGAGAGTCCCTGATAGACATTAAGAGACGTGCTACCATAAATAGAGACCTAGATATAGAAGAAGACTATGTTGGACCTTATACTGAACATAATAGCAATATATTCCCCCAACCTATACAGATTATTAATGGGAATTATATCTATCAGCATAATGGGAGTTACTACATAGCAAAACATAAAGTTGGAAGTTTTACTGCATTAAATCATCTACCTAGAACTAAGAACCTTAAGACAGCCTACTCAAAGGCTACACCAGTAAACACTAAATATGAGGTTAGTAGAGATGTTCTTAGGTTTATATCTGAGAACAATAATCTATTATCTGTAGGTCAGAATGCTTTATATAGTACTACTTCTGAACTTCCCCCAATTATATCATATTATGGCAATTTTAACTATCCTAAGTTCAAAGTTGATACAACTCTTAAAGGTAAGTATGACATTAGTGAAGAGGGTATTATCCTAATAAATCCGAATAAACTTGGTTCAGAACCTAAAGCTCTAGAGAGAGCTATACTTGAGGCTGAGGGATTTTACAGTGAGGCAGAGATATTAGAGTCACTAAATAGGCTCACAAACCCCACTAAGGTAGAAACTCTAAAGGTGGGTAATGGTCAATACTTACTAAGGTCTATTAATAAGGACAATAAACTTAGTAATTATTACCCAAAGATGTCTGAGAGTGATTCTAGAATCAATAGGCTTGAAGCGTTGTTAGATAGATTAACAGACCTATATGGAGTTAAATTTAATAGGGTTACTAGTTCTGAACTAAGGCTGGGAGGATTTAAGGATATTATTCCCGATGCTACAAGAGTTAATGCCTTTATATTAAATGGAGAAATCTACATAAATACTGATAATGCAAGTGATGATGCTCCTATACATGAGCTATCTCATATGTTGTTAGGTTCTTTAAAATCTACGGACTATGACTTGTATTCAGCATTGGTAAACTCAGTAGAGAGTTTAGATGATTATGATTCTAGGCTGGAAGAGTTTCCTAATAGAGCTAGAATGGATGCTAATGAGGAAATATTTGTAGACTTATTTGCTAAACACTTTACTGAGAATTTGGAACTACCAGTTGATGCTAATCTAATGGATAGGGCAGAGTATGAAATCAAGAGAAATATTGATTCAGCTATCTTCCCTAATGAAAGTACAACTAAGGTTAGTCTAAGTAGTATTAGTGGTAAGTCTTTCTCTGAAATTATGGACTTATTTGGAACTTCTATTAATGAAACTACAATAGCAAATGCCTTTAACGGTAATGAATCAGGAACTAACAGACAGCTGGCAAATATAAAAGAAGATTTATTAAAACAAGGATTATTAAAAGAGTATTGTGAATAATGGCGAAGTGTGGATATACTCTGTTAGGGAGGTCATTTGGTTCTGAGTTAGAGTTAAATAACTTCCTACTTAACAATAAACATAGCATAGACCTTGGTAGAGTATCTGATATAGTATTCAGTCTTAACAGTAAGAAGGATGAAGTAGTATCTATATTGGATAACAAGCTATCATGGGCTACTAAAATCCAACGTATTAAGAGGAATCCCAACTCAATCTTGGATGATGAAGATATAGACCCCGAATCAGTAAAACCATATAAAGGTGTTACATCTGCCCTTAGATTATTTAAACAACCTAATGGTAAGCAATTTGTACCTAACTTTGACTTAGATAACTATAAAAATAATGACCTATTTCCTAGATGGGCGGAGAAGGGATATAACCAGGCTGAAGCTGAATTATTAGGTAAAGAAGCTGGTGTTCCTGTAAATCCGTCCGAATTTGAATTAGCCTTCAATTCATTAGTAGGTAAGTGGGATTTACTTGGTAAAGTTGGTACTTCACTTCATAAAGTAGCTGAGTTATTTTGGAAGGGTAAGAGCCTTTCAGAGATAATCCAGGACAGTGAGGTTAATAACTATCTAGATGCTGCTACTGCTTCACAGATGTATGGTCATATGGAAGTTCTGAGAAATCAGCTAATTAACCTACATGGTGGTGGTGACCCAGCAAACGTTAAGTTCTACCCAGAGTATGTAGTAACTGGTGATACTCAGGCAAATGATGATGACGGGAATCCTATTAAATTACTTGGTATAATTGACTTACTAGTAGTTGATTCAGATGGTCAGGTACATATATATGACTACAAGACTTCTGATAAGGCACTAACTGGATGGAATGAAACTAAGAAACTAACCTTTGATTATCAGTTAGCTGTATATAGGCAATTATTAGAACAGTATGGTGTTCCAGTAAATAGCAGTATGTTGGGTATTATACCATTTACTATGCAGCAATTCGATGGTACTACTGGTAGCTTTGAGAGCCTGGCTACACCGACATATATGGTAAATGGAAATAAGGAAATCAATATTGATTATAGAAGTAGAAACCCAAGACTGGCATATGAAGGTGCATCAGCATTCATTACAAATAATGTTGAATCTATTATGCCTGTAGAACCTAAAGAAGACTTAATTACTAAGGACTTCGTTGAACATATGAGTACTGGGTTTACTAAACTATTCCCAGGGTATAAATTCAATAGAGAACTGAATGATGCAACACTTGAAGCTCTTAAAAAGGACGTTAGGTTTAACCCATCTACTAATAAATGGACTCTTCCAGATTTAAAGAATCCAGGTAAAACCTTAACCTTTGACTCCCAAGCTGAAGCATATAAGGCTTTAGAGAGTTACCATGAAGCATTATTAAGTTCTAAGACTAGAGCAACTGAAAGGTTAATTGGTAATATTAGAACTGCTATTAATACTGGTAATACTAACTTCTTACCATTATCTAATCGTAAAATTAAGGGACATAGTGCTGGCTGGTTTATTAAGGAATGTAGTAGGTACTGTAACTCTGAATGGAAGGTAATGGATGTTCCAGAATTAACATCTTTAGGTATGATGTTACTCTTTAATAAGAGGGCTAAATACTTTGATGTATTAGTACTAGACAACACTCCATTAAAGACCCAACTAAAGTTCAAGAAGGGAACTACAGTTCTTGGTGAATATGCTTCTAATGTAGAATTGGAGCAGAGAGGTATTCCAGCTTTGGAAGGCATTGTAGGTAATATAGACCTAATGAAAGCTATGTTAGCCTTAAATGAACTTCCAGATTTATTCAGGGAAGGTAAATTTAAGTTAGGTGAAATTAGAGTTCTTAACCAAAAGGATGAAACTGGTATGCACACTAGTGCTTGGCAGTTAATGCAAAACTTTAATGAGCTTACTAAGAATGGAAGAGCTGGTGTAGATAATAACTTCTCTACTGGAAGAATACAATTCTTGGAGAATTACCAACTAGCTTACTACAACATGGTTCAATTCTGTGCTTTAGGTAGAGAACAGAGTAAGTTGAATAATGTATTATCTGAGTTTGAAACTAACCCAATTATTCTTGACCACTCTATTGAGAATCTAATAAAGATGAAGAAGATGTTGGAGCAAGAATATCCAAATTTAACTGAGACTAAAACCACTGACTTCTCTTCACCTCCTGGTATTGTATATGGATACTTACTTAAAGCTATTAAGGATTTAAGAGGTATGCACTATATACAAGAGGTTAGAGATGGTAGTAAAATAGCTCTATTGATTGATAATCCAGATGTAATGGAATCAGCTAACCTTAGAAATATGTATAAGGTAACTACTGACGGTCTTGTACATCTAAGAACTAATCTTAATAACTTTGCTGCAGAAATGCGTACAGCTATGGAGAAGTTCTGGAAAGCTAAGGGTTATAGTACTGAGAGAAGGAATCTTATTGGTGACCAGCTATCTCTATTTAAGAATATGTTTGTCAAGGATAGGGATGGTAATATTGACAGCAGAATGAGAGTTAAAAGCCCATTTGTCGATAGAACCTTAGATGCTGCTGAGAAGGAGTTCTTAACATTCTGGCTAGACCGATTAAATAGATATAGGTTCCAAAATATATCTGAGTCGGACTTAGAGGAGATGAGACTAGACCCTGATAGTGCATACTATGATGTACCACTAATGGAAGCTAGCTCAGCTACTAAAGTACAAGAAGGTGGTAAAGGATTAATATCATGGTTTAAGAGGAAGGTAGACCAGTTTAGAAACCCTAAAGAATGGGCAGATAGACTTATTACTGGAGCATTGGATTCAGAGCATGGTGAGCAGTTAAAGGAAGATATGGAGAAGTATGAGATGATTGATATGTTCGAATATAGTGATAATCAAACATCAAGAAGCAATGCTTTAGAAGAGCATGATACAGTCTTCTTTGAAACCAACCTTAATGATATTATCTATTCTTATGCCTTTGTTAAAGAGAGGAAGAAAGCCTATGATGAAATCCTCCCAGTAGTTAAAGCTACTATGGTTGATATGCTTATGGAAGCCAACTTCCAAAACCTAGACATTAAGAATACTGTTGGATATACTAAAGATTACGTAAAGAATAAAATCATTGGTCAGACACTAGTTCCAGAGAACTTAAAGGGACTATCTCACTACATGGGCATGATTAGAAACTTTACTACTACTGCTGCCTTAGGTTTCTCTCCCAAATCTGGTCTATTCCAGATGATGGAAGGTTTCTGGAAGAATGCAGGTAAGGCTATTATTAGACCTATGGGTACTAACCAATTTGGTTGGGATGAGGTACAACAAGCCATGAAATGGGTAGCTGGTGATATGAAAGACCACTTTAAGATAGTGTCTTTAGGTGAGTTAATAAATGAGCAGTATGCTATCAATGACTTTGATTCTAACGTATATGATAAAAGGCTAAGGGGTGAGCCTGGTTTTATAAACTTCCAGGGTAAGATGCTTTGGACAACCTCTGCACCTGACTACTTTAATAGGATGACTCTATTTGTAGCTCAAATGATTAAGGATGGTTGTATAGATGCATACTCTAAGAAGGGTAATAGCTTAGTCTATGATTGGAAGAAAGATAAGAGGTTCTCTGCATATGCAGCTGGTAATAAGTCAGATTCTAAGTATGGTTATCAAAAGGCTTTATATGAAGCAATGATAGACCAATTTAGAAATGAAGGTTGGAAGAATGATAAAGGTCAGCCAATCAGCTATGGTGATGATTTACCAATGGCATATACTAATAAGGAAGCACAGAGTCTGAAATCATTTGCAGACCAGACTTATGGTTACTATTCACATGAAACTCAAATGATGTTAAAGAGTTACTTCCTTGGTGCTCAATATATGCAGTTTAGAACTTATTGGTCAGCTTTAAAGAATAGATACTTCCTAAGAGGTGGTGTATATTCTCAAGGTAACTTCCAGCAACTTGTAGATGAAGCTGGTAACAAAGTGTATAAGAAACTCGTAACTATTAATGGTGTACAGCAATATGTTCAGACTACTGAGAATACTGGTGAGCCATTTATGGTATGGAGAGGTAATTGGCAAGAGGGTATCTTTATGTCAATTAGAGATGGATTTAAAGATATGCTTGAAGGATTCCGTGATGATGGATTAGCTGGTGCATGGAAAGGTGCTAAAGAATTTTGGCGCACGGATAACGAGGAGCAAAGAAGGGTAAGACACGCCAATTTGAAGCAATTTACATATGATATGGCTCTTTGGACGTTGATTGGTGGTCTACTCGGATACTTCTTAACCCAGTTATTAAAGGAGCAACAAAAGGCTGATAAGGGTCGAAATTTAAGTTGGGGAGATGTAGTGCTTAGAGATGCAGAGAGTATCTTAGTTTCTTCATTAGTTACCTCAACTGATGATTTAGGAGCTTTTGAATCAATGCTATTACCTCTAACAGATTGGACTCCACCATCATTTAGAATGTTAACCAATATTTGGAATGATGGTTGTGCAGTAATTACTGGAGATAAGGATTTTAGTAAGGCTGTCATAAATAACATCGGTGTACTAAGACAAACTAGAAACTTCTGGTACGATGCTAGTGAGGCAGTGGAAAGTGCAATTGAGTAATGTTAATAGGAATTTCTGGTAAGAAACAATGTGGTAAGGATACTATATGTAGAATAATTAAAGCATTAGATGATAGGTGGATAAAACATGCATTTGCAGATAAGCTAAAACAAGCTTTAGCTGTAATACTTGATGTAAAGGTGGAAGCCTTTGAAGATAATATATTCAAGATGTCAGATAGTACTATTGCTAAGCCAGAGGGAGGATTCTATACATATAGAGAGTTACTCCAGAAGTTTGGAACTGAGGTTGGGAGAAACATTAGCCCTAATGTATGGGTGGATGCTTTGTTCTCTAACTACTCCTTAGAGAATGACTTTTGGGTTGTAACTGATGTAAGATTCCCATCTGAGGCTAATGCTATTAGAGAGCATGGAGGTATATTGATAAGGGTAAATAGGGACACAGGTTATGTAGATAACCACCCATCTGAAACTGCATTGGATGATTACATAGACTTTGACTACATTATAACCAATGATAATTTAGATGATACTATTGAGAAAGTAAAGAATATAATGAAGGAAAACTACTTCATATAAAACAATTAGGGCAACACTGGTAGGTAATTCTACTGGTGTTGCCCTTATTTTTTATTAGTCCTTCTTCTCTACATATTCAGGCTCTCTTTCATCCTGCTGCTTTAGATAAGTAAACATCCTCTTACCTAACGCCTTATAGTCTTTATCGTCCTCTGACTTAGAAGCTCTCTTAGCCATTCTAATTAGAGTTCTTGTATTCTTCCTACTAAAGATTCTCTCACCACCTTCAAGTTCCATTTGAGTAGAACCATCTGGTGCAATTACCTTCATCTTAGGTAATTCCTCATCCTCTTCAATATCAAGTTCATCACCTTCTTCAATTCCAGAGCCTTGATTAACTTCTAATACAAATTTAACATTATCTTCCTCAGCTATATTCTCATTTTCAGGTTCTCCCTGATATACTGATATTACTTCGAAATCTTCATTAATAAAGATGATGTCTAATGGAATCTTAGTATCTTTCATCCAGAATCCTACAGTCTGTGGTTCTTCAAAGAAGAATAACATGCCCTCATCATCTTTCATTTCTGTAACTCCTTGTAGACCCTTAATTCTCTCCTCTTCAGTCCTAGCACAAGTCACATTATACTCTCTGTCTCCTATTTCAATCTTCATTATTCAACTGTATTTAATAATCCTGTGTTGTCAACTGTATTCTCAAGAATCTCATGTACAAGTAACTTACCTGCTTCGATAGCTGCTTCATCAGAGCCGTCTTGCATTAACTTCTCCAATTGTTTAGTAACATCAAGATTGAAGATGATTTCTTCCCTTTCTACCTCAGCGTGCTGCTTTATATCACCACCCTTCTCCTCAGTAATAACTGGAATACCTTTGGTAGTTACTTCCTCAAACTTCTCATCCACATTCTCTAAGTGATGCTTATGAGCGTGTAATGCTCCATCTGGTATCACGTTAACAGCTCCACCATTCTTGAAGCCAGCTACTTCTTCCATCCTAGCTTCTTCCTGAATCTTCTTCCTCTTCTCCTTTTGACCTTTAGATAGTTTAACCACCCTTTTTGCAAAGTCTTTATCCATCTTTAGTCCAGATTTACCAGCCCTCACAGTATTCTGCTGATAACCTCCATTTAGTTGTAATTGAGTTCCTAATCCAAGTAAAGGATTGTTAGAAGCAGTGAATGCCATCTGTGCTTCATCAGCTATATTACCCATTTTAGATTGTTGCATTTGTGCATTATGTATTTGCCTATTAGCCTTATTCCTAGCACCACCACTAAGAAGACCATACTTCTTTCCACTCTTAGTAAGAGCATCATCTACTGTAGCTTGAGTTCCACCATACGATGAACCTACCTGTTCGAATGCTTCATTATCTTTAGTAATAGTATCTGCCTTTTTAGCACCTATTGCGTTAACTAATCCTAAAGGAGTTAACTTAAGGAACTTACTATCTAATACTTTATCAACCCCTGTCATTTGGTCTGTACCTACACCCATTGCTGTTAGACCATCGGATAACAATCCACCTACCTTCATAGCACCACCAATAATAGTACCTACTCCAGGAATAGCCATTGCAGCGTTAGCAGCAGCATCATAACCTTGATTTAAGCCTTCAGTTAAAGCTGATTGTTCTTTCTTTGGAATTAAACTTCCAGCTATATCAGCAATACCCCCAGCTACACTCATGGTATTACCAATCTTAGCTTTACTAAATAAGCCACTGCCAGGATTGACTGTAGAGGAAGTTCCTCCAAACTTCTTCATATCCTGCATAGCCTTATTAGAATCTCTATTAAATTTTAAGGACATACTCAATGGGTCTCCCATCTTAGCATTAAAATCTATAAGATTATTAATTGGAGCCATTATCTGCTCAGCAGACTTACTAAATTCAGAAGCATAGTCCTTCATTATAGGTGTAGTAAAACTATTAGTTACTATTTGTGGACTTTCAATATTACTCCCACTGAAGCTCTTCATCTTGTTAAAATAGTCAGAGTTACTAGATAAAAGACTGGGAGGTTGAGGTAAAGGAGGAGTTAGATTACTCCCCCCTGTTAATACCCCTGAATTTCGATATTTCTGTATACGTTTACGCATAACTTACAATATATAATGTTTTTAAAGCTGTTATTATAGCTAACTCATTACCAGTATACCTCACCTTAATCTTTACATATTTGTCCCTAATTCTAGTCTCTTTCCTTTCATCAGACCATTTATTAACGTCTAATGATAAGAAGTCAGCACTATAACCTCGGTCTCTTAATTCAGATGGAATATCAGAATCACTAGTAATGTTAAGAGCAGTCATACTCTCTGGTAATGGATTATTAACTAGGTTAAGAGGAGGATAAGTATTACCATCCTTGTCTTTAACAGTCCAGGCTAATTCATTCTTAGCCCAGTAAGTTATAGAAGGAATTTGAATATCCCATTTATCCTCTAGGTAGTCCATGTTACCATTTATTCTACCATATTCCATAACCTCATACCATTTACCATTTTGAACTAGTACATTTGTATATCCAGCCGATACAAGTGAGCTATATCTATCTTGAGTTATCTCTTGTAAATATCTCTTCTTAAAAGGACATGCTTTGATATGAGTAGCTATCTTAAATTCATTTAGTTGTTTATCATGCACAATTTCTGAACCAGATATGTATTGGTAATCCCTACCTGCTGAGGTTACAGACTGATAGTGGTCTTCAATCTCATTCAGACTATCTACCCTTGAATAGAATAGTGGGAACATAATCGACATATCTTTATACTTAGTAGTACTGTATAATATGTCTCTTTGTTCGGGTATAATATCCAAGTAGTCGTGATTATAAACTATATCTGCACCATTGTATTGGTATAGATGTTTAGTAGCCTCTTGCCTAAAATAAGCATTCCTTTTATCGTTGGCAAAGTTATATACTTCTCCGACAACTTCAAAATGGAAGGATTCAGGTTGAGTCTTATTGCTTATAATCTGCAGATTATTGAAGATTTTATGTACAGATGGATTATCAACCACAATAAATTCAAACTCAAACGGATGTTGCTTTCCATACCAGTAGCAAGAACTAATAGGTTTCTTAGTAGTCATTAGTCCAGCTTGACCATGTTTCCAGAATGAAGTAGTAAGTAAATCATATCTCATCTTAGTAACTACAGTTACATTAGAATACAATGTTTTTACTATGTTCTTAACTTCACCTTCAACTAAGTCAGTTCCCTGATTATAAACAACAGCTTTAATAGGTATTGTCCATCTACTATCTCCTACAGAGTTAGCATTAACAGATACTTGATTACCATTGGTAATAAAGAACTTGTTTCTAACCCTATCATCAGCAATACTATATTCAATACTAGAACCACTAATATCTAGATTTAATTGAAGATTTCCCAGTTTTGCCTTACCATCTACAACTGTTAGTACATTATCAACTATTGCCCCTCCTTGCATACTAATAAGAGGGTAGTTAGAAGTTAATTTAGTAATAGTCTTAGATGTACTTCTGTCAAAGCTAAAGAATATATTGTCAATATTCTCAGAATATGATGGAACCCAGGAGTAGAATGTTACAAACTTCTGCATAACTTCATTATAACATAAGTTCCAAACATTCTCCTCTAATGTATTAATATCATCGTAGAATGTGAACATTACATCTTGCTTGAATCTATTGTAATGTGTTTTAACATTCCTAATGCCAATAATCGGGGTCTTCTCCTTCTCAGTAAGTGAGATATTATCATTCAAGAACTTCTGTACTTTAAAATCTGAGATAACCTCGAACAGTTGCCCGTTAGTCCTCCAAATCTTCTTCCCAACTGTATCTACTCCATAGACGTAATACGGAGTTTTTATGACACTTTCACCCCACTGAGTACCGAATGTATCACTAAGCATTTTGGGATTCTCTGGTAGTACATTAGAGGTGTTTATGAAGATATTTCCGCCTGCACCTTCCCCTGCAACGGCTCTTTCATTGACTGGTATCAAAGCAACACCATGTTCAAATACACAGATAATGCTACCAAACCATTCAACCAGTTTAACAATACTACCATAAGTTAATGGATAGTCCCTATAGTTCATTAATTTAAATACCCTGTAACCATTCTTGAACGAATCGTTGACATTTATATCAGAGTACATAACTCTAATATGGAATTTATTCTTAATAGCTGGAACATTAGGTAACTCGTAGTAATATTTATCAGAGGTAGTGCTGCTAATACCTGCATTTGTAACAAATGACTCTGGTATCTTAGATTCTCCAGTTACTGACATTGCTTGTAATGGATAGAATCCTCTAGCTTTACCAGTTAATCCTAATTCAGAAGTGTATGACATATCAATACTTCTCATAGATAGATTGACGTTACTACATACCTTTATAGTAACCCAGTGTCCCATCTTAATAGCATTAACATCACCTCTATTAATTTTACCATTCTTCTCACTATCCCCAATAGTATAATTATCCTTCCATGACATTTGGTCTACAATATCATCATTGATAGGTGCTGATGAATCTTGGAAGTTTCTACACATTCTATGTGTATAATTACCTATGTAGCAATCACCTCTAAATAGGTTCTTAACTATCATAGTATCTCCGTCCTCGTCTAGGTCACTCCACAACATTCTATTGCAGATTGCATAGAAGGAAGAAGAATCCTCATATCTAATTTCGAAGTATGTGTCTAATAGGTTCTCTTCATAGTTAGGAATCTTAATATCAATAAGGCTCATCTTATTAGTATTATAACCCTCCAAGCCTATATAAGGTCCCCAACTACCTCTTAGTAGATTCCTCGCGTTAGTAGATTTATTGGTATAGTTATAGTAAGATACTCTCCATGCTTCCTCAGCTTCTCCAGCTCTAGCACTAAATAACTGTTTCTTGCCCTTTAATGCTTTAACATTATCACCAATAGCCATAATGTTATATGTTTCATCTTGGGTAGAATCATTAATAACATACGATAAGTTGTAGAAGTGAGTACCACTTCTATCAAAGTACTTCTTACTAAACTGAGATTTAGCCATCTTAACCTCAAACTGAGTACCAGTAAATAACTGGTTAAAATAGGATTGCCTTAGTTCAAACTCTGGGCATAAAGCAGCATACCCTTCTAATACGTTGTCCTTACTAATATCATCGCATCTTCTATCGAAGTCATGTGTCAGAACCCCATCATTATCCAGGAATCTTTCTACTCTATACTTATCAACACTTGATGGAAGAACTGGTAAATGGCTTGTATTCTCTAGTCCTATAGTTACAGCTTGGGCTAGCGTAGTAGGTATTCTCTTCTGTCTTACAAAGAAGAATCCTTTAGTATATCTCTTTAACTCCTTAACAGCTGCTTTGCTAATTTTAATATCAAACCCAATTGGGACTGTACCACTATCAGCTAATTGATTACCATTGTACTTAATCTTGACCACACCCTTAGAGTTCTCATTCTGACTGTCTAACTTACTAGTTTCCTTATTAATGGGAATATATTCTCTATTGGCTTGGATAACAGCTATATTAGTAGTACTATCGGGGTCAAAGTCTTTCTTAAATAATGGGTAATCCTTCCAGTCTATTCTGTCAGAATCACCAGGCACAGCTAACCTACTAACACCTCTAATATTAAATACTGGTGATAAGGTATAATCATTAAGGATGTAAACTACTCCAAGTCTGTAGATTTCATCGTTCCAATATCCGAGTTTATTATAGATGTTCATTACATTATAATACTCATACTGTCCTGATTCATCCTTATAATCCTTATCAACCCTACCTATATTATTCTCTACATTTAATTCTGGTAAGAAATGTAGGGATAGGTCGGTAAGTTCCTTATACTCAATATCTGGATTAGCTACATTACCTAAGAATAGCATATTTTGACAAGTAGTCTGTGCTGCTGCACTATTAACTACATTATAAGCAACATTAATATCATTAATACTAACTGCTTGAACTGTTTCAAATCCAGTAATGCTAATCTTAGCCACGTTGTTATATACTGCAAACCTCTTTATAATCTTAAATGAAGTAGTCATTTCATTTCCATCAATATCTGATGTACTTCTTGTATAATATACTACCACATTATTGTAAGAAGAATCTATATTAGTTAATAAGAATGAAGCTGACTTATAACTGTTCTCATCTCTAATTCCACCTTGTATAGAGGATGGGTCATTCAAATTACCAACATGGCAAGTTACTATACCTGACTCAGCTATAAAATCTGTCTCATTCCCATCTGAATCTGATAGCTTAAAGTAGAACACATAATTACCAACTCTTAAATTGCCACTGGTATTTAATCCCATGAATGTCAAGTTGGCTATGTTATTAGTCTTCTTATAAAGAGATATATCAGATTCAAAGGAATCTATATCATATATATTAGTGTCGTTATCTCCTTCCCTATCTACGATTTGATATGTATTCATACCTGTAGATGAGAACCTTGTATTAATTAACTTAGGATATGTACTTCCATCATTAAGAATAAGGTTTACTGAACCATCATAAGATTGTTGTGGAACAATATCAATAGGATGGTTCAGGTCGAAGCTGAGTAATTCTGTATCTAGGTTGATTAAACTACCTTTAGGATACACAATTACTCCGTTCTCCCTTATATCTTCATTAGTTCTAAGTACTCTCAAAGGATTGTACTCATATACTAATGCCCCTTTCTGTTGAAGTTGATTTAATCCTAAGTCAAGGTTTAATACCTTACCACTTAGTGATTTGAAATTCATATATTACGTGTAAATAGATTTGTTACTCTTTAAGATGTTGATTGCTAGGTCTGGTGCATCACTATCCTTACCTTTTTTCCAAGTTCCTATACGAGTACTAGGTGATTTAGCTAGGATTTCATTATAATACCCATCTGGTATCTCCCCAGATAAATTCTCATAGGCGTATGATGTAACGAACACATTATTAAATGGTTCATCAAATGTCCATGTATAACCTTTCCAGTCAACTAGTGTTTTAGCTGATATGGTCTTAGGTTTATACGAATTAAAGGTTAAACTACCATCATTATTAACAGTATAACCAACACTGGAATCAGCTATATAAATCTTTCCTCTTTCTATGCCAGATAGAGAGTCAGAAGCAACTGTATATGCTGAGTATGCATTAGTATAACAGTTAAGAATATCCGCATCCTTAGAGAAGTCCAAATCATCACCTATAGAAACTACAGTAGACATAGATTGATTCTTGTGAATACTGAATATAGGAAGGTAATTATTTAAACCTTCAATAGCAGCCATCCATCTAGTCATATGCGTTTCAATAGATGTAGTATCACTTCCTAAGAAGAAGTCTACATTTACATTAGTACCACCATTAGGAACTCCTATGTTGATAGTACATAATGTATCTGATGCTACATGATACACATAATCAAGGTTGTTTGGTCCAACAAAGTTAATAGTTTTACTTCCTTTTTGTAATATCAATAACTGGCTTAATAAGCACCTAATCATTTTATCTACCCTAATAAGATTGTCAGTTCTGTTAGAACCATTAGAAGGAGTAGTAGGTGCAGTACGTCTTGAAGCTAAATTAACTGGATGATGAACTCCATTAATATCTTTCCATGTTGCAAATAAGAAGTTGTCTCCTCCATCTACCTCATTCTTACTACAGCTCCAGCCATCAATAGTTCTTCTAGAAGCATTGTACCATAATGATGCACTATCTCCGTCTTTACCTCCGAATATACCTACAGTACCATTACCCATGTTGGATAAGCTAGTTTGTAATCCTGTATCATCAACTCCAGCACCACTATTCTGACCACTACCTACAGCAGCGCCACTAGCAGTTACAGAGCAGTTATATTCCATATTCTTATCACTGGCAAGCACACATCTAAGGTTTCCATTCTCTTCTCCGAATGAGAACAGTTTCTCCTTCTGAGTTAAATCCATAGATGGTTCATAAGCGGGTCTCAATACTTCTTGGCTTATTGTCTTAGAAGCTATAGCCCCTGCATTTGAATAGATATATCTAGTAGTAGCTAACTGTCCTACTAACTGATTATTAGTCCAAGAGAAATTCTTAGCAATCTTTGAAGATGGGTCAGTTATACTAGCAGTTAAAGTAGAGTTATTGTTAGGAGTTACTTCTGAATGGTCAAAATCACAAGAAGCCACACTTGGAGTAGTTCCAAAATAGTTGTCAACAATCTTGGCATCTGGAACACCAGCATACATCTTCTTATCATAATCATATCCAGCAGCTGGTGTTACTTTAACTTCATAAGTTCCAGTTTTACCTACTTCATATTTATAACCAGATACATCTGTATCTAATGAAGGTACTTCTGTAACAAACTGTGATACACTAACCCTTGTAATAGTAGATGGGGAGGTAGCTGCACCAGCTTTTAACGTAAGTGTGGGCACTCCTGACTTTTTAACTGAAGTATTAACTTCACTCTTAACATCTAATAGGATTCTCTTTCTTGAATTACCATTAGGAAGTCCAGTATTGAAGTCTGGAATCTCTTCATAGAACTCGTTGAAATATCCTCCAGTATAGATTAGCTTATATCCTACTGTCTTCTTAACTCCAGCTACGTACCTATCAATTCTAACTATATAAATCCAATTCTTCTGTATTGTGCTATCATCAAATGGAATAATTTCTTCAAAACTTCCATTATAATATTCCTTAGAGATTGCATACTTGTAAGAACCGTTTAGATTAGCCACATTAGCTGCATTACTAGACTCAGTAAGGCTTATAAATGTGAACTCTATCTTCTCAATGTCAGAATCCTCATTAAGGTTGTAATAGTCATATCCCCAGCCTATCTTTAGATATGTGTCAGTAACAAAGAAACGCCACTCTCCCAATACTTCTGAATTAGTCCTAATGGCATCAAAGTCGATAGTACCACTCTTAGCCATTCTTTCAAGAACTCCATAAGGGCAAGCTGGCATAATCTTATATTGGGTTTTACCAGTTTTACCACTCTTAACAATAGTAGACTGAACTGAGGATGAATCAGCTTCAATTAGTCCAACATCATCAGGATTATTCTTAGTAGTACCCTTAAATATTCCAGTAGTTTCTCCTGAGAACTCTACACTAATAACCTTTGATTCATCATTACATGAATACTTCCTAATAAGATTGAATGTATCGAATGTTTTTAACTCAATTACAAGAATTAATGCTCCAGATGACTTAGCACTAAATACCTGCACTAACTCTTTGGACTTAATAACATCCAACATAGGGGTATTACTATTCTCATAAATCCATAGACCATTCTTATATATCTTTAGATTCTTTTCATCTATGTAGTCAATGCTTCCACTACTATTTATAACTCCCAACCTTAGTTTAATTGCCCCTCTATTGATTGCTTCTTTAACAGCAGAATCTATTGAATTGGTAACTATCACAAATCTATCTCCAGGATGAAATATCTTTACTTCATCGGAATTATTAACTTGGAATAGCTTTTGTTTAAAATATTCTAACTCTATATAAGGAACACTTCCCTTCATCTTTATAAAGTTGGAGAACTCAAATTCAATCGGAGTAACATTTAGGTCTTCACCCTCATATAGTTGCTGAGGTGATGGGAATGAGCCAATCTGACTCTTACCAGTAATTGGGTTATGAGCTGCAACATAAATAATACCTCCATGTTCTTTCATTCCTACAGGTACATACCCCTTATCGAGATAGGCTGTATGAACTTCTCCATTTCCCATATCATTCTGTAATACAAACTCATTACCATTATATGTTATTATAGTACCATTTAAGCAGTTTGTTAATACGTTACTTGGAGTAGTTAATGGATGTAAATCCATTATTAAACCCTCACCAAAGGTATTAATTGCTTCTTTTCTCATATTTTATAAGTTCATAGTTGTTACTACTAATAAGTATGTCCTTGAACGTACTTGGATTATCTCTTACTAATGCAATCTCTAAATCATTGCATTTCATTGTATCTTTAAAGAATGTATATCCCATGTCTGTAATATATCTAAACCTTACAATATATTTAGACCAGCTGTAGAATACCTTAGCCTCATCAAAGACCTTCATTCCGAACTTATTATGGAATATAAAATTCTTCTTCTTCCTTCCTCTTCCAGTAGTGGATTTAACTATGGATTCATATTCCTCATCAGTTAATCCTATATAATAGTACCCATCCCACTCTGTAACTTTCTTAGAGTATAATACTCTTAGCTTCCTCCTTAACATTCTTCTATAGTAGTTGTAATGCTTAATAGAATCACGTGTAAGTTGTCCGCAGTAGAACCAGTATCTGTACTTAGTACTACTAATAAGAGTATCACATCCTCTAAGATTGTAATAATATAGCATTCTCCATCCGTATTCAACTGCTCGTTTAACATCTTCTGGAGGTACAGTAGGGAATTGGGCTATTAGGTCTGGTAAATAATCATTGACACTTTTAAGCATTAATAATATTGTTTACCTTGATTTGTGTGTTCTAATATCCTATCTCTATGCTCAGGGTCAAGATATATTAACTTCTCCCTCATAACTCCCTTAGATTGGAAGTGGAATACCATTTGATATGCACAGAAGTTGGATGCTAGAAAGTCTACCTTAGCCCACTTACCATTTCTTCTTGCTTTAGAGAACTCTTCCCTCTCAAATCTCTTCATCTTTAACTCAGCTCTTCTTGACCGAGTTGGGAGAGTAAATGTAGCATTATTCTCAATTATATCTTCCAAAACCATATTCAAGGCACTCTTAAATATCTTTTTAGCAATAACTTCCTTGTGCCTATTACCTATTAATTCCTCACATGCCTTTGATGTCATCTTCATCTTCTTAGTGGGAAAGGAGATGAATAATTCATCTATATTCATGGCATATCCTGTAGCGTAGTTCATTTATTTTACAAATTTCCAAGTCTTATTAAATATCTTCCTATTCCAGCTTGTTTTAGCATCTAAGATTTCATTCATATCGTTCTGATTGATATACATTGGAACTCTGGCAGCATCACATAATTTATACCATCTTTGCTCAAGAAGTTGTGCCTCTTGTAACATATTCTGGCTATGTGTAACCCATCCTTCTTTAAACCTTTTAGTGTATGCACAATAACAAGCTATAGCGTCTTTCTCCTTTTCATTTATAAAGGGCAATCCATCATCATCCAATAGTATCCCCTTATATAGTATATTAACTGAGCCATAATCCTTATCAAAGTAAAGGGTATCATTGACTCTCTCATACTTGGCTAATTTACCACTAATGTAAAATGGATTGTTGTAAACCTTACGACCTTCAATATAGTTCTCAATAAACTGAGATTGGTAATCCCCATTAACTGTATCGTTAGTAGTGTATCTCCAATCCTCAAAGTCATATGTTACAGCTTCTACAAAGTCGCAATTACAAGGAAGCGTAACAGTAAGAGTTTCGCAATCTATCTTACATCTATATCTATATAATTTAGTCTGCCTATTACCTATTTTATTCCAGGCAATCAGACCTATTTCCTCGAACTCTTCTGGAGCTAATTCTATACCATATAATAGGTTAGCTTGAGCATATGCTGATTGAAAGTTTTCCATTATTTAGGAGTTTGGTCATTAGGTAATATTGGAGCAGCTAACTGTCTATAATAACGTAGCTTCTTCTCTGTTAATCTCTTCTTTATTTCTGCATCAATGAAAGTCATATTATTAATGTCTAATGCTGAACAGCATCCATACGTCTGTAACTGTCTTGGGTCTTTAAATATGCCAACTACAGATACTTGCTTAATAACTGGCAGATTGAATATCCAGCAATCATACATATTATTAGCATTTGGAGTTACATCCACATATACATAAGGTCTGTTCTTAGCTCTCTTCCTATATTTATGGTACTGCATCACAGTAGGGCTTACATACCATATAAATGGTTGACCTTTATCCACAGAACCAATGTATTCAATTCCTCCGTCAAATTCAGTTATTAACTGTGGTATTTCAAAATGGAATGTAGGAGTACCGTCTGCTTTATTACCGCACGTACAGTTCTCTATATCCTTACAATCAACATTTATACAGTTTATAGACATTAATAAATCCCTTTTAGGAATAAGTCCCTTCATGGAATATTCCTTAATGATTTGGAGTCTTTCATCTACAATATCATCTTCTAGTTGTTCTATTGATAATGTATTGGAAGTAGTATATCCTCTAAGTCCAGATACTATATCATTATAGATTGCAGATGCTAATTTAAAATAATATCCCATAAGTACAAAATAAAAAAGGCGAAGGCTTAATTTGCCCTCGCCTTCGTATTAGTAGTCTATATTAAGCTACTGGACCGTTCTCTTCAGCTGGTTTCTTGATTTCTGTAATAGTACCAAGAACCTTTAGAGCTGTTTCAAACTCAGTTGCTAATGAATCTAGTACATAGAATACGTGAGTAGTCTTTGATGTTACTTGCTGACCTACAGCTGCACCACCGAATAGACCTCTATCAACCTTGTACTCAATAATGTACTGGTTGTACTTAGCTCCTGGAACAGGAAGCTCTTCCTGATTAACAGCTTCGAACCTTCTAGCTTCAATAGTAGGTAATCTAAGGTCTTTAAGGATATGAGTATAAGTACCGAATCCTTCTACGCTCTTAGTGATTGTGCCTTCAATAACATCCTCAAATACTTCATTAGTAAGTGGGTTGTTAGCTGCTGTGTTAAGTTTTTGAATCTTAGCTTCAGTGAATAGTTGATATTCATCAACTCCATGAATTGTTAGCTTAGCATCAGAGGTCTCAACCTTGATGTATTTATCGCCATAGAAAGCCTGAATCTTATCAATAACTCTCTTGATTTCCTTTGCTACGTCAGCAGCTGCTGTGCTTGCAGAAGTGATTCTAAATTCATAAACGAAAGGCTTACCTTTGAATACGAAGTCATTAGCATAGTAGGAGTTTTGGCTTCCAGATAATCTCATGTATAACTTCAACCTATAGATGCCTACACCTGGGTTAGTAATAGTGAACTCTGCTTTACCAATAACTGGGTCAGAAGCAGCTCTCTTGTACATTGCACTTACGTTGCTCTTTAGGTATTTGTTAACACGTCTGACTTCAACGTAGTCAGAACCTTTAACAATCTTATCTAAACCAGTGGTTACATCTTTCAGTGAGTTTAATACAATAGTGTTAGTGTACTGAAACATAAATTAATTATTTTTTAGATTGTGACTGTTGCTGAGCTGGATTTGCAATAGTCTGATTAACTGCTAAATTAGTTTGAAGCCTTGGGTCACCTGCGTTCTCCAATAATAGCTTTGCCAGCTCATTTATAATCTCTTGACACACATAATCTGGAAACTCCATGACTTGTGATGTATCTTCAACCATTTCAATCTGGTCTTGTGTTAGTCTAATTTTTTGAGGAGTCTTTATATAATCAACAAATATATCAGTTAATTGAAATACAGAAGAGTCCTTGCCATACCTAATTTCAAGTCTAACTTGAGATGGATTTCCATACCTATTAACTCCTGGCTGTTCTACTAAATCTACTGATTTACCTCCAATAGTAATTTTAGTTGGAAGTGAACCATCTGTACCAGTAGTTTGCTGAATAGTTGTGTTCGGTGATATACTTCCCTCACCAGCAGTAAGTCTAACTGGATTGGTAGGCATCGTTGTAGCACTATTTACGTTGTGTATGAAGTAATAAGGATTTCTATAAGAGGGTTGCATATAGAAGTTCCTTATTATCTGTGACCACAAATCAGAGGTTAATCTCTTAGCACCTATTTGTACATAAGTACCAGCATCATAACACTCATAAGTCTTTACCACCTTGAAATTGCATACACAATTCAAAATATGTAAATAATCTAGTGGTAGATTTACTTCATAAACAGCACCATACAATGAGTTAGTTTGAGAGCTAACAGCAGCGTATGTGTTTGTAGCCAGAGTAGGCTGGAGGATGGCAGTAGATTTTAAAACTCTAATGTCATCTGTTGATTGTTGATTTACATCATAAATGTTGTACTTCTTATTAATGTATTGGTATATCGCCTTATTTAATAAGTAGTTAAAGTCCTCAAGTAAAATACTTGGAGCAGCAGTCTTGTTCATTTCAACTAATGCTCCTCTGTATACTTGTTTCGCTGTCATTTAGGTAATGTTATTTCTTAGATGCACTTTCTTCTAAGTACATATCGGGATAAGTATCTCTCTTAATAAGTTCAAGTACCTTACTGTTAGTAGGGTTCTTCATCCATGTGATAACTGCATCATCAGTTGCACCTAATACAATACTATCACCATATAGATAAACCTTGTTCTTAACATATATGACGTTTTTGTCTTTAGCGTCAATGAACATTAATCTCAGATTAATATCTCCACCAGTATATAGGTCAATAATCTTCTCTGGAGATTTATGTGATATTTCAAGCAAGTAGTCTGTAATATCTGCGTCTGGTGCATTACGCATATTCTTACCAAGTAATCTAGCTTTAAGTGCTCTACCTTCTGCACCTTTAGGGTCTCCATATATGTAAGAGTCAGCATCGTGGATAAGTTTCTTCTTAGAGATTCTCTTAGCAGTATCATATCCAGGTCTTTCTACATATAGTTCAGCTGTACCATAACGAGCACGAGCTTTACCCTCAGCTATTTCACCATCAATTAGTAAATTTCCTTTAGAGTCCCTTGCATCTCTTGATAATGCAATGAGGGGACAATGTTGTATTGAGTGCCACTCAGCAGCCTGCCATTCATCATTTAGGTTAAATGTAGTACCATCTTCAATGATGAACACTTTATTCTCAGGAATAAGTGGTTTACCTTCATTCCTGTCTTTATCGGAGATAATCATATCCCCTTTACTATCAACTGGTCTTACGCAATCAGGGAATCTACCAGTTCTTGGGTCTCTTACAGGATTCATGAAGTACTTCTGCCCAACTTTACCGAACACACTTCTTAAAATAATTATATCGTCTAAAACATCAGCCATATTAATTCGTATTTTTATTGTATATCATACATCATCTATTATAATGAGTATGAGAGGGACTATATTAGCCCCTCCCAACACATCTTGATTATATTTTTTATTTATTAGGCTTCTTTCATAATGAAGCTTCTGTATGGAGAGAATACTCCAACACCAGAATAACCCCAGTTGATAACCTTAGATGCAGCTGTAGTACTTGAAACAATACCAGAGCTTAGACCATCTAAACCACCCACACCTGGGTATTTGTTAGTAATGAAGTCACCACCCTTTAATGTGAACATTTGGATAGCTGGTTCACCACTAGTCTTATCAGCAGTAAGGTCAAGCATTAGACCAAAGCCTTTCTCAGAACCCCATTCACGAGAGAATGTTCTATCAACCTTGAATGAAATAGTGTTACCACCAATTTCATAGCTATTGAATGTAGCACCAACGTCTACATATCCGTTAGCCTTCTTAGACCATAGATAAGTTCCACAAGTTTTGAATCTAGCAAGCCATTCTGATAGGCAGCTCTGAATGTCATTCCACATCTTCTCGTTGCAGATGAATACATACTTATTACCTGTTGGGTTCTCACTCTTCTCATTCATCATAGCCATAGCAGTAGTGAATGCTTCTGGAGTAAGTTTGTTGTATACATACTTAGATGCAAACCTCTCGATTTGTGGGATGATACCGTCACCAATATAGATTGGACGACCAGTGTCAGGGTCAGAGATTGTTGGTTTACCATTCTTATCTACGTTAGTCTTATTGAATAATAGACCTTGATTACGAACTTCCAAGAAGTTTCTTAATAGATTCTTCTCAAGAGTATCCATCTTATACATTGTCTCTTTTACAGCACCATTGCCTTCACCCTTACCAATGCTGATAAATGTTTGCTCAAGTGGCTTGAATAGAGAAGTATAGCTGTCATCAACACGGTGTGTTGTGATGTAACCTCTGTGTCTCTCAATGTTAGATTGATACTTAACATAACCCTCTTCGTGTGCCTCAGGCATAGCGTTAGATTGGAAACGAGTAGTGTCACCAATTTGGCATCCGTCTAAGTCTAGGATTGAGGAATAGTCGTTATCAATTAGTCTTACCTCAACTGTCCAATAGTTATCTGCAACTCTTGTAGGTCTAGAGATAACTTGGCATTGCTGCATAGTCTTGTCAATCTTAAAAATGTCATACTTCTGGTAATAGTTCTCTTTGAAAGCCATTACGATGGTTGTACCACCTTCACCATTAGTTGCTGGAACATCTGCGAACTCAACTCTCTTAATGTAGTTAGTCTCAACTTCCCACTCGAAGTACATACTATCAATACTTCTGTATTTGCTATTTGACTTAGAATCCATGTAGAAGATGTTTCTTAGAGATTCTGTCAAGTAAGAAGCAGTTAGGTTAGGGTAAAGTCTTGAAACTATACCAAGTCTAGTTGGTTTTGTGCCTAAGAACTTATAGAAATCTTCATAAGTTCTAGTTTCGCTCACTGTAGGGCGATTGGTTACGAAATTTGCTACTATCATACTTTATAATTTAAATTTAATCTAAATCATCAATTGTTAATACTTTTTTAGCAGGGGCAGCCTTACTACCTGCTGGTTTTTTGACCACTGTCTTAGCTGCATTTGGAGCTTTACCTCCCTTAGCATCCTCAAATCCTTTATTGTAATTATACTTAGATGCCTCTGTAATCTTCTGTTTGTAATAGTCAGAGATTTGACTAAATGCCTCTTGACCTTTTAATGCGTACCAAACCATACCCACTAAGGTCTTAGGGTCATTCAACGCTTTAGCGATGTGTCTTACTCCTGCAACATCTGAATCTAAGATAAAGCTAGCAATTTCATTCATATCGTCCTCAGACAAGGTTAGTGAGGACTCACCCAAGTCAATGGTATCATTCTCTTGAATTGCAGCTACAATAGTATCTTCGAACTCTTGAGCAGCTTTCTCTGCTGCTAATCTTTGTTCTTCTTCCTCTTGTTGAGCTAGCAACTCTTCCTTCTTCTTATATTCGTTGCGGATACCTTGAACCTTCTTCTGATATAATGCTTCATGCTGTTTAGCCAATTCTAACTCAGCAGCAGCATCCTCATCAGTAAGCTCTGGGATTTTAGCTTTTAAATCTATGAGATACAGTTCATCATCTGGAATGGAATCAACCTCATAGGTAGGAGTATCAGAGTCATTATTAGCTAAATACTCTTGAATAGCTTGTTGAGCAATGTACTTCTTATATTCCTCTGCACTTAGATTATTCTCTCTAAGCTCATTAATAAGGCTCACCTCATCTTCTGCTAAACCATAATCGTCGTTTGACTCATCATAGTTTAGTATTTGAAGTTGTTCCTCTCTTGAAAGTTCATTAAAACTCTTCTCCTCAATCTCTCCTGTCTCGCTCTCAAATTTGATAGCATCAGGATTGATTCCTTTATCTTTTAGTAGGGCAACGATAATATCATCCTCTACTGGCTCATTGGATGGCTCTTCCTCATGAATCTCCTCCTCTTGTGGTACAGAACCATCAAGCCAAGGCTTCTCATAGGTGTCCTCATCAAACTCAGCTTCAGGAGTTATGTCTTCGTCTAATCCTACATCGTCAATGTCTAAATCCTCTAATTTCATTTCCATATTATTCCCTTTTAAAGTTATTTGCAAAATTAAGGAATTTTTAGGGTGTCCCAAAATGAAATATTGAAATTCATTAATATTTGGGAACACCCTTAATTATTATCCTTGTATTGCCTTGATATAATCCAATATACCTTCTACGTGTAGGCGAGCTATAGTTGCCTTACCCTCATCTGACAGTAGGTACTCTACGTCTGCTTTATTATCTTGAAACAGATTCTCAGTTAAAACTGCTGGGCACTTAGTCTCCCTGCATATAGCTAAATTCTGCTTCCAATATACTTGTGTTTGTGAATATTTCCTTAGTGTTAAACCCTCTTTACGTGCTGCCTCAAATAAGCACTCTGCTAGCTTCTTACTCTTACTCGAACTATTGTTGGATATAAATACACTCCAACCTTTAGCGTTCATCCAATCTGCCCCGCTACCAGCAGCATTACAGTGAATTGACACCAATACAGTATTAGCTTTTCCATGTTTATCACAGTATTGGTTTACTATTCGGCATCTCTGCATCAGCGGTACATCTGTATCATCTGTAACCACTAATTCAACATCAAAGCCTTTGTCTATTAATTGTTTCTTTACTTCATTAGCAATCTCCCTACAATACTTATACTCTCTAAGCCTTCCGTCTGGGCTTCTTTTACCTGGAGTAGACTCTCCATGACCTGCGTCTAATAGAATTATCATAGTTTACTAAATTTTAGGCAAGTACCAAGTGTACTTAAGTTAACCTTACCTTCTTCATCTAGTTTATTTATAGCATCCTTTATAACCTTTATATGTTCAAAGGTAAACTCAAACTTCTTAACTACTTCCTTAGATGGGTCCCATGATATTTTACCATCTTCTTCTCTATAGCCTATTAACCTTTTCTCTTCTTCACTAAACTTAACTAGTTTCACTATATCTAAAACTTCAACAAGTTCTTGTAACTTACCAGTTGTAGGCAATATGCTTACAAGTGTTAGTCTGTCTGAAACATTTAACTGTATTTCCATATACTAATAATTACGCCATCCTACTATCAATCCATTTACTATTCTTATCTTGTACTTTCCACGTTTACTTGCCCTATCAATTTCAGTTAGTTCACCAGTCCACCCACCGTAGTAACTACCTAGCTTAGGCATACCACCATTACCATCATTATCTATGGCATGACCTTGGGCATCATTACTAATCATTCCCCCATCTGAGAACATACACTTTGTAGTTATACCTCTTTCGGCGTGAATTGAGGCAGTGCAATATAGTGCCCCGTCGAAGAAGCCAGCTACCATGTAGGTGCTGTTTGGAGTTGTAGTAGGTGGATAAATTGAATCTGTGACTGCTGCCCACAACGCAGCATTCATATGCCCAGTAACCTTTATTCCATATCTGTTATCACTATTAATAAATGAGTTAGCATAGTTAAATATTTCGAAGAAAGCGGCGTTTGAATCAAATAGACTCTTGTTTCCAATTCCCAGCTTAAATCCAGCTCTAGCGTACAACTCACCATTCCGACTCTTCTCCTCTACCTGATAAAGAACGGTTTTAGCTTCATCAAACACGCTATAAGCCACTAGTTCGATATGTATTTGACCTATTCTTCCAGAGTCTGCCTCAATCCTACCTTGAACATAAGCATTTTGCATGTAAGCATTATTTAAATATGCATCCCATCCATAAATATTACCATTAGAGTCAATCTTGGCATTCATTTGGTGAGTTCCTGGAATCATAACTCTCTCTCCATTTTGCCATTCAGACCTCTCTCCCCATATTTCCAATCCATATGCTTTTACCCATCCGTTTACATCAAGGTAAATATTATCAACCTTACCTGTGTCCTTATCAAACAATCCACTTAATTTCATAGCTGGATTACCTGCAATGCTAAACACAAACTGGTCTGCATTCATATAGATTTCAGTCTTATTTCTATATGTAGGATTACCATTCTCATCCAAGATAGGTTCTCCTTCTAGATTTAGAGCTGGAACTTGGTCAATAGTTCCATCTGCATTTACAACATCTCTAATCTCTAAACCAGCATTCCTGAATTTAAGTAACACACTCTCTTCTGAGAAATCAATAACTGATGTACCATTATTAAGATAGAACTCTCCAGTTAAGAATACATTCTCACCATATAGACCATATCCATAAGGCTGTTTAGTTCCAAAGATTTCATTATGTATTCCAGATAAATTACCAAGTCTTACCTTAGTAATCTTAGTGTATGTACACTTATATTCCTTATTTCTAAATACTAGAGCAGAATCCATTGTAGGAACCTCAGTTAAGAAGTAACCATACTCTGCTGGATTGTTAAGAATATCCTGTGTGATTTGGGTATTCTCTCCATCATTTATAAGTACTACATTCTTACCCTTAGTTTGTAGGAAGATTAGTGGATGCTTTTTATCAATAGTGCCTCCGAAATTATCGGGATTTACACTTCCTGGGTTAGTGGTTTGGTAATAGAAGTCACTAGCGTCTTCCCTTACATATATATCTCCCTTCTTCTTGATATTAGCTTTCTTAGTAGCCCAAGTAGGAGTAACATACAGTACAGAGTAGTCAGGTCTGTTAAGTCCAGCTAATACATCTATGTAAGGACCACAATCGTCAGTAGAGGTAATATAAACTGCATTTTGCCTTTCAATATTATAAATATTACCCATCTGAACCATATCATCATCCTTAGCTATATCATCAAGCCTCTCATCCTTTGTAACAGTACTACCATCGGCGGTACCATTATCAGTAGTTCTTGCAGGTTCATACTCATTAGTATTTGAATTATACAATGTTTCAGTCTTATTATACTGAGTATCATTATAGCTTTGCTCAAATTTAATAAGATTACCTTCATCGTCATAAGATACTTCTGTATAAATATCAAATACCGATAAAGCCTTCTGCATTATATAAGTATAAGAGTCTACTTGGGAAGTAACAATAGCATCGTAGTATTTAATGTTTCCATTATTATACTTCTGACACCTAACTATATCTCCAGGTTTAAAATAAGGATAGTCCTCATTCTTGCACTCTACTACCCATATATTAGATACTGAGGGCAATTTAGAGCCTGACCCTTCAAGTCCAAAGTACTTATAATAGGGATAGACACAGTATAAATTAGAACCATCAGTGGATGTCTTGCCATCCTTTTTATAGTTTACTTCTCTACTCTTAGGAACTATAAAAAACTGTGTCCTCTTATTAAAGGTATCTATATTTGCCCATTTCTTTGGGACTGTTCCTGCAAGAGGTCCATCCCCTTCTGAATCCCATTCAATCACTTCCCTTGACTTAGTGATAAATACCACTTTAATATTACTCTTGTAGGTATTGAACACCTTCTCAGTTATTGTTCCAGGATTTGGATTACTAGCATTGTATTCATCCCATGATTTATCCAATACACTTAAATCATATAAGCTACTTGGTCCTTTAAATAATGGGCTATTAATTACTACTGTAATGTCTTTAATATAGATTATAAAGTTGTAATCTACAAAGGATTTAGGAGTATAGCTACCACTAGCATTAGCTAATTGTGTAGTAAAAGTCTCAGTTACAGTATAATTACTCTTTAGGTCATTAAATAAGAAATAATTATTAGAGGGTATTAGCTTTTCGAGATTACTCTTAGCATCCTCAGTTCCCCATGTACCAATCCCAGCTAAGTCACTCTGAGTTATAATCTTGGGCTGATATGCAGCTGTACACTTACTTGAGTTACTAACCCACAGACTTCCATTAGTTGCACTAATCTTATTAATGACCATTTCATACACTCTCATAGCCTTACGAACTACAAGATAATCCACAGTTAGTGTATTAGTATCAGCATCTAATCTCCATCCATAACCACCAAATCCTGATGCAAATTCTGGAGAAGTAAGACTTCCACTTGTTACTAAGTCACCATACATACGAACATTCTGGTTAAATGTCCAGTTATTCTCCGATACACCCTTACCCTTAAATGTCCAATTACCTGTGATATATTCATCTACTCTTTTCTTAGCCAAATCATCAGCAGCATAGCCACCTATAAATTCGACATTTAAATTATTAACTAACTTAGAAGAAGCTACTATTAAAGGAGGTCCAACAGTGTTAATCTCTAATTGACCTGTCATTGTGTCTCCCTTACGCCTTACATACCCATCACCAGCACCTTCTGCTGCTTCGATTAAAGCTACATATCTCTCATCATAAGAAATATATAGTGTAGTAGTAAGTGTATTATAAACGAAGAATCCATCGCCAGGATACTCCATTTGCTCCATCTCAAGTAAGCTCCCAACTATAATAGTTTGGCTTTTAATCTCTGATTCAGTAGCCTTATCAAGTAATGCTAATACATCACTAAGAACCCTTGAACTGTTGCCAGTCTTAATGTAGACCTTTCCAAGAGTTTCAAGTACTAAATCAGTGTACTTATTACCAACTATCACTTTATCACTCCCTAAGAATGACTCTGTTCTAATGTTGTCCATTGTTCGCTTTCAACGTTTTAAATATTCTCTCGAACTCATCAATGTCAGCCTCTCCAAACTTAATAGGTTTCCCAAATAGTTTAACGACATAACCATCCTTAGCACGAGTCTTCATAACGTCACGTAGCGCATTTCCAAATAAATCTATATTTAAATTACCACCCTTATCAAGGAATGGTTCCAAATACATTCCATACTTGTCCTCCATATTATTAACTACGTAAGTTATGAGAGCATCAGTGCCTATTGTGTTTATACCGAATAAGCTACCTACCAAGTTTTTAGTGAATGTGTTTGCTGCTTGAAATATCAATTCTTTATCACTCATTATTTAGCTGTTTTATTCATCATGAGTTCGTCAAATCTCTTCTTCATCTCTGGGTCACTTTCCATTAATTCTAATAATGTATTAACCTTCTCTTCTTTAGCTTTTATCTGTGATTGTATAAACTCCTTACTCTTTCTAATAGTAGCTAATAAGTTCTCAGCTGCTACTTTACCGTCAGGTGAGTTTACATATTCTGCACTAAACTTAGTACCTAAGAATGCCATAAATCCAGCTTCATAGGTCTGTTTAGCCATTTGATATTCTTGTGTTTTAGCCAATACGTTCTGCTCATCAACAGACAACGACCCAACCTCCCTGTTTATTTCATCAAGGATTGGTTGAGTCTTCTGTTGTGCTTGTTGAGCTTGTTGCATAGCACAACAGTTGTTGTTACCTCCGAAGAGTCCACCAAGTATACCGTTGTTACCACCGCAACCACAGCCGTTGTTACCTGTAAAAGCTCCAAGTGCTGTTCCAATAATACCTAGAGTAAGGGCTGCATTGGTTTTACCTTTCTTACCAAATTTGTCCTCTGCCTCTTGCATTGTTAAAAATTCTGCCATAAAATGTTGTGCTTGTGTGTGTGTGTTTGTGTGTGTTTTTATTCCCAATCTGTTAAGCGCGCTTCTTTAATTTTCATAGTGCAAAGTTAATGATTCTTAAAGGTCATACCAAAGAAATATTGTTAATCAATGTTAACTACAAAATAATTGTATTAAAATATTTAAAAATCATTTCTATGATATAACTAGCTCCTATAATTGGTTATAGCCATTCAGCAGGGACTAATCTAGCCTCTAATTGGTCAGCATTGGTAATGTTACTCTTCTTAACTCCAGTTAAGTATCCAGATACAATATTTAGTACAGGATAAGTAGCAGAATTAAACGGAGGTACAGCACCTTGCAACTTAGTACAATAATAGAACATACTACTGATGTCATTGATATTGTAACAAGTCTTCAGTAAATCTTCAGTAATTAAAAGTAGACCATAATCGCTGTCTTCCTCTTTATTAGCAGTTGACACTGAGAATAAGCTAGAAGCATTAGAAATCCTAGTATTGTTCTTAAATATGTTAACGAAGTCAATCTGAGGATATATCTCCTGAGTTCCCCCAGCATTGTATGCCCTCTTATCAAACTTACAGTTAGCCCATAATTCAGTAACAACCTTTAGATTAGGATTATTAGCAAATAGGTCACTGTTTACATCAACTCCAACCTCAATGATTGTTTGAGCAAACATTCCAGTAACATCTTCTAATCTAGTGTTATATTTAAATAAATCAGGTGGATATTTAATACCCCTAGTAAATGTATCACCTTGTAGGTTAACGAAGGCACAGAACCTTGTAGTCCTAAATACTCCAAGCATCTTAGGAGTATCAACAAGTGATTCAAACAATTTACATGGTATTCTACCTATCATACCATCCCATTTACCCGTTTGTTCAATAGTCCAATCTCCAGAATCTGGTAAGAACTTCCTAACTTGCTCTGGATAGTTAAAGTCAACCATTGAATCTTCAAGTGTACAATCAGCATGGCAGTATCTATAGAAGTCAGTAGGAATCATATAGTTTTGATAACCTATCTCAGCACGACCATTACCAGCTTGACCGATTGCTGTCTTTTGCTGAGTATCATATTTGAAGTACTTCTCAGTAAGTCTAGATTTAACATCAGCTAAACCACTCTCTGAACTAGAAGCCCCTTCCCAACCATAACCATCCAAATACCAAACATCAAATGCCTGTTCTCCTGGATTATAGTCTGGACTACTAGAGTCTTCATTTCTATCATAATTATATGACTTCTTCATGTTACTTACATCTAACTTATAAGTAACTCTATTTCCAGCATTCTTAACAATGTGGTCTTCCCATGTTGTCCATGTACTATTAAGGATTAACTCAGAACCTATATCCATAGTTCTAGTCTCATCATATCCAAGACACCAACAACCTTTAAATACACCAGCCATGTTAGTAATACTACGTCTGATTGATTTAGAACCATCACTATTATCTTCACTCATAAAGAATAGACGATACGGAATATATCCAAATACTCCACTATTCTCAAAGGCGAATGATACATCTTGTAGAGGACAGTTCTTGAATCCTTCTCCTACTAACTTTATCTTTAGATTGTAGCATCCACTAAACAACCTCTTGATGTTAGTTAGACTTACACAGTCATCAAACATTCCTGCTGGAGGGAATTGATAAACCTTACCATCATTATCTAAATCAATGCCACTAAAGAATCCTTCAATACTATTAAGTATTCTGCAGTTCTTGAATAGAGTTGTAGGAATACTTTGAGCACCAGTTTCATCAGAGCATTTCAATCCATTAAATATACCAATAGCTTGTCTTAGTGTTCCACTAATGCCTTGGAACATATTAGCCATCTCTGACATATTTACTAAGGCTTCTCCACCACTATATTGGAATGGGTATTGTATAGAACTAAATGTTGGTATATACCATGTGGTACCTCCGTCAGTAATAGTCTGACTTATTCCACCAAATACATTAGGTCCAACCTTTCCTACTAATTTAACTCCTGCATATACGGAATCATTTAGAATTAGAGATTGTGCTACCTTATTAATTGTGTGGAATAGATATGTATTACCATTACTATCAGAATCTATAGTCATTCTAATCCAACTACATCCAGTAAATACTCCCTTTGGATAAGGGCTTACTAGATTTCTTAGATTTGTAAAGAATGTCTTAGAGCTTAATAAACCATCAGTAGGAACAGCTGCCCTTGTGTTTGCACAGCTCTTTAATTGCTGACAGTTTCTAAACATATAGTCAATCTTAACCAGAGGGCTATATTTACCGCCAACTGGGGCAAATACATTGTTATCTACCCATTCCAGACTTGTACTATCAAAGGCTGCTTCTGCATCAGTAAGTTTAGGCAAGAAGTCTAATACCCCCCATGTAGAATCCTTAGATGCACTGTAATCTGAAGTTCTAGAGAAGAATGGTCCAGTCAGACTAGTTCCACTAAATGCTTCTTTGATACTATTTACATTAGGACATACCCTGAATAAATCATACCAAATATCGCCAGTAATGTTTGAACAACCTTTAAACATACCTTCTAGTGAAACAACATTCTCAGTTAACCTCACCATTAGATATTTAAAGTCATTATAGGACATTCTCGCACATCCTTCAAATAAGAAGTACGCATCTGTTAGTTCATTGTCAAATGACACATTAGTAACATCTGCCCCCTCCAAGAATACATCTGTACCGTACTGAGTATAGATATTATCTGGATTTAGATAGAATTGACTACATCCTCTAAAGATTTCTCCGCCTTTAAGTGCAATATGTCCCTTTACTCTTTGTAATGACACACAGTCTCTAAATGCACCTCTTGGTATTTCTATCGGGTTAGTCTTATCGTTCTTACATCTAACTTCAACTAATTGCTTACAGCTAATAGCTTCAATGCTCTCTAAGTCATGGAATGCAGTTAGGTCTAAATACTCTGGTGTTTGGTCATTATATTTCAATGTAGATAAAGACGTATTAGAAATAACTAGCCTTCTTAAACTAGAGAAGTTAGGTTGACCATTAACATATAAAGAAGCAAGTGTAATATCAGAAGTCTTAGTATGACTTAAATCTAATGTCTCTAGATTCCAAGCACCTGTTAATTCAAGCTTTAATGATGGGTTGTTCTGTCCAGGGATACTAAATTCCTTCATGCCTGGGCAGTTATCAATAGTTACTTGTATTAATGGACTTACAGAGTTATTAACTGAAGAATAAGGAATCTGAATAGTCTCCATACTCTCACAGTTTCTAATAACCACAGTCTTTACATTCGGTGGAATGTTTAGAGTCCTTAAAGAACCGCAGTTATTTATTTCTATAGTTGTTAGCTTCAAGCAATCATCAATCAATAATGATTCTAGGAATGACTGATTCTCTAACTTAAGGTTAGTAATATCAGTTCCAGACATATTTAGAACCTTCAACACAGCTGATGTTGGGAATGTAATCTTAGTGATTGAAGAGTAAGAAACATCTAGTTCTTGAATCTTACGACAACCACTTAAATCCAATGTATACGCAGAAGCAGTAGAACCAATTAACTTAACCTTACTTAGATTTAGCTTCTTAATATTCTTCAAACCAATATCATTAGCTTCATTATATACGCCACCTTGGAAGAAGTATGCAGCATTGACATTGCTAAGTCCACTTAAGTCCAACTCTTGCAACATAGGTAGGTTAATATTATCCAAACCTGTCCAAGGATAACTCTTAAACTTAGTAAAGTCTGTTATATACTTGTTAGCATACATATATACTACAGTCTCACCAGTAGGCATAGGTAGTATTACTGATGTTGGTGTATCAGTAATCCAGAATGCACCAGTAGTTTTATCATGTGAGTAATGATAAAGTATTTGACTGCTTGCTGTAATATCAGTACTAAATCTTACCTCAGTAGCTGAACCAGTAGCTTTATTAGAAGCCCATAGACCAGTAATAGGAGATTCAATAGTAGTTGGTAATAGGTTAGTATTATCCTTATACCCATACACACCATCTAAGAACATTATTCTTTTTCTAAACCAATCCTTAACGTGCATTACACGATTACCATGTAAGAACTTTAATTGGCTAAAGTCAGTACTATCCTCATACTTACCTGTGTTTGGGTCATATGTTTTAGATATAGCAAGATATTTAATCTTGTAATCATAATTAAACATAATAGAACCTGTCTTCTCAGTATATGATTGATAATAATCCTTAATGAACTTATCGGGGTCTGGGAATAGGTTAGTTCTTAGATTCACATATAATGATTCTAAGCTAGTTCTGTTCTCAGTACTACCACTATCTATACCAGCTAGATTCTCTAATACTTCCCAAATTCTGTTCCACCAGGATGCGAAGTATTGTTTATAATTATCAGTAGATACATAGTTCTTCTCTTGTGTATACTGAGTAATACCAGTATCTTGAGAAACAATATTATACCACCTATGTAAGTGTGCCCAATACTCTACAATATCTTGTCCAGCATTGTTTAGACCAAATGCCGTATCCATATCATAGAAGCAACAATACCATACATCAGTACCCCAACTACGGATAGTTAAGTTCTTACACATAGAGTCCACACAACCAAATAGTAATGCAATCATAAAATAAGCACAAGCATTATCCCAGTTTAAATGCTGGTCACAAGCACTAAAGTTATAATAAGCATTCTTATCCAAATCATAGAACTCTCCAGGAATAGGTTTAGTTGGAGTTTGCCCAGCATCATCCATTGTATATTTCTGGATACGAGTAAGAGCCATATTAGCCATCTGGGTGTAGAACTTCTGCACCTGATTATAACCGATTGATTCATCCCTGGATGTGTACATTACATCACCCATGAATTGTACAATCTTCATATCATCCTGTTGGAATGCACCTTGTGCTGAAGAGTTTTGGTTTATTTCGACAGAATATACACCATTACTAACTCCAGTATTCCATCTATCAGCATTCTCTGTGTAATCAGTTACTAATGTTGGTCCATCTTGGTTTACCTTAGTATAGTCAAGAAGTAACTTTAATCCAAGATTGAAGAAAGCATATCTACCTAAGTTGAAGTTATAGATACCACAGAACTTAGGTTGCTTAATAGTTCCATCAGCATCAGGTGCATATCTAATAAATAGAAGAACTGGGAAACCTTCAGAAGTATGTTTAATTTTACCCCTAATAGCAGTAGCTTTATCTGCATCACCTCCCCAAACATCATTACCTAATGACATAGGTGGAGTAGCCCCAAATGGAGTAATAGATTGTCCAGATGAGTTCTTGGCTCTACCATTAACAATCTGACCAATTACTACGTTATTAACATGGGCAGAGTCTACTACGTCAGCCTTTAATGTAAATTCATTCTCAGGTAACCAATCCTCAGTGGGTTGGAATAACATCTTCTTACCTGTCTGGTCCACATCTCCCATGTAGATTTCAAAGTTCTTAGCATTATATGATAGAGAAGATGTACCTTGTAGACCAATAGTAACACCATTATTCTCTGATACACCACTGGGTGTGGTAATAACTACTTTACCTTTACTATCTTGGTAGGTAATCTTTACTGGGAACTTAGTACCCATTACTTCTACTTTATCAGATGCAGAGAATATGGCAGTTGAATAAGGCTCAAATAATGTTGGGCTATTAGATGTCTCCTCAACTAATACAATAGGGTAAGGAGTATTAACTTCCATTTGTTCAACTAGCTTAGCATATAGCAACTCACCAGTTAGGAAGCCACCTTTACCACCATCCAGAGTTTTATCCCAAATCAAGCAATTACCTGCACTATCAAACAAGTTCTTAGTCCTCAACTCGGCATCAAGAGAGGCATCAATTTGTCCTCTAACTAGCCTAGCTTGTTCTGTTGCAGATATGTAATTCTGCACAATAGCATACTCACTCTGTGAAGATGTATAAACCTTAATATCATAAATATTAACATCAGAGAATCGACTTCTAACTCCGTTATCATTTCTACATCCAAAGTAAAAGTCAGTACCAAACATCCAGTCAATATCTGATTGTAGTACTCTACTTACAGCAGATAATACACCGTTAACATAGATTTTAAAGTACCAAGCATTTCCTGATAGTAATGATACATCTAAGTCTACAGTTAGTAACTCATTCTGAGGTAACTTAACCGTTAGTGTATCAGCAGAACCTATCTTACATACAGCTTTCTCTAACGATACTTCATAACCAGTCTTCAATTCACCATCCTCATATTGACCAATGCCACATATTACTTCCTCTGGATAAGAAGAGGCATCAGCCTTGTAAGTACACGAGATATGGAATCCCATAGGTTGGAAGAATGACACACCAGCACCAATATCGACAGCAGGGAACATTTGTTCGGCTACTTCAAGATAACCATATGCTTCACCACTTAACCTTGTTGCAGGTATTTGATTCACACCATCACTATCTTGTAAGAAACCACTAGTCTTACCGTTTACACCTTTTAGTGTAAAGTTTACTCCGTCAGGAAATTTAGATGCAAATGCACCTTCATATATAAACTCTCCACTATTCTTAATAGGATAATTCCAAGTACCTGTTGCAGTATTAGGGAATCCAGTAATCTTACTAAAGTATGCAAGTAGTGTGTGCATATCATTATTAGCATACATCTCTGTACTAACACTCTCTACTATTCTACAAGTAACAGCCTTAGTATACTGTGCAGATGTATCACCAGGGTCATTAACTGCATATCCAAATAAAGTAATCCTTAGATACTCACCTGGATTATTAACAGATAGGTTTACTGTACTATATACGAACCTATTAGTCTCACTCTTGTTAATATTCTTAATTGTACCAGTATCAAGTAGTGATACCTCACCACTCCCATTCATTAGGTGGATTTTATAATCCATATTAAACGTACTGTACTTACTAAGACCATAACTAAAATAGTAGCTAAATCCAAGCTGTGAACCTTGACCGTATTGGGTCAAATCTTCAATAGTTTCTCCAGGGTTTGATGATGGAGTAAACTCTGTAATATCCTCAGTTACAATAACTAGGTTATTACTATCAGCCACAGTAACATCAAACTTTATTTGCTCTGAAGATAGTATCTCACCATTAAGAGTAGTACTAGCTTGTGCAACAAAGTAAAATCTCTGACCAGCTTTAGGATTGAAGTGTTCACTCTCAAATAGTAACTTACGTGCATCATAGCTTAATGCTCTAATAGCTGTAGTAATGTTACCTACCCTAGCTACTTCAATGCCATTAATAGTCATCCAGAACTCAGCAGGACTTTGAAGAATATTGTTAGTTACAGTATAGTTAAGAGGCACTTCTGCAACACCACCCATATACATAGTCTTAGGTGGAATAGATTGAATCTCTAATGAGATAGCTCCAGCTACAATTTTTACATATGTAGGAGTTGCGTAAGTATTATCATTGTCATAGGCAGATAATTCCACATCAGTAGTTCCTGATAATCCTGTAATAGTAATATCAGTTCTAGCCATAGAATACTTCTTCCATGTTCCCAATGTCTTATTAGTAGCTAAATCTTTAGCAATTACAGTAAATGACTTTTTAACACCACCACTCTTAATTAATATATTAAGTGTAACGGTATTAGTAGCAGTATAGACAGTAGTTCCCTCTGCAATATCAATGGTATATTCAGAGCCGTCACCACCACTGCCACCGCTACCTCCGCCCCCAATTGCACCATTAAGGTACACCCAGGCAAGGTTCTGTTCTAACTTAGTCATTCTATTATCTAGCTTTGTAAAGCCATTGTCAATAGAAACTGATTCCCCAGCTTCATTTAAGAAGCCAGGGTTTGTCAGTTCCAATTCTGAAGCATTAGAAGCACCGTCGATTACCCATCTTCCAGTAACTTCATCATAATGTTTTATTTTCATTGTAATGTCTTTTCAATTACTATATTGTTGCTTGGATTAGTAGAACCATTTCCTCCAACCTTCTTCAAGTCAGTATAAGTAATAGGAACATTATACTTATAAGCCCAAACCTTAGTATTATCCTTTAGTTGTAACTTATATGATTTACCTAATATCCTATCTCTTGCAGTAGTAGTCATTGAAGGGTTCTCTACCTCATCACCATTTCCTATATTCCATATAATGTAATTAGGATATTGTTGAGCACTATTAACTTTTACTGTAGCAGTATTAGTAGTGTTGTTCTCAATCTGACTAGCTACTGGGTAGTATTCTAATAACCAAGGAATGTTCTTAGCAGGTAACTCCTTATTAGAAGTAAGTTTATAACCAGTTGCTTGACACATTACATATCTTACATAATTCTGACTTGCATCAGTAGAGATTTGAACACACTGTCTTTCTCTGTCTGGTAGAGAAGTATACCATGTAGGAGTTAATGAAGGGTCATAAACGATAGGTTCCATTGTCCTACTAGGGTTCTCCCTAATATATCTAGAATTGGCATAAGTATGTTTATGTCCGCAAAGACATAGCTTAAATGCATTATCTTGTAACCATTGGCTGAACCAGTAATTACCAACTGTATTTAAGTGGCTACCACCTCTTTTAATATCTAAGTTCTTGTCATAAGTTCCACTCTCGTTCTTCTTTAGGTAACTCATAATCAAGTCTGCTGTGATAATAGTGAATGGTGCTTCATGGCAGAATGCAACTTTCCACTTAATCTTAGCATCAGCTGCGTGTTGTGCTAAATCAGCAGTTGCCCAATCCTTTAAGTCATTATATACGTTCACACCAGTTATATCCCCAAACACGTCTGTCCTCGCTAATTCAGTGATTTCGGAGTTCATAGAGAGGAAATAGGTATTGCCATATACAAAGCTATAGCAACAAGGTATGTACACTCCAGCAGACGAAATGGGTACTGTATAAGGGTGTTCAAATGTAAAGAAGAACTCTACATTTACGGGGTTGGTTTTACTAATATCCTCACCATCACCTAACACATATACATCTACAGGAGTTAGGTCATTGTTTCCAACAGTAAACATCTGTTCAGTGTCTTTATAAATTGCCTCTCCTCCTTTATAATAGTCAATCCATTCATTGAATCTATTACCATTCTGGGTCTGGTCTCCAGTATTCATACAGAAGTGATATGGGTTCTCAGTTTTATCTGCATCAATATACTCAGCACAGATTCTCCACATCTCATATTCCTCTGCATTAAAGCCTTGTTGGTCACTTACTTGCAGGAAGTTGAATCCATCTGTAATACACTTATCCCTATTTCTAAGTGTAAATGACCTTTCCTCAGTCCAAGCTCCTTCTCTACCCACCTTGTAGTAATACTTCTGAGTATCAGCAGGCTCATCGAAGTCTTTAATAAACTTATGAACTGTGAATGGAGTTCCATCTGTAGTTATACTTCTAATCCTATTGTAAATTTTATTAGTCCAATTTTTATGGTTGGCAGGTCTATTAGGATTTTGGCTAATATCTTCTGTATTGAAGTCTTCCTTCTTAAAAGACTCAAACTTATTCTCCTCAGTATAGTCTTCCCCATCTTTTCTAATCCAGATATACTCGTTATAATATCCAACGGATACCCAGTTAAAGCATCTAGTCTTATGGGCATCATGTCCTAACGTGCAAGTAACAATATTAGGAGCACCCTCAACTAGTAGATGTTTATTGAAGAATATATTCTTATTTTGTGAAGAGTTCTTAGGAGTATACTCTTGAATATCAATAGCTGGATTAATATTATCCATATTGATATAAGTCCAGTCCTTAACATTACTTCTAGCACTTAAAGCCTTAGTAGCTTGCTTAACTGGGTCCATATTATAGTAACGCATTAGTAATACATTACTTCCCTTAGTAGCGATAGGAGATGCTTCACATGGCATTGACTTATCATTATAGCTACCTATTCCAACTAAATCTACATACCATTTTATCACTCCATTTGTAGTCCAAGGTGCAGTACTATTCATAACAGTACCTTCGAAGTAGTCAGTAGTTTCCTCACTACTAATATAGAATGCACAATCGTAGCTAAACTTGATACAATTATCATTCTTTGACCAGATACTATGGGATTGTACTCCAGCACCTTCATCCCCAGCAATCTCAAGTCTTGTATTATTAAGAGTTGCATCTTTAGTCCAATACATATCAGGTTCACCAACCTTAATTAGTGTAGTATTGATGTTCTCTACCGAACATTGAGCACCTTTAATCAAGAATGTTCCTTGAGATTTAAGAGTACCAACTAGAGGTAATGTAACCCAATCTCCACTATTTCTTTCTGTATAATGTAAATATAGACCTTTAAGGTTTAAGTCCTTCTTACCTAGATTACATAATTCTACAAAGTTGTGAGATACTGGATTATAATCTTTATCTTCTGATGTTCCTCCACAATATACCATATTAACATATATCTTTGGAGAATCTTTAGAGCCAACTTCCTCTGGAATAATTGGGAAATATGGAGTTGTATAATAAATTCCAGTACCTTGAGTCTGAGCATTACCAGCTAAAGTATTCTTATCTAATCTATAATCATGTATATCTAACTTACCATCCTTAACCTGAATAAGGAATGTATTCTCTTTATTCGTCATGTCAGCGAACTCAATACCAATAATCTTGGTTTTAGCAGAGCTACCACTTCCAATGACTTCGGTTAATATTCCATCCATTGTTTCTGGGTCTGGTCCAGGTCCTGGGTCTTCTCCACCACCTGTACTACCTATTTTAATTAATTTATAAGTCTTAGGGTCTTTAATCCATAATGTCTGAGTATCATAACACCATAACAATTCCTTAGGCAAGAAGTCGTCTTTATTCTTTTGCATTTCAGCATATGTGCCACTTTTAATACATATATGCTTAGCATTAGGTAAATACTCTTCATACTCAGTTGGCTCAGGTGAATCAGCAAGAACTACATCCTTATTAGCTGCTTGTGTAGCATTATCCTCTTCTTCTGAAGTACCGTAGTTAGGCTCTTCATTAGGCATACCATCGTAAGCGTATCTCTGATTGTTTGTGAAATCACCCGAATCTATCTGACAGTTAAATGCAAACTCTAGCTTCTGTACCTTGTCTTGTAATACTGATATAACTTTTAATAAGTCTTGAATAACAGTACTACTTGTCATGTGTTCCTTATTCTCAGAAGTATCTATCCAAATACCTCCCTTATCTTCAGGTGGTGTATCCTGTATGTAAATTTTGGAGAAGGATTCCCAAACAAACCCATTAAAGTAACGTATCTCATTAATATCATTAACGAATACAATTTGTCCTTTAATTCTAAGGTCATCCCTATCAAGTAGTTCCTCTAAAGTGTCGACTACTACAATAGACATTCCTCCTCCGCCATCCCCTCCACCTCCTTGTACTTTCCATACATTCCACACCCCACTATAGAATTGGTACATATGGTTGTCGTCAGGTGAATTTTTAACGTAACATAGCATACCTTCCTTTAGCTTATTAGTACTAAGAAAGGCTTCCATATCACTCATATTGGTAACTTGGATGTAACCACCACGTAAATCATTAACATCTGCTAACGCAAAGTTAGCATTGTTCTTGGGTTTTAATTGACCAATTACCTCAATATATTCATTCATGCTGATAAAAATAAAGGGCTATGTATAACCTACACAGCCCTCGTTTATTATATTACGCTACGAATAAGCTATAAAGTACTTCTAAGAAATCAGCTGCATTCAACTTAGTTCCATTAATTTCAACATCGTTGCCTGCATTTACCTCAATAATCTGAGCAAACTCATCTTCACTCAATGTGGTATCAATTTGTACTTCCTCTTTTCCTCTCTTATCAACGTAAGCATTATACTCCTCATTGATTTGCTTATTCCAAGCCTCAACTTGAGCTTTATCTTCTTCTGTCTTGTCTTCTTTCATTATCAGTTCTTGATAACCCTTTGGAGTTAGTTCCTTAACAGCTTCTTGTAAGTCCTCTTCAAGTTGCTTTCTTACCTTACCTAACTCAATCCTCATGCTCATTAACTTTACCTTTAAGTCTTTGCTGAGTTCTTTGTCTCCGTCTCTAAGCAACACCTTAGTGATAAAGTTGTGCTTAACCATCATTTCATTTACTGTCATAAAATTAAACTGTTAATTGTTGTTTTAAAGCTGTTACCGTTGCATCTAATAGTTTCATACCTTTGTCCTCTAAAGATGAAGGATAGCTATTAACACTCTTGTTAATCAGTCCGTCTCCCTCTTCAGCATAACTAAATCCTCCAGTGAAAACATCTTCTAATGTGAAGAATGACCCTGAGAAGGTAGTAATTACATTATCTCCTGTAATCTGTGCATCACCCTCTAACTTTAGGTTAGAATCTTGGTTCTTTACAGTATACATTACTCTCTTGTTAAGTAATTCCATAATTAAATTTATTTAAAATTAGTTTTATTCTAAAATCTCCTTTTAAGTTTTCGAGTGCTAAGTTAATCATATTTTGGTAATATTCAAAATAAATTATCTTAAATATTCATAACTTACCACGATTGAGGTGCATATATCATTTTGAATACGAAGATGGTCTTTGGTCTCCAATCCTTTGCTGAACCGCTACCTGAATAACCAGTTCTCCAGTTACCTCCTTGTCCAGCAGTATTTGTACCATTTGTAGACCAGTTCTGATTACCATCTGGACCAAATACATCACGGTCGTTGGCATTATCTGACCTATAGTGTCCAAACCAGTGAGCGTGTTTAGGCATTTCAAGACCACTAATAGTTTTACTGTTAGCACCAGCAGTTGAACCAATTCTGTTACTTTCTATCTCACCACCGCCAGCTGTATACATACCATTACTATATGCTGATATACCATTGTAAGCAAGGATGAAGTCAGATAGATTTACAGTATACGTTTTACTACTAGCGTATGTAGGTCGATATGTTACACTGGATTTACCTCTACCACTTGAATCAAATAACTGATTCTTAAATGTAGTATAATCTGTACTCGTGCAAGTGTAGCTTCCTACTTTATATACATAGAAATCTACCATCTCACCAGGAACTCTTGATTTGTGAAGAAGAGTTTTATCCACTGGGTCTAAATTCCAATCTCCCCAGAACGTTCCTTTTCTAGTCCAAGATGTTCTAGCTGCATCAGAACCCATCAGATATGCTCCAAGAGACTGTCTATTCATGCCAAAGGCTACAGCACCTCCTACGTCATTTCCTGAATAACAGTCACTTATAATCCAATCCTTGTATTGACTATTAGTTCCAATTGTGGTATTCATCATTCTGAATCCTACCCAGTTAACACCAAAGTAATTAGGGTTCTGTTGTCCTCCGTTACTTGTATATTCACCTCTTACTTTGTGAGCGTATGTAGCTGAATTTACATTAAAGTTAGATGGGTTATACACATAATAGTCGTTCTTGCTGTTACCGCCCCATAGCCAAGTTGGTTGACCACCTTGACCAGACCAATGCCACCATGACTTATAAGAGAAGGCTGAAGCGTGTTGACCATCAACAGTGTCCGCATTAGTTACCTCATCGGCATATCTACACCTAAGTCCATCATACCTACCCTTTGTCAAATCATAGACTTGGCAATATGATATATACCAGTACAATGGTGAAGATGGGGTTCCAGCATTTCCATTTAGATACACATGACTTCCTGTACTAAATGAACCTGACTCTCCACAATATATTATTCTTCCATACCATTCCCATTTACCAGTACCAGCGGTATCAGTTATCCATACATCACCATAACTAGTACCCATGCTATTTGAAGCTGTAACAACACTATGTCCAGTTGGTATTTTAGCCCTAAATATCTGAACAAATATAGCATTAGCTCTAGAAGTCACACTATTATGGAAACCTCCAAGTCCAGGACTAGCTGCGCCAGTGTTCTTTATTCTTATAACATATCCTGTAGTATTTGCAGCAGACGAGTCAGATATTCTCTCTATAACTGTAACCTCATTACCTGCATTATTATAAAGTGATACAATACCATTACCAGAAGCAAATTCGGGGTCCGTAGATAAGGGATATCCAGTCTTCAGACCAAGTACATTAAATGGAACAACACCAACTCGTGTAGAGGAATTACTTGGATTTAATATTCTTACTCTTGGGATATAGTCATGAGTATGACTAGCTTGTGCAAATAATGACTTATTAACAGCTCTCAATTCATAACCATTCCATCCAGCCAACCATGTAAAGTCTCCATAATTCATTCCAGCTTTGCTGTATGCAAAAGTGGTATTACTATTGTTACCAATATCCTTCACATAGTTATGAGTGTGAGTACTTAATGAAATAGGTACATCATCTACAGCAAACTGACCATCACTTCTCATACCAAATCTCTTAGCATATCTACTACCCCAGTGGAATGATATAGCAGGAGAGTAGCTCCAAGCAGATTGATTATTGGTAACATTACCATATTCTCTAATTTGTATGGCACCACCATATGAAGCATCTGTACTCCATGAGTTCCACAACATCTGGGCACTTTTAGAACCTCCTACTTGCGAGTTAATTTCGTCCTTAAATGGAAGGATTCTGTTATAGCTAGAACCACCATAGAAATTACCAGCTGAGTAAACATTCTTATTAAACCAATGTCCAGCACTAGCGTTAGTGTTATAGTGCGTATATGAGCCATTTTCACTACCTATAGAGGATGCCACCCCGTTCATAGACCAGTTTAACTTACCTGTCATGGTATCTCCTGATTTACTTACCTTAGTTCCAGGGTCAAAGTTTCCTGAGTTCCATATTGTGTATACACTACCCCATGTTCCATTACTTCTGGATTTCATGTAAAGGTTGCCGCCATTATTATAATCATGATAAATTTTACATTGATAGTTAGCACTATCTGAATGCATTAGAGTAATACCATAGGCTCCTAGATTATTATCTCTCCAGAATCCTGCCCTTCCTAAATCATCAGAATTTCCAGTCCTTTCATTTACTCCAAATGACCCATATACAGAGTATATAAACTGATTAAGTGCTTTATGTCCACCACCACCAAGTAACACATAGTTATCAGAAGAACCAGTCTTTATGAATTTAGGAGCTTCGAACCATTCGTTACCTTGTGCCCCACATACTACCAATCCAGCAGGTGCTCTATAAGAATCATAAGATGTATATACTATACTCACAGCTTGTGAGTCTGCATTGGCTCCCTCTACCCATGTAATTGCACCATTTGAGTTCCATACAGGTTTATCAGTAGTGCCACACATTCTAATTCTATTGGTAAACTGTGTCATACCAGTAACTGTACCTCCAGCCAAAGGTAAGAACTTACCATCAGCCCAGTTAGTAGTTGCAATTTGTTTCCAAGCTTCCCAAGCTGTACCAGTACCAAATCTAACCCATAGGTTAGAATTGTCTGTGAATCCTAATTGTGCTGACTTACCACCAGACCAGTTTGAAGTACTACCATATTTCCTAACAGTTAATAGTCCAGTATAGCTGCCGCCATCATTTAGGTTAGCAGAACTATTACTCTTAAAATCAAGCCAAACACCAGCTCCATGCTCTTGTGGTGTAGAAGCAGTACCCCTACTATCAATGAAATTGATTGTATTATGAGAGTGTTCAGTTCTTAAACCTACTAAGTTCCTAGCATCCCATATTTTATAATCAGTTCCATTATACCTATGTTGTAAGTCAGTAGCACCACTTCTAATATAAGTAGCACCTGCCTGCATACCTAAATATGTATAAGTAGTACCATTCCACATTACAAGTCCATTACCGTTTGTAGCTTGGATTTCAGTTACTTTTAAAGTGCCAGTCATTGTATCACCAGCCCTATTTACTGCATTAGCAAATGCTCTAATGTTATCGCCATTAAATACATATGCTTTAGAGCTATCACTACCTTTAGCACCCCATATATGAGTTGGAGTAGAGTTACCCCATTCCCAATTCATAGTTAGACCGGATGCTATTGAATATCTTACATAATTAGTAAGAACATTAGGGTCATTACCTCTAATTACATAGGTAGCATCTAGGTATGTACGGAAGTTAGCTTTATCAATCACTGGAGTCCAATCACTTACCACTCCAGCAACATTTCTCCTATGCCATAATCCAGCTGTACCTGTAAATGCTTGTGCTAATTCAGTATAGTAACCAGATGTATTATGTAGAATTTTAATTCTATTGGACCAAGAACCTGCTACAGGACCATTATTTGAGTCTTGTAGTATTCCACCATAACTTCCATAGGTGGCAGCTAACAATCCAGATGGGTTTAAGTCTACCTTTAACGCTGGACCTCCAGGACTAGTAGCTCCTGCATAATTATGAGTATGGTCTCCAGTAGAAACCACCTTACCATCACTGTATAACTTATTATCTGTACCTATATATACCTTAGAATTAGTATAGGTCTGTGGATTATCAGTCTGAGTTAATGAACCTGTTAAGAATAGCTTAGTGGCTAACTTCTCAGTAGCTCCAGCTGTGTTTCTAGTATCTTGAGTAGTTACAATTACTTCATCACCACTCTTAGTAAATGTAACATTAGTTCCAGCTCTAAATGCCTTGTTAGGGGCAGTAGTTGGCTTATAAGTATCTATAACAGCATCCCCTTGTTTGAAAGCTAAATTATAGAAATCATAAGTTGTATCCTTACTACTAATAGTTACCTTCTTATTAGTTGCATCAGGAAGTAGTGTTACGTTAGTACCTTGAACTAGAGTAAATGAATTGTTAGCTGCATTGGGGTCAAATGTAGTTACCTTAGTAACAGCATCTCCAACTTGTGTCTGTAAATCTAAATTATAGATGGCTTGATGTTCAGTCAATACTTTCTTACCTAGACTATATAGGCAATTATCAGTTCCAATATATACATACTGATTACTATAAGTCTGGGGTGATGTAGTCTGAGATTCTGCACCAATAAGGAATAACTTCTTATTGATAAGGTTAGTAGCCCCAGCTGTGTTTACTGTATCACTTCCTGGGTCAGCAGTAATAGTAACATTGCCTTGACTATCTCCTGTAATGAAGACATTATCACCTTGAATAATGTTCAATAGCCTAGCAACTGAACCATCAAATGAATGCATATCCTTTCCATTGTATTGGAATCTCATAGCATTAACTACCTTCTCAGCAGCTACAGCAGTTGCATCAGCAGGTAGATAGTCCACATTACTAAATGCATTCTTACCTAAAGTCTTTAAAGTCCACTTATTAGCTACACCAGTAGATAAAATAGCTTGGTCAGCTGTTGTTCCACTACCTGTTAGAGTAGTATAAGGTTGAACGTGTCCATCTAATGCTAATATCTTTGTTGTTCCTCCTATGGTTAAACTAACTTTGTTACTGTCCGCATTTGAGAAGAATCCTCCATATAGTTTACCATGAGTCCACACTTCACCAGTGTCTTGTATATAGACAATGGCTGACCAGTATATATCTCCACTGGTATCTGCTGCACTTGTAGGTAACTTCCATGTATTAAACACACTCTTACTAGCACAGTCAATGTATTTTGTTTTAATTAGCATATTGTGTAATCACAAAGTTAATAAAAAGGAGGAACTAAGTCCTCCTGAATTATCTTGAATATGTTATATTTCCACTTGAGTCTACAGATGCCCATCCAGTTACTAATTCTCCTTCTATCCACAAGAAATCACTTGAGAATATTAAGTCAGCATTCTCTCCAATACTTTGAGGTAATAGAGAACTAGGTGTATAAGCTAATACATCACGCCAGCTATTATCAGATATTGAAGTAAAGGTTAATGTATTAGTCGCATTGTCCCAACTCAATCTCATGTTACCTGCTGCACCGAAAGTTAAATCTCCAGAATCTGTAGAATTACTAAGGATTTGGGATGCTGGTTGACCAGAATTCTGATAGTTGATAGCACGCCATGTTTGAGATACTGGAGTAATCCACGATGGAGTACCACTATTATTAATAGTAAGTACTTGTCCTACATTACCATTAGTTAAACCAGTAATCAATTTACCAGTAGTACTATCAAATATAGCTACTTGTCCAACTACTGACCTTGAAGGTCCACTTACTACACCTGTGGTATTAGTTTGTACAAATGTCCACTTATTTCTTACTTGTGACCAAGTAGAAGAAGTAGCTGCTGGAGTGCTTTCTTTACATATTAATAAGTCTCCAATTTCTACTGGCTCTCCATTAATATAACCAACACTATCAGTGTATGTCCCTGTTCCAAACGTTACTACATAAGTATGTCCTACATCTGCTGAAGGTGTAAATTTACCTGGACTTGTTGTTCCAGCTTCAACTGCACCTTTATAAAGCATAGCATTATTAGAACCAAGAATACTATCTGCATAATCCTTAGCTGTTTGAATTGCATTCCAAACCATTAAAGGAGAAGCAGCAATAGCGGCAACTATATTGGTATCATTAATGTTCTCATTATCACTAGAAGGGTCAGGTCTAGTATTTAAAATATCTTGAAGCTTCACATGACCATATAACTTAGTAGACGCACCACCATATTCAGGCTTTAAAGATAAGTGAATCTTTGGAGTAGCTTCACCTTGTACATCACCCTTTAGATTACCAATAATGTAGCCATCTAATACTGATAAGTCTCCATGATTTACACTAATTGGTCCATTAGAGTTCATACCTCCAGCTATGGTCATCTTCTGTGTAGCATCATTAAATGTTAAACCGTTAGCCTTTCTTACCTGAGAAGTATCTGCCGTATTACTAGCCTCATTATAAGATAGTAACAGATTTCTCTCTCCCATTAAGTTTGATGGAGCTAATTGTTCTACATAATCTCTGATTTCTATATTATGATTCTCTGCTAATGTAATATGTCCAGTTGCATCTACTATTATATTAGGTATTACAAAGATACTTGCGTTACCTAGATTAGTAGACTGTCCATATGAACCTGGAACTACACCACTAGCTTTATGTAATAGCTTTCTATTAGCTGCATCCCACTCCAATGGTGGTTCAGTATCTACTCTATTAAGAGCATTACTACTAATAATAATTCTATTACCATCACCCTTTCTAACACTAATACTCTCTCCAGCAGTAGACATTAGGAAGAATGAATTACCAATCTGTACTTTTACTGAACCACTAACTTCTGATATTTCAATACTAGGATACCCAATACTAAAATATGTTCCACAAGTCCACATTTCCCTTGTGTCTTCTATAAACACAATCGGATTTAATCCTTTAGGGATAGTATCAATTAATGGTTCAAATACTTCCTTCCTTTTAATATAGGCGAACTTACTATCTATAACCATTATTCAATTATTTTAGTACTCAGTAAGTTGTCTAATCTTAAAGCTGTCTGTGCTAGCGTTTCAGTAGGAATCACATAGTTACCAGTTGCATTTACGAGTATGTCAGTACCATCTAAAACTGGATTGGTTTTAATGGGTTTCTTATTAACGGTCTTGTTTCCAATCTCGTCAATCTTAGCTTGCATATTATCCAACATCTCCTGGATTTTGTCTAATATGTTAATGATTTCCTTGTTATCAAGGAATACAACCCATTTCTCACCATCATATAACAGCATCTTACTGTTATCCTTAATCCAGATATGGTAAATAGTTGGAGGAGTTATATCACCCCTCCAGAAATTTACCTGCTTATTATTTACCATTGCATCTGCCATGTTATTCAAGTATTATAGAAGCATTAGTAGTAATATTGTTAACTATCTCTTCTAATGCTGTAAGTTTGTCCATTAGTAGTTTTCCTTGAGCTGCTGATAAAGGGATGTCAGTTCTATTTGTTACTAAGTCATTAGCTATAACATTAATAACCTCTTTGGAATAGTTGAACGATTCCTCACTATTTCCACTAACTAGATTGAATGTCATTTTGAAATCTTGAGATGTAGATAAGTGACACAATAAAGTAACGTTAATAGCTCTTCTATCATTTATATCGGTAACATCAGTTCCAACCTTATTATACACAACGAGGTCTGTATCCTCATTATATTCTATGACAGCCGTAGAAGACTCATATAGTAATTCTAAGAACTCTATTGCTTCATCAATATTATTAAAGTATGTATTAGGGGAACTACTATTTACCATATCAAATGGGATTGTAGAGTTAAGATACTTGACTTTGATATTTAGTTCATTTACCTCTCCCCTTATGGTTGAATCATCATAGTTATTAAGTCCATTCAACTTGTTCTTATCCTCACTAGTAAAGTCATTAGAACTTAGTCCCATCCCTGGAACCTTCTCAACATATATACTAACATCAGGAATCTCAGTCTTCAAGGCATAACCACTTAAATCAACTCCAGGTATAGCAGCAATTTGCTGTTGAACCCAAGTTTCAGTAGCTAAACCTTCAATACTTGGAATGATAGGTGTATTAATAAGGTCATTGTAATCCTTAGAGAATAATTCTGACTTATCAGCCTTATTATTTAAGGTATTCTTTATACCACTTATCTCAGTGTTAATACCACCTATGGTAGTATTCTGAGCTAATATAGCATCACTTAATTTCTTAAATGTATTGTAAGATGGGTCAGCACCCTCCAAGATTATATCAAACCTTCCGTCCGTATATGACTTAGCGTCAAGTAAAGCATTAGCAGCTGCACCAGCAGATTCAGCTCCAAGTTCACTTAATGTATATGTAGGTTTAGTAGGTTGTTTAGCCCATGATGGAACAGTAGGGTCTGTTTCTGTAAACTCAGTTAAATATCCCTTAGCCTCTAATTCCTGTTCAGTAACTAAATCACTTGGTAATGAATTTAGATAACCACTATCATTCTCTAATTGAGAAACCCTAGTAGGTATTTCAGTTTTGTCCGCCTTACCACTAATATCAGGGATATCAGTCTTATTAGCCTTCTTCTGAACTTCACCAGTTAATTCTGATATAGATTGTCTAATACCAGAGTCATTGTAATTGGTAAGCCCTGATAACTTAACCTTTTCTTCTATAGTGAAGTTCTGCTCTGATAAGCCCATTCCATCTTGCTTATCAACCTTATTGTTCCAACTATTAATATCCTGCTGATTTATATTCTTGGCAGCACTAGCAGCAAACTGAGGTTCCAATTCTTGAGTTAGATAGCCCTTAGCTTCTAACTCCTTATCAGTAACATACTCTTCTGGAACTTCTGATAAGTATTCAGAATCATTCTCTAATTGAGAGACTTTGGTAGGTATCTCACTCTTATCAGCCTTATTAGAAACGTCTGGAATCCTATCATCTACTTCCTTTTTGGTATAGTAATTATTAAGCTGAATATCACCACCCTCAATAGCTGCAAGTTTGTCATCAACTTCTTCCTTAGTATACACTGTATGTTTATCAGCTTTTGCAGCTAATAACTCTCGTATAGTTGTTGTATCAATACTCTCTGGGTTATATCCACTTTGGTCAAGTATTTCTACAGTTGTCTCTCCTAATCCAGGTTGGGCACTCTTAAATATATAATATAGGTTGCTAAATATCTCTTGAGTTCCAAGTAATTTAAAACCGCCTATAATGCTACTAACTCCTAGAACCGTATTAGCTCCGTTAGGAATCATAACATATATATACTCATTAGCTCCAGCATTTACTGTATAAACATTATCAATAGTTCTGTCTAACTTTGTATAGTCTGGAGAAGTTCCAAAGTAATTTGGATATTTAATGTCAAACGTAACAACTCTTGTAGCACTAATATCCTCATACTTGTACTTTAGAGTGATTACCATAGATGTAATCCTATTAGTAAAGGTATACTCCCTTACATCGGGGCTTAGTACAACACCATTGATAGATTGTTCTATAACATCCTTATGATATTCCCAAGTAACTTTTACATCTGTAGGTTCATCTCCATAACACATATACTCTGGGTCAAGAGATATAGCCTTGACGTTATCATCAATAGATGCAGCTGCAATTTTAGCATTAACCCATTCAGTAGAAGCAATTCGGTCAGAATTGTCTGTCATTAAGGGCAATGTAGTAGTTGGGGTTCCAGTAAAGTTAGGAGAGAATATATCAGCTTTGTTCTTAAATCTAATTTCTATCTCGCATGCCCATTGAGCGAGTTTAAGGTTAATCTCATCAATAACCTTATTAATATCGAAGGCTATTGAATCAGTTACAAAGGTATATAAATCTTTTTGATTAGACAAGTTACCTTTGATGTTTCCCCACTTTAGAGCATATTCATCTGCTATACCAAGATTAATTCTGGCTATTGTTCTCTGATATTCATCAGTTAACTCTGAGAATAGATTCTCCTTTTGGAACCCATCATCACCACCAGTACACCCATAATATTTAGAAGTGTCACAATCGTCCTTAATACAGATATGGTCAACTCCTTCCTCCTCTACCTTTACACTATCTATCTTGTCTATTGTAATAACACTATAGTCAGCACAAATGCCTTCTACTTCTTCCTTCTCTATAACACCATCAATTATTTTAGTATCTGGTTTTATATTGGAGATAGAATGTGGGTAGTCAGGTAAAATGGGAGCCTCTTGTTCTTGTTCGTCAAGACGTATAAACTCTGCCATACTTTAGATTTGTATAATTTGATAAGCATATGTCATAGGGTCTAAGAAGGATATAATAGTTGCTTCATTAACCTTATGAATGGTTTTAGTAATTGTCATTGATAAACTAGTATCACCAATAGGGAATACTTTGTTATATAATGAACCTTCCATGTAACATACATTCTCATTAAACATATTATTAACTGAGTTCCACCTTAAAGTTGTATCATGGCAACCTCTAAGGAATGTGTTACCTTTGCAGTCAGCTTCCAATACATTATCATATGTATCTCCCAAGAATATATTATTAGTACATCCTTGTTTCAATTCATTATGCTTAGTATTATGTAGCTCTGAACTATCAGTAATAACTCCTCCAGTTAAATCTGAGAATGTATAAAAATCTCCATATGCTGCTCCAAGATTAAGATTAGTATTGTCTAGCTCCTCAGCTGTTCTTCTAAACTTTATATTCTTAAAGTCATAGTGTGCTGAGTTGTAATGATTGTCCCTCATAAATGTTATCTTACCTTTAGTAGTAACACCATCTTCGAGAGTCTCCTGAGTCAGGTCATATTCTATAACCCAATCCTTCATTTTATCATTATCAATAACAACTCTTGGGTCTAACCTATTATTAGTAATAGCTGTTACAATTAGCTTCCAAATAGGTGAAGGGTTAGTGGAGCTATCAGTGCCCCACGTAACCTTCTGACCAGAACTATTAGTAACATTAGAAGAATAAATAGTTTGAAAGTCTGTAATAACATACCTTGCCCCTGTTACTAAACTCTTCTTACCTATATTGTCATTGAGTACTGCGTAGGTAACTTCTAAGGGTTTGGATTGTCCACCTTCTCCAGTATAATCAATGATACCTATATTCTTTCTTAACTGTTCCTGCTCTAAATCAGTTAAACCACCTAGTAAGTCTTTCTTCTTGAAATAATTATTCAAATCATGAATACAGGCATAACGTCTTGTATCCCTTTCTATTGCCATGTTAATTATTCATTAGAAATTCGTATATTCCATCTATTTTATCAAAGTATTGACAAGTCTGAATAAAGGATATTTGATGCAGAATCATATCGTAGTTCTCAATATATCCCTTATTTAGCCTTTTAAGGAACTTGTCAAAGTCTTTGATTACTTTCAACTTTAGGTTAGTTATTGCATCCACAACCACCTCCTCCTATAGTGTTTTTGTCAATCATAACATCTTTACAAATTCCTCCGCACTGAGTAATGTCCTCTAAGACTCTCTGAGCCTCGTAGTACTGACCTAACTCAATTAAGTACTTAATAACATTAATTGCCATCCATATAATATCTCTATTATAGATTAACATCTTAACATCATCAGTTTTATTCTTACATCTTCCTGGTAAGTCCCCTAAAAGATTCTTACACAATCTATAGAAGCATTCATTAATATGGCAAACACAGAATGTATTCTTATCGCCTCTGATGATTGTAGTAGTTTTCTCAGTAACAGTAGCAGGTGGCATGGCATTAACTTCCAATACTTCCTCTACGGTTACTCCTACTGACTCCTCATCAACATACTTCATAAATGACTCGGATTGTGTATCGTAGTAGTAAACAGAATGGTAAGCTGTCAATGCAGTAGGATTCCTCTCTAATACATATTTAAGCCATACGTCTGTTGGTAAGATTATGTGAGTTACTTCATATAGACCATCAATAGGCATCTCCATTTCGGATTCATCAATGCAGTCTATAACATGCTCTACAATATCATACTTCTGAGTTACTTCATCTCCTGAAGACTTAATACTTGTTATAGCATTAAGGGTAACTGTTTGACTATAGGCATAGTTACGAGTACTTACTGTGATTTCATCAGTCTCATTTAAGTACTCGTCATTATCCCTTTCAAGTCCAGTTATTGTAATACCACAAGCTCCCTTCTTGCATATTTTAAATACTGAATCCATAATTATACGTTGAAGTCAGCTCTTACTTTAGTTTTGATTTCTCCTACCAGTGTAAGATAATCTAGGTATTTCTGTCTATCAGTTTGATTATCAGATAAACCTAAAACAATACTATTGGAGCTGTTAATTAAATCAAACTCTTCATCTTGGTCTACATACTGTCTAATAATAGCTTTAATGCATTCTTTGTGGTCTGGTTGACCATGTAGATGAACTTGAATATACGTCCACCTTGTCTCTTGTGTCACCTCTTCAGTCTCAGGGTCAGTAACCTCTACTACTTTAGACTGAATATCATAATTATAGTAATATGTGCCATTACCTAGCTTCTCTATTGAGTTAGGTTGTACATTCATTTCTATTCTTTTTGGTTCTAACATAAGGTCTTATTTTAAAATTTACTGGGAATGAATATCTGGTTAGAGAGTAGAATAGTTCCCTACTCTCAAAGTAATAAGATTTGTTATTGTATACAAAGTTAACTCTAAAACACTTACTATAGCTAACCATATCCACAACATGAATATACTTGTTATAAAATCTAGAAATATTAGACTTCTTCCCGTCCCAATTAGAGAACCTTAAACCTGTATCTCTTTGAATCTTCCTTAATAGATTCTTAGAATTACAGAACTTTAGCCAACCAAAATATGACTGCATTCTCCTTCTTAATTCCTGTCTGTCAATCTTACCAGATAGATACTTTCTAACAAGTCTGAATAATCTAACCTTAATTGACTTCCTTAATAGTACATGGGTATGATAGAATCTATAACCTACAAAGTCTATACCTCTATCATCTACTGGGAATATTTGGTAATTTGATTTTAACCTTAGATTTAGAACCTCCTTTAAGTACATCTTAATTGCTATAAGTACTGTTCTTAAGAAGTTCTTATCACTGCTGAGAATTACAATATCGTCAGCATACCTGAAATAGAATTTACATTTCAACTCTTCCTTGACCCAGTGGTCAAAGTAAGCTAAGTATAGATTAGCAAAGAACTGAGATAAATAGTTACCTATGGGAACTCCATCAGCAGAGTAGATAATTTCAATAAGTAATAATAGAAGACTTCTGTCTTTAACCTTCTTTTTGATAATTTCACACAGTATGTCATGATTAACAGATGGATAGAACTTTCTGACATCCATCTTCAAACAGTAGAGTGTTTCTCCAGGATGCTCAGTTAATGCTGCTCTTAAATCATATGCAACATTATGAATACCTCTATCCTTAATACAAGAGTATGTTTGCTTGATAAATATCTTAGTCCAAATAGGTTCCATCACGTTCATTATAGCGTGATGTGTTATTCTATCTGGATAGTATGGTAGTCTAAATATCAACCTCTCTTTAGGTTCATATATCTTAAACGTACTATACTCAGAAGTTTCATATACTAAATTCTTTAGCTGTTCTGATAACTTCTCATTCTCCTCTTGTCTATTCTTATCATGTTTGAGGATTCCCCATCTAACTGATTTATGCTTTCTTACTTTATCATCAGCCTTTTCAATATTCTCTATATCATAAACCTTATCATGTAAATAACCTATACGTTTCAAGTCTTATATATTTATTATGGAAGCTTTCGAGACTCAACCTACTAACACCCAGTTATTAAATACTACGTTGTCTTTTGCCAAGAGGCAAGGGTACTATTTAGACTGTAAAATGAATCAAATTACCTAAAGAAATATATAATAAGCCTACATTAGTATTAGCATTGCTGACTCCATTATTAGAATTGAAGTAGCTAAGACTAGCATTACTACCATTATTAGCGTTGCTGCTAACGATGAGTGTTTTGTAATAATTCCTTGTCCAGCACCAACAGAAGTAGGTAAATAGTACCCTTAATCTCGTATTTTATCTATTATATAATTGTTAAACTACTTTATTTAGTGTTCTGAAGCCCACATAAGTACCAGCACGGCCGACCCCATAACCAGAATAGAAGTAGCCAAGACCAGCAGCACTACCATTAAGAGCGCTGCCGCCAACGATGAGCGTTCTTAATGCTGTGCTTGATGCATTGCAATAATGGTAGTCACACATGTATGTCGTAACCGACCCACCTACAGCAGAAGGAATAATCTCACCCTTTTCCCCAAGGTCAAATGCCTTTATGTAACCATCAGATGCTACCTCTGTTCCTGCGACAGTCATCTTGCCCTTAGCAGTAGCATCATCTCCAAATGCTGATACATCAGTTGTAGTGTATACACTACTTGGTTGATTAGCTTCTGTTCTTTCAAGGATAATACCATCTAAGTTAGTCCAGATGTCTCCGAATGGATTATCAAATCCCCTCCATCTTGGAACCTTAAATGTCTTAGTTGCTAACGTGGTGCTATCATTTATTACAGTCTCAGGGATTACTAAATCCTTAATACCAGTAAAGTTACCAAACTCGTTACAGTATCCACATGGAGTTAAAGGATAATAACCATTGTATGTATTCCAATCCCCATTCCATGTAGTAACACCATCTCCTAGACCACCTTGGTGATAACCTTCAGCAGTCAGTTCTGCGTTATATGCAGCTTGAGAGTTAAATGTTGCATACTCAATAACCCAAGCCCAGTAGAATATCCACTTGTAATACTCATAGCATAACATTTCAGAACCAGCATTAGTAGCATAAGTTCTCATGTTAGCTCTTGAGATATTAGTTCTTGGTTTACCTAAGTCACTTCTGAATGCATCTGTATCTAGGTATGTATCATTAGCAGTTCTATTACCTCCACCTCTGAACTGGGCAGTAGTATTAACTACAGATGCAGCTTTATTACCAGTTTGGTTAACTGTGCTTCTATAAGCATCAACTAACATTTCTGGAATCTCTGTCCAAGTATCATCCATCTTAATGGTAGACATTCTCACCCATTTCTTGTTAGGGTCTTGTACATTAGTTCCAGATTTACCGTAGAACTTAGGTGTGTGCACTCTTACTGTACCATCAGTTCCGTCAAGTACTGATGCTTCACCAGTAATCTTCTTACTCCAATCATTAGGGTCAAGGTAGTAGTTAATTACAGCGTTATTAGCTACACATCCTTTATATTGAGATTGTATTGGTAGAGATTTGTGAAGTAGAGGATTACCAATCCTAGTTAGTTTAGGGTCTGATACGGTAGTATCCCACTCTACACCATAAGAATAAATATCCTCTAAACCTGTGTAATCAATAGTTCCACCTCCACCTTGATTGTCTTGCCATGCAGCTGTACCATCTCCAGTATTCACTAAGATTTGTCCAGCTGTACCTCCTGCGGGAATATGCTTATTACCAGCTGTAGTGGGATGTACATAGTTATTAGCATTAGCTGCTATTCCACCTAGCTTAGTCTTCTCAGCTGTTGTATAATCTTCTGTAGATAATTGTTTACCTTCAACCTTATCTACCTTATTAGCTATCTTTGCTACTTCTTGCTTCTCAGCTGTTGTGTAGTCGTTAGTAGATAACTGCTTACCGTCTACCTTATCAACTTTTAGAGCAATAGCAGCTGTGCTTCTTGCCTCAGAATCCTTAATAGCTTTATCTGTCTGTGCCTTGTTGTAGTAACCCGTAAGGTCTACTTCTACGTGTTTATTACCTAAGAACTCCCATCCTGTCTTCTCAGTAGTAACCATCCATATATACTCATCGTATACATCGTTAGCTCTAGAGCTTTCATTAGGAACCATATAAATGGTATTGGGATTACCCTTAGCTGGTAGTTCTGTAACAACAAGAACCTTACCTCCTGCATCAGCTATTGCATCAGTTACCCACTGTTCTGTAGCTAAACCTTCAATTACCTTATTAACAGTAGTTGATTTATTAGCCCCATTCTGAACAATGGGAATTAACTCATCACCAGCTAGTGTTGTAGCAGGGGTCATTTGAGAGATTTTAATGTCAGTTGCTGCCATTATTCAAATAAAATTAAATCACCATTTTCTGTAACCATAAATTTACCATCTTCTAATATAATGTTTGCTAAATCTCTAAAGATTAGACCTCCATCTTCTGTAAGTATATTAACGCCAATTTCAGCAAGAATATTTCTAGTAACATCAGTGAGATATATATCTCCATTCTCTAGTTTCCATTTATCCACTATATAGGATTCATGTCCTTGTCGTTTAACTATTAATGGATAACTACTATTCTCAAATCCTTTTAATATTACTTGTCCATTGGCATCAGTTATATACTCTTTACCCTTAAAGATAACTATAGCACCTACTAAGGGTAATCCAGTACCTCTGTCTATAATTCTAACTACAACTGAGATGACCTTTAAATTAGCCCTCCCAATATGGTTACCAATGCCAATATAAATTCCCATGTTAGTTACCTACTTGTAGTGTACTTTCAGGTACAGCTTTAATCCCTATAACTAATTCAGGATTCCATCCTGGATAGAATACAGTAGATATATACTGACCTTCTGAATCTTTTAATAATACCTCCACAGTTACATTATCATCAGTAATGTTCTTAACAAGAACAGCATTACTTCCATAAGGTAACTCAAAATCACCTGCAGGTAGTAGATATAGTCTACTTACTTGCAGGGAGGTTGGTCTTTCATTCTGATTGAGATTAATCATTCTTATGCGTTTTTAACTTCGTTATTCATTTGATTACCATCGAATAATTGAGCATATTCAATGTCAGTTCTCTTAGTATCATTATCAGCATCACTCTGTGACTTGTCTCTTTGAGTCCTAGCATTATACCAGTTAATATCAGCTTCATTCTGAACCTTCTGTCTTTCAATTTCCAACTTAGCCTCATTGAGACTCTCAATCTTACCTTGAGCTTGTTGAAGTTGTTGTTGAAGTTGTTGATTCTGCTGCTGTAATTGTTCAAGCTGTTGCTGCATCTGTCCCATTTCATTTGCTTCTTTCTTCTTCTTAGCAAATGCCTTAGTAACCTTAGCTTTAAGTTCAGTGAGACTTCTAGCAGTTAAAGCATCAACAATCATGTCAGGGTCAAGCTGACCACTCTTTATTAGTTCAATAATGATTTGTTGGACATTCTGCATCTCCTTCATAATCTGAGTACTAGGCACAATATGTACATCGTAGTCTGTATGAGTGAAATGTTCTGGTAATGCTGTAAATACTCTTTGTAGTTTATCTCCGAGTATTAGAGTTCCAGTAAGTCCCTTCTTCCACACTATCTTAGCTATATCAAGACAATCTCTAAGTATATCTATTGATAATGTATCCATAGTTTGATAGAATGGTTTAGTAATAGTATAGGAGTTTCTAGCTCCAGCTTCTACATTACTAACTGCATCCTTCTGTTGAATGCCATTTAACCTTTCTCTAAATACACCAGTAATAGATGATGTTTGGTCTTCTACTCTTTGCAGAGCCAAGTCAAATGCCTGTATAGTTTGAACCTTAATAGTATCAGTAAATCCAGCAAACGAGGTATTATTATTAAATGCTCTACCTTCCTGGCTTGTATCTACTAAAGCAACTCCAGTCTTTTTAAAGGCTATCCACTTCTGTATTCTCTCAGTAAGGTCATCACCTAATATGGTAGGAAGCATTGATAAGTCTAACCAGTCTCCATCCGTACCACTATTAGCAAGAATATTATCCCTGAAATATGTAATTAAGTCATACTTATCTTGCAGGTGAGCACATTGTAGTACTAAAGATTGTGGAACATTATCTCTATTAACAAGATATACACCATTAACGGATAGTCCACATTTAGTTGGAGCATCCTTAGTTCTAATAACATTCTCTGATTTACCAGTAAGAACATATATAGATTGTCCAATCCTTACTCCCTCGTATCTATTCTGAATATACTCATCACCCTCTTTATCAATATCAATCCATTCTGTTTCGTAAACTGGTAATAACTTAAAGTTAAATGATTCATATGTATCAGCTGGGAATCCAGGAGTAATACCTTTGCCAGCATCTAATCCAGCTCCTTCACCTTCCATAATAGGTCTGCATCCAACTTGATTTTCCATAGCTCTAATATACATATAAGAACTATCAGAGTAGTGTTCATACATATCCTCTAGTTCAGCCCTACTTTCATCACTCATGTTTTTACCATACTCTGTAAGTATTTGCTGTTTGGTCATCCACTTTCTAATTACAACTCTGTAACTATCCTTTACATAAGGAGATTCTGGATTCCTATCAACAAATGTATTTAATGGATTGAGGACGTCAATACTAATGTTAGTACCACTTGATGATGGTTTAACCTTATAAAAGGAACAACCAGTAACAAGTAAGTCTAATAGTAATGCTTTTAATTTATTAGCTAAGTCAGTGTTTCTAGATTGAATTACATATTCAATAACATTCTGTGCAGCTACTTCATAATCACTAATGAAGTTATTATTAATATCTTCAATTAGCTTCTCAATATCTGCTTCAACAGATGCATCACTAACATTACCTCCTCCTATAAAAGCTAATATTTGATTATTTAAATGCTTCTGTAAGAATGTATATACTTGCTGATTTATTTCTAATTCCTTTTGTCTAGTAATCTTGGAGATTGTTTCCTTATCTTTACAAGATACCTTTGGAAGAATTGGAATGTCTAAATACTCTCCAATTAAAGCATCAACGTGTTTCTTTATAAGAGGAGTGAACTCAATAGAAGTAGGATTACCTATTCCAAAGTTTTCTTCAAGATACCTAAACTGCTCGGCATCTCTCTTACCGTTATAATAGTTGTATGCCTTCTGTAATTTCCATTTATTGAAGACTAACTCATTTACAGCCTTGTCAATCTTCTCTATCAAATAATCATCACTTCTTTTGTTTGCACTCATCTTCGTAATCATATAATTGTATAGCAGTGAAGTACTTAGTTCTAACTAAACTTCGCTCCTTTAATTCCTTCTCAATAAACTTTATAAACTCCTCAGCCGTACCATCACACGCAATGGACAATGGCTTCTCATCTTTGTTAAGTCCTAGGTCCATTCTATATCCCACGTGCTCAGGTTCCTCTCCAGGGAATTTGTAAGTGGTTTCGTAAACCTTTAGGACTCCTTGATACTCTACACAATACAAAGATTTAATTAAATCTCGTATCGCTTGTTCGATGTCCTGTGTCGTCATAATATTGTGTAGGGAATAAATTGAACTTAGGTACTATAGATTGCTTATCTGGAATAACTCCTTTATGTTTAATTCCATATTCATCAGTCCAGTAACCAAATAGTCTTAGCTTCCTCCCTCCGTTATCAGCTTCCTGTGGTGGAATACCACTTAATTCTTCATCTCCTAATTCAGCCATACCCATTGCAGCCACAATATCGAACTTCCTTTTATTCTCATAAGAATAAGTAATAAGCTCATTAATCATTGGCTCAAACCATATATTATGGCAGTAGTCATTAATATAGCAATCAATGAGGTCTAACTGATGTTGAATAACAGCTTCAGTTGCAGGAGCACCAAACTGTCTACTCTTGCCCGCTTGTATATCAGATTGTGTAGCTCTAGGTCTTCTCATTAAGAATCTCTCTTCCTTCTTCTTAGTTCTAAACCAAGTAAGAATACTAATACGAGTAGATTCAAGACAAGCCTTGCAGTTATAATACTCAAGAATCTTTAGAGTTGTTCTATAAGCCTCTTCTAGATTATTAGGTCTGTCTTTATAAACACAAACATACATTGGTTCTTGTAGACCAAAGCATCTCTTCTTAACTACTACACAGAAGTCTGATGGGTCTCTTGTATTATCTGATGTATCATTCATACCCATATCAATACCGTCAATCCCAGCTACATATAGGTTTCTAAAGTCTGAACCATTCTCACTCTTAATAGGATGTTCAATAATACAAACCTTACCTTTATCACTTGGTATAAACCTTACTCCATTCTTAGCTTCCTCAGAGTGTACATTGTTTTGGAATGTATATTCTAACTGCCCCCATTTAGGCTTTAACTCTTGTGGAGTAATCTTATGTAACTTAATAGCAGCTAATTGTTCTGTTAATAATACAGTGTTAAACTGGTTATCACCTTCCAAAGCTAATGCCTCGTCTGGAGTAAAACAATACTCAGCTGAATATAGCATCAATCCTTTAGGGTCAGCAATCTTAGTAGCTCTCTTAGCCATGTAAAATTCCTTACCCTTCTCTGGGTCAGTCCAACCTCTCTTATCAACATATCCTGGAGCAGTAACAATAGTATACGCAGGAATGAAATATGCTGTCTCAACGTATGTACCTTCCTTAGTATAGTTATGTTTATAAGGAAGAACATCATATCCTTTAGGGTCATGGAATGCAGCAGCTACACCTTCTAATGCAGGACCACTATCACCACCTGTACCCCAAGCTAATTTAATACCGAATCTCTGTCCTTGAATATCAATAAGAGCATCACCCTGAATGAAAGCCTTCTTCCAATTGGGCCACGAACCACTTTCCTCGTACATTAGAATATCAGTACGGTCACCACGAATCTTATTAGGCTTATCAGCTGTAATTCCTTCAATCTCAGACATCCATCCAGATTCTACACCATCTACATTCTTACTAGAAGCTCTCTTCCATTTGGCTGTGTTATGAACTTGCCTTAGTTTTCTCATACCATCCTCAGTATTATCATCTAGGTATGATAATTGCATCCAGCACTTACTAAGAGTATCATCAACATAACCTTCTTGCTGTGCAGCTACTACTCCTCTAAAGTGTGGTCTAGTAATATAACCATTAATAAGAATAGCAGCAGCTATTTCAGAGAATCCAACACCACGGGCTTTTAGTCCAATAGCGTTCTTTCTCAGTACCTTACATAGTTCAATGTAATGGAAGTATTCATACTGTTTAACAAAGAAGTTAGGGAAGTCTACTGAACGACCACCACCAGCCTTAGTTGCTGATGATAGATTAGGTAACTGATAGTAATTAATAAAGAAGTAATTATCACCAGTAATAGTATAACCATTTACAGTCATACCATTTCTACACCTATCATATTCTTGGTCCCAAAACTCTCCATAAGCCTTACCAAACATTGGTTCATTACAATATTTACCAGTAGAGGCTTTAGTTCTTCTAGCTTCCATAAACCACTCTGGGTCAAAGTCTAATCCTCTTGTTCCATCAATAGGTCTGTAACCAGTAAGCTCATAAGATAGATTAGAGTCAAAATAGTCTATTGGGTCTCCAATTCGTACATCCCATTTAAACTCTGAGAGCTTCTCTTCTAATACACCAGCAGGTTCCCCTACCTCTGTAACCTTTTCAACTAAGGCTTGGACAGTAGGGGACTCTGGTAATTTATTCTTAGGTTTCCTTCCACGTGCCATGTTACTTTAGTTTAGGTACATATCCTTCAACTGCACCAGCACGAAGACCTGTAGCAGCCTTCTGTTTCTTCTTAATACGAGCTTCTAAAGCATCTAATTCATCTAGTACTTTAGATATAGATGACATTTCCCCAATAACATCTTTAGCTTTAAATATAGGCTTACCAGTAATTGGGTCACGTTCTTGTAAATCAGAACCTTCATTGAAATAATCAATTAGTTCATCTACTTTATTCTGAGCTGCCCTTATTAACTTAATGTCTCTTGCTGATTCTTGTATCTCTCTATACTTCCTACATGCTGCTCTAAATAGGGGGTCATTAAATTCCTCCTCTGTAATACCACTATCCTGCTTAGCTGCTTCATTACGTTCAGCTTCAGTAAATTGTGAATAGTGTGACTGCCAGTCAATCATTAGGTACATATAGGTAAACTCTTTAAAGGCTCTTAGCTTCTTAGTACCCTTTGGGTCTTCTTTAGTGATATTTCTATCATTAGTCCATAGCTCAGCAAACTCCTTGATAAGGAGAATCTCTGGCTCGTTTAACCTTAATTCGTGATTTACATTATCATATAGAAATATTGTCATAACAATTATTGTTTAATTATACGTCTTTGGACTGTTCCTCCGAAGTAATTCTTACCAATTCCTTTGTTCTTTACAGCCCCTGCTCCACTAGCACTCTTTCCATTAGCCTGGTCTTTCATATCAACTTTAACCTTCTCACTATGAGGTAGCTTCTTATAATCAGCAGGAGTCATCTTTTTATAAGGAAGTTTCTTATTACTAACGTTGTATACTCCCTTGCTTGTATGAACAGTATCAGCTTTATTAACTACAGCACCCTTCTGGTCTTTCTTAACTCTCTTCTTAGCCTTACCTCCACACTTATCTTTAAATATATCTACTACTTTAGCACCCTCAGCTTTCTTCTTGCATTTAACACAGCCTCCAGCCATGAACTTCTCTACTTCATATCCTTCTGGGCACTCCCCTCTAAGGGTTTGAACATAACTTAACTTGGCTCCTAATTTAGCCATTGAAATTTGATTACCTTCCATTGCTTTGTATTGTTTATAAAACTCTTTTAAATCATTCTCTGATAGCTGTGCTACTTTGTCTTCAAAGTCCGCTGAATCCTTAGGGTTTAGGACTTTAATAAGATAGGCAGTGAATGCTTTCTGTTCGTCATTCATCTGCCCACCCTGTTGAAACATACTTATCATACTTTAACTAAATCCTTAGTATTGTAGATAGCTTCCTGCAAAACACCTTCTGTAGAGAACCATCTACATCTAATACCTTTAAAATAATCTTCTGTTACATTAGGAACACCATGAGTTCTTATATTCATAGTTTCCTTTTTAACCACAATCATTACAGGCTTATTAGGTATATCTTGTTTAAGAGTTACTACCTCACCTGGCATAAAATAAACCTTCTCGTCCATTATTCAATATTCTTAAAACGTTCTGTTAATCCCTCATTAATTACAGCTTGTATTTGCTGTTCAGCTACAACTTCAAATCCTTGTCTGAAGAATGGAACTGGAACTCCACAAGCACGTCTGTAATAAATATCATCTCCTTCTTTAATGAATTTACATAGTGGGCTTACTGCAATTACATTAGCCACAACTGATAGATTCTCCTCTTGGTCTTCCTCACCAGAGTCTGGATTCTTAAACTTACCAGTATATTCTGGAATAATTAAGCCACTATTAGTAACCTCAATCTTTTGATAGGGGTTCTTTGCGTATGGTTTAACCAGTACATAATAGTTGATTGGCATAATCTCCATAGTTTGCATCTTCTCAGTTACTTCCTGTGCCTTCTGCAATTCATCCTTAAGATTCTCATTAAGAGCCTTAGTATAGGCATCCACTGCCTTATTATGTGCTTCTACAGCAGCATCTTTCTTCATATCATCAAAACTCTCAGCTCCAGCGAATCCTACAGCTTTACCACCAAACATTAAATCCATTTGTCCATTACCTCTCATAATACATTTAAATTTTAATTTATTACCATTTTCCTATCGGACAGAACGCATTAGGTAGGGTTGTCTTAGCCCTTAACCTACATCCACATCCATTAATATAACCATCTTTCTTCTCTGTACTTACATCTTCATTACTAGGGTTTACCCACAGCTTACTGTTGCATATCTCCCCTAATACTACACTCTTCTTATAGAGCTTACATCCTTTACACAAACGGATGCGGGCTTCAGATATATTCTTATTAAGCCCAAGCATCTCGTTAGTGTGACCATTTAAAATAGCACCAAGACCCATAATTATTCTATTTAGTTCATAAAGTTGCTAATATCTCAAACCTAGTTGTTTGAAAGATACTCATATAGGTATTATTAGAATTCTATAGGTCTTCTGCTATTCTTTCTGGCTTCTAATATAGCTTCCTTCTTATAGAACCTACACATTCTTTCCACATCATCCCTTAGATAATCAAGCTCATGTTCAGTAACATTGCCTTGATGGTCATAATGTATAAGTATTAATTTCTTAATGACGAACTTGGGATTCAATTTTTGAAGCATCCAAGCATAGGTTGATAACTGTAATGCATAGTGCATCTTGTTACAATCCATAATATTATTCATAGGATACTTCATCATTTGACACTTCTTAGTTCTCTTATCGAAGAAGGATTTATCATCCAACTTCTTATTAGTTTTATAGTCTATGATATAGATGTCATTACCATCTTTAATAAGCAAGTCAATCTGACCAGCTAGTCTAAACTTACCATCCTCTGACTTCCTATATATCATATACTCAGGGAATACTCCCTTCTCAATGTCAAGTAAATCTTTATTGCGCTCCATTAAAGAGTCATTAGTATTTACTTCAAACTTACCTCCAAGTCCAAACTTTCTTAATTCACATTGTTTCTTAGAAGTATAATTACCTTCTAATTCTGCATGTATTTTAGAACCTCTTTCACAAGATTCAGCATTAGTCTTCTGCCATTCATCTAAGATGTCTTGCTGAGCCTTATTGTAATCGTTGCGGGAGAATCCATACATATTACAAAAATATTCAACATCTATCTTATGTGTATTTAATAACTGAGATTTCTCAGCCTTAAACTCTTCTCCTGATAACAACTTCTCTAATGCTTTATACCCTGACCAGAATTCTTTATCAAAATCCTGACAGAATTTACCAATTAATGTTGTTACTGATACATATACTCCATTCTCATCCCAGTACATATGCTTCTCATCGTTGTAGCAAACGTTCTGGTTCTGCTTGTCCACTTTCATATAGCCTTTTAAATTTATCCTTTACTGAATTATAATCTAACCATGTTGTAAGAGGTTGAAGAGATGGGGCTATTATAGATTGATAATATCCCAGGTAATACTCCTTCTTAATAGGATATATAACTACAAGCATTCCTACAGGTCCTTCTACACCAGATAATGTATAGAAGGCAGCAGACTTGGCATTACTACGTTGCAGCAACTCCACTAAGTTAGGCAGTCTTGTGCTATATTGTTGAATACTATCCATTCTTAAAGACTTATTATCATTTATCTTTTCAATCTCATCTCCATAGTTTATATATTCTAGTTCCCTCCATATCCTTAAACAGCTCTTGGTATCAAGACCTCTCTTCTTCTCAGTTAGTGCTGTGAGGTATCTATAAGATAATCCATGAGTACTAACCAAGGTATTGTGGTAATTCAATAAGATGACATTAGACGCATCCTTGTCCTGTACCAATATTCTTTCAATGTATTCATTAATAGAAGGGGAGATTATCTTTGTATATTCCTCAGCGAGGTACTTTTCCTGCTGGACTTGTTCAGTATAATCTTGTAAGATAAGTTTCGTATGACCTCTAAAACTGGTTTCCACTACTATTACTGATAAAACTATAATAATGATAGTCTTAACGTTTGGACCCAAGTTATTAATCCAGCCATAAATTGCTTCTAGTCTACTTAACGACATTAATCTATTTCCTTTAAATGTTGAATGTTAGTCCGTCTAAAAATAAACTCTAATTCATTTTCATCAATCCATTATTTATAATTTACTACCTTTCATTTGATAATGTGCAAATTTAGCTTTAATTTTGTAAATAAAAAAATGAAACATAAACTTATTTAATTATGGAACTAAATCAGAGAGAATTGAAGGCAATGTATGTCTCTTTAAAAGAGATGTGCAGTAATGTAGATTGTGATAGTATTCCTATGTTTAGACAGGGAAGTAAGTTAATACCCAGATGTAAGAATGGAAGTGGTATCCATATTAAGAAGGAGAATAGAGGTAAGTTTACAGCATCAGCTAAGAAGGCAGGTCAAAGTGTACAAGAGCACGCTCGTTCTGTACTTAATAATCCTAATGCCACTCCATTACAGAAGAAGAGAGCTAATTTCGCTAGAAATGCAGCTAAGTGGCATCATTAATGATTAATTATGACAGAGAATGCTGAAACAGCTAAAATTAACAAGAGTTTATTAAAAGAGAGGAAGAAGGAATGTTGTATATGTGGGGAGACTACTTACTGCTGTTTAGAGTTACATCATATAAGGAATAAACTCTATACAATATCAAGAGCAGTTAAGAACCTTCCCACACCTCTTTTTATTAAGGAGATGAATAAGTGTATAGTAGTTTGTTCTAATTGTCATAAGAAACTACATAATAATATAATTAGATATGAGGATAATAAATAATGTAATGAAACTCCAATCTGGAGGAGAACCAAAGAGGGTAAGATACATATCCGCCCCTGGGCGTAATATCAATAGAGGAATTGGAGACCCAGATAGAGTTACTAGTGTAGGTGATGAAATAGCTAAGGCAAGAGAGTGGGAAGCTAATTGGTATAAAGGGAGGAAGGCTACTGGTAAATTTGAAGACCAGTTAGATGATACTACCTATAACTTTATGATTGATAGGATAACTAATTCTCCTATAACAGTTGTAGATGGTACTAGTTATAGAGGCAATGATGCTAATGGTACAACTACTGTTAAAGATGGAGAAGCTATCATTACAGCCAACGCAGACCCAACTTATGAAAGGCAGGCTGTATCATTTGGAAATACATTAGAGTCTGTATTAACTCATGAACTAGACCATGCTGCCACTATTAAGGATATGAATGTGTGGGGTCAAACTCAAGAAGAGTTCAATAAAAATTCCATAAAGTCAGCTACACCTAGCCTTATTAAGGTGAATGATATTATTGGAGGTGGTATATTTAAAGGAGGTAGTAATGATTACATAAATAATGCTGCTGAAGTTAAAGCCAGACTTAATAGTATGAGAAGGGATGCTAAGATGGACCCAGCTAGAACTGATTATAAATACAAGGATTATAAATACTGGCTTGATAAGTATGGACTAAATTATGGTAAAGAAAAATCTGAACTATTAATGAACACAGTGGCTCAAGTACAACCAACAAGTAGTGGTACATTATTTGCTCAAGAAGGCACTGTACTAAGGCAGGATAATACTAGAGTAGCCAAACCAGTTATTCCAGAACTTATTAAAGCTAAACCAAGACAAGACCAACTTATTGATTTAGGAGGAGAACCATCTACTGATACTAGAACTGCTGCTGAGAGAAATAGGGATTATTGGCATCCTTTTAAAGGTGCTAAAGAACGATTTAAAGCCTCAATGAGGAATGGAACTAATCCATTAGTAGGCTTAGAAAGAACAGTAATGCCAGCTATGGCTGGTGCAGCATTAGTAACTACTCCAGCAACTGTAGTCGGAGGATTATTAGGAAGTGAAGCTGTTAATAATGCTACTGGTGGATTTGGACAATGGTTAGAAGGTAAGGTAGGTATTCCAGCAGAAGTTGGAGAGTATTTAAATCGTGATGCTGATTTAGGTTGGAATGCTTTAAATAGGAACCACTGGATATTTAATAGAGAAGCTCGTACACCTACTAATATTGCAATGGCAACTGCTAACAGAGTAATGCCTTTACTATCTAATGTAGAGAAGACCCCAGCTAGAATTGCGGCTTATAAAGTAGGAAGAAGAACTAAAGGTAATGCTTCTGTATCTCTAAAGGATATTAAGAGCAATGAATCTACCTATACAGGTTCAGCAACACCAGAAGGTAATAATGGTGATAGGGACTTATTAGGAATGTATCTGTTTAAGAATGACCCATTAATAAGTAGAAGTCCTTGGTTCCAGAAAGTATCTCAATCATTTAAGCCAGCTAAAGGTCAAGGATTTAGTTATGGTAATAGATATAATGAACTATATCCAGGTATCGAGAATAGAAGATACCAAATGCAATCTGTAGTTAAGGATTCAAGACCTTTAAGATTCAGAAACATTGAAGAGTTTAATGAATACTCTAATGGTATTGGTAAACTACAAGGTAAGGAAGGTGATATGGTTATTGAAATGCCAGATGGATTCCAAACCTTTAGACAGCCTGGAACTAACTATGCTGGACCTATAGATGATGTGGGAGGTCATGTTATTAAGATAGACTACAATAAGAAAGGTAAGCTAACTCAGATATCCCAGGATATGTGGAAGTTTAATCCAGCTGACTATGCTAAGAGGTGGTCAGGTAAGAATGTGGCAGAAGGAGTAAGAGCTACTAAACAAGCTGCATTAATGGATAAGGTTGGGACTCCTTTTATATTGCAACAAGAGAATCCTATTTATATAGGTAGCAGGAGAGTTTGGGATAGTATAAAGAGTATTCCTAAGAACCCATATATAAGAAGGCAGCCTCTAATGCAAGGTGCGTTATTAACCATGAAAAAAGGTGGCAGCTTAGTATCAGATGGAAGAAGATTCAAGTTTAAGGATTCTACATTAGTAAAGAACTCTAAGACTCTTAATAATAAAAGAGATATGAGGAAGAAGTTTATGAAATCTGATAGACCCACATATACCAATAACAGAATTAGAAAGGGACAAGATGGATTGCGATTTACTAGGTACGATGCAGTGGAGAGACCTACATTCAATATGAATAATACCTTTGAGGAATATAGATTCCCAGTTGATAATCCAGCTCCTACATATACTATTAGTAATGAGGTAGAAACCTCAGATGTACAACCTATTGTTAAAGAAGAAACACCTATGAAGAGAGAACTATTCAATATCAAACCATCTAAGGGTTTAGACGAGTTTAATAAGTGGTATGATGAAGTAGAACAGGAAGACCCAGAAGCTAAGAACTATAGACAGTTCCTTACTAAGATGGCTGAGCAGGAATCTGGATTTAATAGTGCAATTCAAAACAGAGCTGGTGCTCCTGCTTATGGATACTTCCAATTCATGCAAGATGGTAAGAAGTATAATAATATTACTGCCTTTGCAGGTACAGATGTAGATACATTTAGGAATAATCCTAAACTACAAATCAAAGCTGCCATTAAGTTAGCTAAGCAATTTGAGAGGGGGTTTAATAAACAAGATTTAGAGCTAGCTGCACAGAAAGGATATACTAAATTTGGATTATTAGGTGGGGCATGGTTAGCAGGTAATGGTGGTGTTAGGAAGTACTTACAAGGATTAGCTAACCCATCTGATAAACATTGGAGTAAATCTGGAAGTGGAACGGATGTAGCTAGCAGGATACAGATGTTTAATTTCTAAGAGTATGAAATTTATAACCTTTATAAAGGGGATAGTTACTTCACATTCTGGTATTAGTAGTAAGAGAGTATGTGGAGTATTGGGATGGATAGTTGCCATAATAGTATTACTATACTGTACTATCCACGTTATTCAAGCCCCGTTAATGATAGATACGTTCCTTGTATGCTGTATGGCGTTACTTGGTATAGATTCAATAACTGGTATTTGGAAGAAATTTGATAAACATGATAAACCAAATAAAGAAGTTCCTGAAGAATGATAAAGTATTACATCTAATATACTGTTTTGCTATTGTAGTAATATTTGGTTCTATTATGAATGTAGTTAGTGGGATTGCCTTAGCTTTGATAGCTTCATTTGGTAAAGAAGCCTATGATGAAGTAAAATATAAAGGTTGGAGCTGGGATGATTTACTAGCAGATTTAATAGGTATAGTTTTAGGTATTCTAGTATTATGAACTATAATCAAGCTACACTCCATGCTGCTACTGGTAAGATATTAATGCTTCCAGGATGGCATGGATATTTCTATTGGAACTATGGTACTAAAGAACTGAACTTTAGAGATGGTGATTATCATTTAGATAGTAAACAGTTAGAAGATAAGAATGTGAGAGATAGAAATGATTGGTATTACATTACATAACAAATAAGGCGAGCCTAGCATTTAGCTAAGTTCGCCTTTTATTTTTACGGATAGTATTGAGTCTTCCCATTGTGATGAATAATTCCTTAGAGCATATAAGACAGACTCTCCTAATCTATTGGGAGTACATTCTATCTCATTAAATGGAAATGGGTCTATAACTCCATAATCAATCCCATATCCCTTAGTTCCTCTAACAGTTACAATAAACATTATTCAACTTCTTTAAAGTTTATTTTAAAACTCTTAGATGTATATCCAAGTGTACTATTATCTACATGAGAAGGAATGTCTACATCCTTAGTCTTTATATAAAGTTGGCAATGACAAGTGCCTTCTTCCATTTCCCTAAACTCTTTACACATACATACTGTATCATCTGTCCTTACTAAGGAACAGGGACAGTACCTTTTACCATACTTCTCCTTATTCCTTTGTAAGCCAGCTAATACAGTCTCTTTAATTTCTTTATCATCAGTTATTCTCACCATATACTTCAATTTCTAATGCTCGTCTTCTCTCTGTCTTTATTAGTCTAGCCATCTCCTCATGTGCTTTAGCTATATTCATATGTAATAGTTCTTCTGCAATCTGAGGATTAGTTGGAACTGTATAAGCAATCTGTACAGTGTATTCTCCTTCTTCAAGAACTACATAACATATTCTGTCCCTATAATATATCATTCCTTCTTTAATTGGCTTTCTAACTCTGCAATTCTCTTCTTTAAAGAGTCATTCTCTTTGGCTAATTCTATATTATCATTCTTAACTTGTTCAGCCTTCTTCATAAACTCTTCTAAACCTTGCTCAAACAGAGTTAAGTTCATTTTAATTTGTCTGATTTCTGGAATCATTGTCTACCTTATTAACCTTGTCCTCTAGTTCATTAATAATTCTATGTAAACAAGGGAGCTTAGTTGTAATAATGCTATTCATATAATCTTTAATATCATCTAGAGTCATTGCATCAAATTCATCCTTAGTAAGGTTGCGTGATTCAATAGTCTCAATAAATACATCAATAGCATCTTTAATAGCTTGCTTATCCCTTAGCAGTTGTTCATGTGAAAGATGCACATTAGTAATCTTAGAGAATAATGCTGGATATTTGGTAAATATCTCTTCGAGTTCCTCATCACTAATGAGTTGTAATAACTCTACTGCCTTATTATAGAGTACTTGTGCCTCTATAACTTCATACTTATCGAGTATTGATTTTAATTGCATAGATTCTTATAGATATTAGATAGTATTAGACAATGCTCTACATTAGAACCATTCTCCATTCCTGCAATAATCTTATCTAATACTGTTAGCTTAGCTACTGTCACTTTACCCCAAAGGATTGAATCTTCTTTAGGTTCTGCACTTCCACATTGACATTTACACTCTTCTGTACTTAGGATTTCTTTTACTTCTTTAGCCATAATTTAAAATTTTATAATTAATATATTATTTCTTCCTTATTGTTTAATAATACAAAGATAATAGATTCTAAATATACTACCTAATGATATATACTTAAATATACTTAATATAGGTGAACTCAGATACTAGGTACTCTAAAAATATGCCCCCTCCCCATTGAGGTGACCAGTTATATAATATTTGAGTTTTATTGGCAGATAAATATTAGATTCACAATTCGCGAATTGCAAATTTTAGTAGTATGGGAATTAGAATGAGGAGTAGTATAGGAAGATAGACGCAATATGAGAGGGAGGGTAGTGTACTACAAAACGCCCCCTCTGGGTTGCTCAAGAAAAATCAAAAAGATTTAGGAAGACCTGGGGATATACTATTACTAATTTAATTCATCAATATCTCCTTGATTATTAACATTTAAAGCTTTACGGTTGTTGTAACCGTCATACAGTCATGCAAACTACATACGTTTTATTCAATGGCGTTCTTGTAACATTGTCAGAATACAAGGAAATGATTGCAGAGCAACAATAATGCTCTGCCTTCAATAAGGGAGATTGTTCTCCCTTTTATTCTTTCTTTTATATACTAGTACTTAATATATATCTTCAATATGACTTTGAATTAACAACTTAAAACTGTCGGTGGTGTGGTTAACCGTCCTTTTGATATGAATACTACATACGTTCTTTATTGCGGTGCATTGATTACCTTAGCTGAGTACAAAGCAATCATCGCTGAACAATAGCATTAATGGGAGTGGCAACACTCCCTTATTTTTTAATTTAAATAGAATACTATGGATAAGAAGCTTAAATTAATTGGAAGAGTAGACCTCAAGACTGGGATTGCCTATGACTTGAAAGGTAACATTATCCCTAAACAATCTCAAACAATGGTGAAAGAGACACCTCAAGAAAGAGAGGAACGTCTTCAAAGACGTAGGGATTGGTTAAGAGGATACATTGGGGGAGAGTAGTCTCCCTTTTATTCTTTTAACAACAATATACTATTACTTCAATTATATCTTCATTATATTCTTGAATTAATAACTTTCCCTTTTACGGTGTGGGTAAAACCGTCAGAAGCATATGGATACATTATTCAGCTTTGCAATCGATTACAACAAAGCGTTCTGCGCTAAGTTAGGTGTTGAGATTAAGACTGGCTTAGATGCCTTCGAATCCAATGACACAGTTGTTCGTCGTAGTCTCGAAGATGCAATGTTTCACGTCGGTGACATTGTTGAGATTCCTGCAAAGGATAGTGACCAATGGGTTTCGTGTCCCGTAGCTAAAGGTGGCAATGCAGTGGTTCGTCCAGTCTGCAGAGTTACAGCATCAGACGGCACAGTTACAGCACGCGAGCTGTTTTACGGTACTCTCACCAAATCGGTGCAGAATCGTGAGACCAAGCAGACGGTTAGCGTTACTGGCACAGTTGTTGACGAACTTCGTAACTGCATCATGCAGAAGGAAGGTTGGTTGAAACTGTGCGGCAAGAAGCTCAAGGTGACCAATGCAGTCGAAGTGCCAATCATCCGTAGAGGGTGGAATGGGCAGCCCGACAGAGCCACAACCACAACAGTCTACAGCATAGACGTGGTTGAGTAACACAATGGAGAGTGGTGACAGCACTCTCCTTATCTTTTTAAAACAATTAAATACAATATATTATGCAAACAAAAGAATCAGTTAAAAGGCAATACGAACTATTATTCGAACTCTATGGTGTTCAATCAGGTGGTTGGTCAATGCTTCATGAACGCTTTAATAGATATGTGTTCTGTGAAGCCAATCGTAAATCACTCATTGCAGAATACTTAGTGTGGGAAGAGTTTGTAGAAGATGCTAAGAAGCTTGACGTTCCTTACTACATGGGAATAGATGAGTTCTTAAAAGAATACAAGAATGCAGTTTATTCTTGTTTACAGAACATAGGGGGAGACTAACAATCTCCCTTTAAAGCTTTCTAATGCTACATAACTTATACTAGTACTCCTCACATCCTCGATATGTATTTGAATAAAATAATATACTAATTACTATATGTATTGGAATAAAATAATATACTAATTACTATATGTATTGGTGTATTGATACGTTAAACTCAAATTAATTATTAAAGATTATGGCAAACGAAAGCCTTTTCGCTTTTGCACAAAGTTATGCAGAAGCTAGAGCTAAAGCTCTTGGTGGTAACATTGTTAAGGGTGCAGCAGCATTCGAAGTTGAAGACGCTCCAGTAAGACGTGACTTGTCGGAAACCCAGTTCAATATTGGGGATAAGATTGTCATTCCTGCTGATGCTAATTCAGAACAATGGATTTGTACTCCGCTGACTAGAGGACAGAATCCTGTTACTCGTGCATTGTGTGAAGTAACTGCAGCTGACGGTACGAAGAGTGTTAAGGAGTTGTTCCTCGGTACACTGATGAAGTCCGTACAGAATCGTGAGACTAAACAGAATGTCAGCGTTACTGGTTCAATTACTCAGTTCACTGCGAATTGTGTAACTAAGAAGGAAGTATGGCAGAAGTTATTCGGCAAGACTCTGGAAGTCGTAGGAACTCAAATGGTGCCCATTATCCGAAGAGGATTCAACGGACAACCTGACAGAGCTACTGAAACATCTGTTCTCAAAATCAATGTCCTCGATTAGACCTCGAAGGACTAAGACCGTTAAAGCTTGGGTAATGGATAAGTATCACATTAGAACTTCGGATAATATTTATCAGGTTCTAGATACGAGTTCATTACCCCAAGATAAAAGCTTCTGGGCACTGATACAACCGCTCGACTTTTGCAACTGGTCAGTCCTAAAATGGATTCCTCTTTGAGGGACATTTGTAACTGTACACACATTTAGGCACAAGCTCTAAATAATTAAATTCCAAATATACCCAAATTAAGGGTTTGGTTAAATGTGTGTACATATATACCTTATTTTATTGTAATGCAGCATATAGATGTATTAACACCTATATAGAGTTCAAAGCCTCTACAAATGCAGATGACAATAAAAACCTTAAAGACCTCACACTGATTAGGTAAAGTGTAGATAGTTATGACTCCATTAAATATTCAGTCAGGTTGGTGGGTATCTGTAGACAACAGATTTGTATGTTGTTACAATACCAAAGAGGAAGCAATTGCTCATATTGAGTATCAACGAAATGCCATGAATTCAAAGGCAGATTGGTGTGTTCAATATATAAAGGTAAAATTTGAAGAATATATAAAATTTCCTTATCAGCCAACAGTATGATAATTCACATTGACAGAGAAGAAGTAACCACTTTAGAGATTAAAATCACTACTGTTGGTTGCAAAGATGCCCATATGTATAATTACAAAAAGGACAAGAAGTGGCTAAAGTTCTGTAGAGAACACAACTTTGATTCTTACAGGGATTATAATACAAAAGTATATGACCTATATCTCAGACTATGCGCTGAGGGACTATTATAACTAATCGTATAACCTATAATTGGAGGATTAAATTATGAAATTATTCTATTTGCCTAATACTAAGGCAATAGTTGCTAAGTACAACAACAAGTTCGTCTCACTACCCAATGTAGAAGAGATAGACAAACCTGAGAAGCTCATACCTTGTCAACCTTTTTTAAAGGAGTATAAGGACTCTAAGTGGCACGATATGCCTGATGATACTGATGCCTTCTACGCTCATCTTAACAAATATAATAATCTTAGTACGTCTGACAGACGTCCTCGCATTATTAAGATTCACAAGATTGAGTTGGCTATCACGTATACTACTAATGAAGTAGGAGAACCTTGGTTCCAGCTATCTGGCAACGTTCCTCACTATGTATTAAATGGAATTGCTAATGTTCTCAAGGAGGAGTATTATGATTCTATTAAGTAGTGGCATATTCATCTCTGATGGCATGGCTTCGGTCATAGCCATCATCATAGGAATACTAACTTGTGTGTTCTGGTATAAAAATAGCAATAATAAAGAATAAATACAATTTTAAATAAGCTAATCGACATGAAAACTTTTGAAGAATTAACTCACATTGCCAATACCTTAATTAAACAATTATCTCTTAAGATAGAGATAATAACTCCAGAAATGGCTAGAGTATATTTAAATACTTCCGTGGGAAACAGAGTCATTAAACAAGACATCTTGAGAGGCTTAGTTAGTTACTTAAAGAATGATACGTTCAAAGTGAATGGAGAAACTATAGTATTCGATTCGGAAGGTAGTCTTATGGATGGACATCATAGGCTAGAAGCAGTAGCCGCAGCAGGTGTTCCAGCCATCTTCATAGTAGTAAGGGGTGTGGAACGTTCTACTTGGACAACTATGGATTCTGGCACTGCTAGAAGCCTTGGAGACGTGTTTAGGATTGAAGGTATTCCAAACTATAATAGTGTAAGTTCCGTAGTTGCGGGTACATACGCAATGAGGAACAACAAAATCGGAACTAACACTCTAGGCGCAGGTAACAAATTGAAACGTGATGGTTTAACTAGAGATGACGCTTTAGGTCTTTATTATAAATATGAAGACACGTGGCAACTAGCTGTAAGAACTGGAATAAGTCTTCGGAACAAACTTCCTGGATACTTTAATGTAAAAGAGGTAGGAGTAATTTCAGCTTATCTAATTATCTTCTTACATCACGACGCGAAGAGAGTAACTGAGTTCTGGGACTTAGTAGCTACTGGGGATGGTATTTATGCCTCACTAAGAAATGTATTCTTAAAGGACATGCAGGAAACGCGATACAAAAGGCTAACATCTAAAGCAAGACAATCTCTCATTGCTACTGCATGGAACATTCACCTCAAGAATAAGAGAGCTAAGAGATTCTCATTTGACCTAACGGTTACAGTGAGCTTCACATAAACCTACGTAATGGGTGCTAGTTTAATAGCTATTACTGTTAGTTGAGTAACTGAAGACCTGTGCTCACTTGGTATAAGAAGAAGCGTTTAATAGTGTACATAAAAGCGTGGATACTCAGAGCACCAAGTATGGTTGTAGGTTTTTATAATGTATAATTTTATCTTAGATAGGAGAATATGATTTCTCTATACCCCGTGAAGGGGTCGGCATCATGACTAAGCCTTTACGTGGCGATGCTATAAGTAATCCATAAGGATGAAACTAATTAGTCAGTATGTTTAATTTAATAACTAATCGACAAATGAGAATTGAAAAGAACAAATTAGTGAATCGTGCTCAAGTATTAAATCAAGACATCCGCTTAGGTATCATTGCATACTCTGTTGCTGAGATGGCTTCTATTGCTGCTCAAAGTCTTGAGAAGAAGAAACTTGGCAAGATTACAGAAGAGGAAGATGCAGCAGTCTTTGAAGATTGCAAGGAGTATATTCGCTCTGCTAAAGAACTCTGTGATGAAGAAGGCTTGGATTGGTCTGTATGTGTACTACTTTCTCGTTCCTCACTTAAACAATATGTCAATGTGGAGAGCAAGGTTGACTAAGGCTGTATTCCTGTTATTTGCAGGATATTTAGGCTTTCATTGCTATATGGCATCCTTATGGTTGCCATTAGTATTATGTGTATTACTTATGATGTTTATTATTTCACTTAAAAACAAGGATTTAGCATGAAAAAGATTGATGTGATTTTGAATGGTGCTGAAGAACAGTACACTTCATTAATTAACAAGTTGTCTAACATCTTAGAACCATATGCATTATATGCAGTTGGTAAAGCTCCAGTATACGTAGGACGCATAGTTGAAGAACTCGGTGTTAAGCAATGCAAAGAGTGTGGTGCTTTTATATTTAACATTGACGGTAATGACGTGGCTCATGTAGACCTGGAGAAGATGGAAGCATCAGTCTTCGGCGGTGTAAACTTCCACCTAACTACTGACGACGCTGAATCAGTGAAGGATGTGTTAGAAGCACTCAAACGCCATGAGGGTAGTGACATCGACGAGAATCCTATTAAGGACATCATCGAAGGTATGCCTAAAGAACTCAAATCGCTTCTCGGAGCTGCTGTTGCAGTATCCGTTCTCCGTAAGAGAAGAAACGATAATAACTAAAGAAGGTTTTTGAAGACAAATATCAAGGGGTTAGGTCGCTGTGAAGTGGGCTAACTCCGCCAACTTTTAACGCTTATAATGAAATGGATATACTGAAGCAATTAGAAGAAGGCAAACCATTTAGTGGCAAGAATGGTGCTTTTACTGGAAGGGTTGAACCACAATCAATAAGTGGTGATACTTTATCTGTTATATGTGATAAAGATGGTACAAGATGGCATGAGAATTGGGAGCTACAATATACTATCTGGGGTTTTGAACGTGGTGATTATTATTTCCTATGAGTAAGTGTGATATATCTAAATGCCATGCGAGTTGTTGCTACAACGCTCCATTGCCTAAGAATTACATATTTGCACTTAAGAATAGGATTGTTAATCCTGTGATTAAGATACTCGTCCTTGATGATGATAACATGAAAGAGAAGATGTGTTATCCCATTACAGATGAGAATCCCGATAAGAATAAATGTCCGTTTCTAACTGAGAATTGCAGATGTAATATATATGATAGAAGACCACCAATATGTAAGAAGTTTGGTAATGGTACTGAACCATTGTTAACTTGTACTTATTTGGTTCCAGAAGAGCAGAGAGAATCTGTATTAGCTGGATATAAGTCTGCTATTAATAGATTAACATCTCCAACTGCATTAGAGATGGCTAAAAAGTACAAATAATTATGCCAAAGGATTACGCACTAAGGAAACTACATTCCAAAGAGGAGAAGGTTATCTTCTGTGGATGTGATGCTATAAGTGGCTTATTAATTCATTACCTACTTGATGAATTGTTTGGTAGAGGTGAGTATAAGATACTACACCACTATGATTTACGATTGCAACAAGATTGGGAATGGAATATTGATGAGCCAATTCCTGACAAAGACATTATTAAGGAATGGTTCTTTAAAGAACCTGAGAGAATAATTACTACTTGTTGGGATTATGAGAGAACACTCAAAGCCGTAGAAGACGCACAGATTACTAATGTGCGAGTCTATGAGTTTTGTAAGTATAAACACATAACCGATTTACCGTTCTAATGTTACTCAATTTTAATGCTGAACCTCTTATGGATGATTCTGTAGAGGCAAAGCAAATACTGCGAGAGAGGCTTTCTTTAAGGAGTAGACCTATGATTATACCCACTACAATAGTTAAAACTTATGTCAGGGATAATATACGGTATTGGGAAGAGAGAACGCCAAGTGGTATAATAGTTAGCATTAGTAGTAGGGAAATTAAATAAACTCATAGTGCAGGAGTATAACTGCACTAACTGGGCTTGTATGGTTTTGACAGGCGATTACAAGTTATGAGGACGTGTAGAGTTCGTACCAACTCTTATAAAAATGATACACAATTTTAAGTGGCAACACTGAAGTAAGAATGGCAGCTTAAGCTGTGGCTTATTAATATTAACGTATTAATGTAGTCGGGTTAATGGAGAAGACCTAGAAACAGAAGAGGTGTGGGAAGAAGCATTATAGAGCAGCCCACTTAACTTGAAAGCCAAAGGTTAGTAGAGCTGAGATTCTCCACAAAAATGTGTATGGTAGGAACGCAAGGGTTTTACCTAAAAGTGCTACTCGTTCTTCAACGTAAATGAAGTGGTGGAGAGGATGACTTCGGTCAGCCCTAGTTTGATAGTTTGTAGTATATAGCTTTAGATGTACTGATTCCTTCATTGCGATTGAATCTGGTTTCTGGATAAGTCTGTTAAAACTATCTATATGCCAGAACTCACTGGCTGATGTAATATAAATGAGACACACGTTATCCTTATAATAAGGGTTGTTTGGACGGCGGTTCGACTCCGCCCAAGTCCACATAGCGGGATGCCGAAGAACTACATTGTACTTCATATTGGTTTAGGCAATAGGTCTTGAAATACAGAATGAGATAGTGTCACCTGCACTTCTCCCGCTTATTTATGTTTAACTAATCGACAATTTGAAATGGAACAAAAGAAACGTAACTACAGTAAGATGACGGCTGAAGAGCTATCAACTGCTGTAAATCTAGTGAAGTCTGAGAACTCTGGAATATTCAGTGTTAAAGACATTAGAAATGCATTTAAACAACTTGGAGTACCTATGTATAGTGAATTTGCTACAACATTGGTGCAACAAGGTATGCTCGTGCAGGCTGGATTGACATATCAAGATGGGTATAGTTGGTCTACTACAGAGCCTATTCATATGAATAAGGTAACTGAACTTATGAAGATTACTCGTAAGAAGGTTGCTACACAAGCTCGTAAATATAGCCAAAAGAAGAAAGCTATACAACAAGGCACATGGGTTGAACCAATTAAACAACCTAAAGAAACTACGGAGATTGAAGAGGTACTTGAAGAAGTTCCAGTTCATGAACGCAAAGAACTAGTACCAGTTGATAAAGTAATCAATAAGGCTATTAAGCTACTAACAGAGAATGGTTATAGAGTTTCTAAACCTATCTTAATCTATGAGGAGGTAACTGTAAAATGAGAATGAACTGTCCAGGAGATAATCCGTTCGCATCCAATATGATGCAGTATTTATATGGTTTGAATGAGAGTTTTGTACCTGAAATAGATGGAGCAACATTAGATATTATAACTAATTTGCTTATCTCTACTAAGAACATTAGATATGGTGCTAAACCTTCAATAGAGGGTCAGTATCGTATTCGTCAAATCATTAAAGCTTGTGTTGGTATGGGGAAACCTATCCCTGTATTAGTTCCTTGGGGTTCCATTAAAGCAGATTTCAGTGCAAGACTGGATATAGCTGAAGTGATTGCTCTATCTACATTAGCAGACCTAAACCGAAGAATAAAAAAGTACTACAGTCCTGGTTTAGATATTAACATCAGAATTGAGGACTGGAGTGGCGTGGATTTATTCCAGCTAGAACCCACATTTAGTAAGGATAATAGTTGGTCTTATTGTGATGATTTAGAATCTCTAATTCACATGATGGGAGAAATGAATCCAAAACGTGAATCTAAGATGGCAAATGTAGGTCAGTTTTATCAGAGAGCAAAGGCTAACACAGCTAGCGTACTTGCTTATCTGATTGAATCCAAGGATTTAATTAAAACTGACCCATCCAAGTGTTTAGCATTACAGAGCTATAAGAACTTAAAGGCTAATGGCTGGAGAGGTATTATTAGCGATGCACAGCGTGAACACTATCTGAGATGCTATCGAGGATTATACGATGGTTGGGACGATGAAACAATGCTAAAGCGATTAGCATTATACTTTGGTGGTTCATTGGCAAGATTCCAGTTAGAAATGACAGGAGCAAACCATGAATGGGGAAATAACTATATACAGATAGTATTCGTTCCACCTGTAAAAGGTAGTCCAGAAGGATATAACGATAATTATCTGTATTATAGAACAATCCCTATGAACCAATGTAGAACACACCATGCACCTTGGAGGTCTAAAGGCTACTTCCTTATTGAGGATAGTGGTGATATGGTGGCTAAGCTAACTACATTCAATTCCCAACCAGAAGGATTAGAATCTGGGTATTTATCCTTAGAAGAGGGTGATAGACAAATCCTAATCCAAGCAGACTATCTAGTTTAGTAGTCTAAACACGAAACTGACCTGATGAATCGCGAACCCCTGAAGCTTAAGCCTTAGGTCGTGACTTAAACGTGTATAAATAAGAGTTGAAACCTAGTTCACATAGGGAGCGGCATAACCCTTAGTGAAATTATATAAGGAGAGAATCCTTATATCTCTTGTAGTTATTTAAAATGTGTAACAATATTTTGATTAATGGTCAAGCAATACAAGAGTAGGTTGTCAGTTCCATTTCATTATTGACCTTTCACTCAGCTGCAACATCTTTCATTGCCAGTAGCTGAGTGATTGTTTTTATGAGAGACGTTAAAAGATAGATTGTATAGGTAGAACACGCTATATAATTATCTCAATTAATTTATAAATTAAGAGATAAACAATGGAATTTAGTAAAAAGAAGAAAAGTCTGTACAACAATCCGTACATGACTGAAGCTCCTTCACAAGACAACTCGTTTGTTAAAGAGGGATTGAAGCTATCAGCTGAGACTGTGAGTGGTAACGGTGCTAAGAAGTATAGCACCAGTAATGATGCATTCGTGGATAACTTTGCAATGATTGCAAACTTTAAGGCACCTCGTGAGTATGCTGAGGTATCTAAGGATATGTATAAGTTGTGGGGTATTAATCCGAAGAAATGCTTACAGCTTGCAGTATATATCAGACTGATTACTCGTGAGACTCAGATTGTTCTTCCAAATGAAACTATCACCTTAGATGTACAGAGAGGACAAGGCTTAAAGAATGAAGGTATTATGCGTATGCTATGGATAGCAATGCATCACAAACCTACATTCATGGCTAACATGCCTTACTTCATCGCTGCCGGTAGCTGGAAGGATGTGTTTGAAATGATGAGCCTTGACTTACAATATCATGGCTGGGAAGGAAGAAAGTTGGATTGGAATTTCATGCGTAAGGTTATCTTAGCTGGGTTAGCTAATGGTCATACAAGTGAATTGGTAAAGAAATACCTACCAACTATTCGTTCTGTAAAAGAATGTAAAACTGTTGAATCACAAGCTCGTACAATCATCGGTCAGTATCTGGCTTCTTGCATTTATGGTAAGAAAGCTAATAAGAAGACTGATAAAGAAACTGCGGACAGCCGTGCTGCACAACGTAGATACAGGAAACTCAAACAGAGTGGAACTGCTCATACTTGGCAGCAATTAATAAGTCAGAAGAAGTTGCTCGAACTGGACTTCAATACCATTCATGGACGCGCTTTAAGTCTATTAGTAGGCTCTAAGTTCTTGAAAAATCAGGGATTGGTAGAGAAGTATTCCAAGTGGATAAGTGGTCGCAAAGTGGCTAAATACACTGGATTCGTGTTTGAGTTGTTTCAACCACTTGGTGATAGCTATCGTGTTAATAGGCTCGAAGAGTATAGAGAACAGACTATCAATGCACAGTTTAATACTTTGGTTGAGACTGGAAGGCAGAATCTTAACCAAGATAGTAGATTGTTGGTAGTTAGAGACATTTCTGGTTCTATGACCTCAAAGGGAGTTGGAACTAATATGTCTGCATATGCTATCGGTAAAGCAATGGCATTGTACTTCTCTGCACTATTGGATGGTCCATTTAAAGATGCTTACGCTACATTTAGTAATACTTGTAAGCTCTGTAAATGGCAAGGTAAAACTCCTATCGATAAATGGGCAAACGATACAGATAGTAACTTTGGTAATACCAACTTATTGTCTGTAGCAGATATGTTTGTCAAGCTAAGAAGCACGATGAAGATTTCTGAGAACGAGTTCCCTACAGGAGCATTACTAGTTAGTGATGGTGAGTTCGACGCAGCTCGTAGTTGGAGTGGTACTGGCGCATCTGTTACTAACTTTGAAGCATTCAGAAAGAAGTTACTTGCTGGAGGCTTTAGTAAAGAGTATGTAGATAACTTCAAGTTAATCTTGTGGGATTTACCTAACTCTTACTATGGTGGTAACAATCGTCCTAAGTTTGAGGACTTTGCAGATGCTCCTAACAACTTCTATATCAGCGGCTATGACCCTGCTGCTGTAGCATTCATCTTGGGAACTAAGCCATTTAAGGCTACACCTAAGAATGCAACTGAATTGTTCAATGCAGCTATGGACCAAGAGTTGTTAAATCGACTTATTATTGCTGAACGAAAGGTGTTCAACAAATCTAACAAGAATACAAACCCTAAAAAGAATAAGAAATAGGTATGATTAAGCTTAACACATTACTTGCTAAGGTTGACCACGGTACATCAATGTTCAATAGAATGATTGGTGATTACTCAGTCTTCTTTAAGAATAAGCAAGGTATGTTTGAGGGTATTAAGAAGACCTTCAAACCGAGAGATGGCTATGCAGAAGATGCTCGTTATATGGGCACTACTAAAGTAGCCACTACCGTAGAAGAGAAGCTCACATGGTTTGAGCAGAATGCAGTTCCTCATTTGAAAGAAGTATTCGCTGTTGAAGCAACTAACTCTGCTGGTGCACCGAGAGTTGAATTGATAGTAGATGGTGTTTCATTTGGTAAACTGACTGCACTTGACCTTATGAGACTTAAAACCATTCTGACTAGTAAGCAGTTAGAAGAAATGTATGCCAACATTCCAGTACGCTCTGATTCGGAGGTTTGGCTTGAAGGAACTGATGCAGAATATAGCGGACGTGACATCTATGAAACAGAAATGTTGAAGGGTGTAACACGTACTACAGAATCTGAGGAAGTTATCCTTAAAGACCCGAATCTTGACCCAGCTAAGCTTCCTGCCAATTATAATGCTAAGGTTACTGTTAAGAAGAAGACAGTAGAGACTGGTGATTATACATTGCAGAAGTTTACAGGTGCTTGGACACAGAGACAACGTGCTGAGTTATTGCAAAGAAGAAGTAAGATTCTTGCTGCAGTAATTGAGGCATTGAAGGTTGTTAACGATAACGAAGCACAGAGTCCGAATCTCAGTGTTGAGAAACTCGTTACGTTCTTACATCATGGTAAGTAAAAAAATAAAATATTGACTAAAGCTTTAGCTTCAGCCTCAGCGTTACTAAATCCTAGATATTTAGCATGAGCATTGAGTCAAGAGCTTCAGCTTTAGCCTTACTGTGAGAGACCAGTAGCTGTGAAAATGATAATTGATAATAATTATTATTAAATCTGACCATTCACGGGTTCGAATCCCGTGCGCGCCTCTAACATAATCCTTTGTTTAAAGGTGGGATATAAGCATAAGAACCAACATATTAGATGAGCATTATTGCAAGTAAGCAGCAATCAATATGACTCTTATGTGTATGATTCCCACCTTATTTTAACATGGCGCGCTGGTGAAGTGGATTAACACGTCAGACTAATAAAACAGCTTCAGCGTAAAACTACTGAACGTTATCTCACAACTAGGGGCTATCATCGAGGGTTTTCGAGTTAGTCCTTAGGGGGTTAGCTTAATGGTTAAAGCACAAGAACGGTTAATTCTTGGGAGTGGAGGTTCGATTCCTCCACCCTCTGCTCTGTTTGTGTCATATTTTAAAAAGTTTAAATTAGCACTACCTGTCTGTGAAGATGGGTAGTTAAAACAAGGGAATACGCGAACGGTAGAGCGGCAATCAAAATGATTGTGATACACATTCTAGGTTAGTATTATTGTGGGTTCGAATCCCACTTCCCTTACAATTCTTTGTAATAAATTACATTTGTCAGCAGTTATTGGTCTGTGAAGATAGATAACTATAAGTAGAGCATTAAGATTTAAAGAATAGAATGGGATATTGTAATATATTTGATTGTTACAAAATTTAACATTATTCACTTTGTAGAGTCTAAAGATTGCACTATCTTTGTACTCAGAAACGTTGAGAGAACGTGATTGTGTTTGTGTTTTATTTATCCCATTGTTGAGGGGAGTGCGCCACAGTTGGAGAGGTGGGACAGACTGTAAATCTGTTGCCTTCGGGTTGAGTAGGTTCGAATCCTACCACTCCCACAACAATATCTGCTAAAGTCAAGTGCTTTGGTAAAGAGTATGCTCGTCTGTGAAGATGGGCATATTTAGTCTGTAGGTGTAGCACAATGGTTCAGTGCTCCAGCCTTCCAAGCTGGAGATGAGGGTTCGATTCCCTTCACCTACTCTCGTTCAGCCTCCCTACATCAGGCGTTGATAGTATGTAGCTGTTGTAAGTTTACAGTCAGAAACTTCGTTTGACCTCGTTACAGAGTCCTAAGACTGGTGAATGTTAATTGTCCAGTATGTCTTTGAGATTACTCTTTCGACATTACAGTAAAGAGGGCAGAGCCTAGTAATAGGTGAATAAGAGAATGGATGTTATATTGTGCATGAACGATGTGAATATATAAAGTAAGTTCTCTTTTATAATGGTGCATTGGTCTAATGGTTAGGATACTAGACTGTCTATCTTGGGGTACGAGTTCGATTCTCGTATGCACCGCATTCTTCCCCAATACTCTCTGAGGGTCAATATGGGAGCGTGTTGTTGAGGTCACAACGTAAGGAAGACCTTAGTATCACACTAACTTGAGTGTGTGAGGAGCATTCGCTAATAGGCTCTTACTTAATGTTATTAGTGGAGGTTAGATGAGGCTAGCAATCATCTAATGACAGGAACTTAGGATATTATGGTACGCAGAAACCAATGAAGTGAGGATTGAAGTTATCCCATTATTGATTAAGTTCCTTTATTAACATCGCGGATTAGAGAAGTGGTCTATCTCACCAGTCTCATAAGCTGGAACACTCATAAGGTGTCGTAAGTTCGAATCTTACATCCGCAACTAATTATTGTGTGGGGTGGTAGCAGTTGGTAGCTCACTAGGCTCATAACCTAGAGGTCGGCGGTTCGAATCCGTCCCCCGCGCCTATTACACCAGGCTATGCTAAGTGGAATTACACTTAGGACTGTTGTAGTTACGATAGAGTATGAGGGGTGAAACTCATAACTCACTATAAGGAAACAAACAGCAAATCTATTCAAGCATCAAACTTTTAATTTGACAACGCTAAGTAATGTTTCCTGTAAAATTGGGTGATGGCGCAACTGGTTAGCGCATCTCTCTGATAAGGAGAAGGTTCTGGGTTCAAGTCCCAGTCACCCAACTGCCAAGAATTGATAATAAGAAGCCTAACAGCAAACTTAAATTCAAACATTTGCACCATTTATTTGCGAACATGATGAACAAATGGCTTCTGTAAATAGTCCCTTAGCTCAGTTGGTGAGAGTATCTGGCTTACATCCAGAGGGTCGTAGGTTCGAACCCTACAGGGACTACGCAAGGCGTTTCTAGAGCGCATCGTAGACACTCCTATCCCTGACAGCATATTGGAGTTCACATCGTAGGGTGACGTTGGTACTACAGCAAGGGTAGTTGTTTAACTGTAGTAATTGGGGAGTTAGCTCAGCTGGTGGTAGCTTCGGACTGTTAATCCGATGGTCGTGGGTTCGAGTCCCACACTCCCCTCGCTAAGCGTAGCAGTAAATTAGTGGTATGTACGCAATGTACATTAAGAGAACTTCTACGTAGATTTGTTGTGAAACAAGTCTACATATGCGTCGGTGGCATGAAAGGGAAGCAACGGTCTCCAAAACCGTGATATGGGGGTTCGAATCCCTCACGGCGTGCAAACGATTAGTTAATAATTAATAAGAAGACTTACAGCAAATATTTATGATTATAGCAGTATATTTTGGATTGCAAACATCAATAATAGTCTTCTGTAAATTGGGTAATAGGACAATGGGCTAGTCTACTACATTTGGGATGTAGAGGTTGCGAGTTCGAATCTCGCTTACCCAACAATTTATTATAAGAATACTTACAGCAAACCTAAATTAAAATTCAAGCAATTCGTAATTTTGTCTTAACGTAGGTTCGATTCCTGCCCTTCCCACAAAAAGCTGGTCGGTTGTGTTATTAGGACGTCCTAATGCACTGGTTTGCACCAGCCTAAACAAAAATGCAGGCTATTTATGGGAAGGTTGAAATGTTGGTGTAGTCCGAGAGGATGAAGAAAGGTATTCTGACAATGGGGAGGTAGCATAATTGGCTAATGCGCTAGATTTGCAATCTGGAGGATTGGGTTCGAGTCCCACCTGCTCCACGAATCTTTAAGGTTCACGTTTCAACAACTCTAGTTTAAATTAGACCCAGATAGAGAAACATAAATGCACGTAAAGTAGTATTTATGTAGGGTTGCCCGAGCGGCAGAGGGGCTGGTCTGCAAAACCAGTTAGAACGGTTCGACTCCGTTACCCTACTCTATTTTGAGTTTAACAACAAGAAACCTTACAGCAAGACCTATTCGCTTTGTAAGCCGTAGGTTATGGGTTCGAGTCCCATAGTAGGACATTGTCCTATTTAGCTCAATTGGATAGAGCAACGTATTTAAAATGGTTTCTGATGCCTACACTCCTAAGCAATTAGGGTGTAGGTTTATCACTCCGTAGCTCAATTGGTTAGAGCTTCGCACTTTTAATGCGAAGGTTCTGGATTCGAGTTCCAGCGGAGTGACAAAGGTGTCCCATGACACCTCCTTTCATTTATTGTAAGAGGACGTACAGCAAATGTACTTATAACTACAAAATGATTCAACAGTGTCTCCGAAGTATTCCCGCAAGGGTGCAGGCAAGACTAGAGTGGTACGCTTGAAGTAATGTACTAAGCTATGAGTTAGCCCTGACCATGCTGGGTAAGTATGGTGTCTCACATTCTGAATTGGGAGAGTGGTAGACATTAAAGTTAAACCCATGTCCTCTGTTAAACCCATCCTAGAATTTCTGTTTCTGGAGGTAGGATGGGTTTATTTTACTAACAAGATTGACATATTTATTCAGTAACACTTATTAATTATGAAGGCAATTAGACTGATTAAGAAAGCTGTTAAGTGGTATTTTGATAGGACTGCTAATTCCTACATTTACCCTACTGGAACTCTCCCTATTATAAAGGAGTAAGTTCCTATGCTGCTGAAGTGAATATGTTAAACAACTTATGGAGGTTTGCCAGAACGGTAATGGAACGGACTTGAAATCCGATGTAACGTACCCATTCGTTGAGTAGGTTCGACTCCTACAGCCTCCTCACTATTAAATAAATAGAAGAATTATGACAGGAAGATTTAGAGCTGCTCACAAGATTAGTAAGCACAAGATGTCCATATTATGGGACAGAGCAGTGTCGTTCTTTTATAAGGAACACGCTGTAGTTAAAGCTGTTGAAGATGGCTTTACTGATGATAATTACCAAACTCTAACAAAGAGATTCCAACATTTAGAATCTATTATAGAGAATGGTCGCATAGCTAAAATGCCTCGTAAAATGAAGAAGGTATTTATGAGAGAATTATCAGCAAGGTACAACCTCTGCTTGATTATGTTACAACATTGGGATGACTTTAAAAACATTAAAAGACATGATTGACTTAGTTATATCAGACATAGTATTTGATTGGACTTTCCTCAAACCTTTAATTGAAAGAGACGATGGAAAGAAGGAATCAAATGAAGTGGATGAATCCACGCAACAAGTATTGGCGCAGGCAGAAGTTAGTCCAGAAGTATATTACTAGACTAAAGAAGTTTCCTGCTAGTAGATTTGGATTATGGTGTGATAACTATAACCAGCACTGGACATTACCTTATAAATCTACTACTACACCATGTAGTTGTTGGTTATGTAGGGGTGAACGATACAATAGACGAGAGTTTAAAAAGGAAACTAAACTTGAAATAGAAATGTTTTAAGTTATTTAATTTATAAGAAGTCTTACAGCAACTAAAACAGCAATTCGATTATGGTTCGACTAGTTTGGGTTCGAATCCCAACAACCTCCCAAAGTAATCAATATGGAGGTTGTAGTGTAAAGGTTAGCACAGTATATGCAAACAAATGACTTCTGATGATGCCCCGTTAGCTCAGTGAATAGAGCAACGTCCTTCTAAGGCGTGGGTCGATGGTTTGAATCCATCACGGGGTACAAAAGACCGAGGTTGATGGTAGGGGAAGTTCCTTTATGTGGATGAGGGTACAGCTTACTGGTGGTGCACCACTGGTCATAAATGGAAGTGGCTGTATGTGTAGGTCTTATATGGTGTTTATAGTTCAGCGGTTAGAATAACTGATTGTGGTTCAGTAGATGTGGTTTCGACTACCACTAAACACCCTTATGGCAGTAGGTTTTAAATAAAATCTTCCTGTTTGTTTACTATTGCCTTAACGTGGTTTAGAAGGGTTACACGATATAATAATCCTTCCTCTGGGGCGGTAGCTCAATGGTAGAGCGCAGGTCTGAAGAGCCTGGCGTTGGAGGTTCGATTCCTCCTCGCCCCACGTCGATTAGTAGACGAGAACTAACAGCAATGTTAAATTTTGAAATCCAAGCAGCGGGTCTGAGGTTCGATTCCTCACGTCAGTTCAGTCTGATGTAGCTCAGTCGGTAGAGCAGCAGCCTCAAATCAAAATGGTTCTCAGCTGTTTTACAGAATTACAGGGTAAAGAAATTCTGTATGGAGAGTTGGGTGAGTGGCTTAAACCACCGTCCTGCTAAGACGGAGAACCTCAAAAGGGTTCCGCAAGTTCGAATCTTGCACTCTCCGCAAGTATATTTGGAATTTTTGTATAATAATGATTAATTATGATTACTATGACAAAGATTCAGCCTATAAATCCTAATGAAATTATCAGTGAGAAGGTTAAAATAATACCTGACCAAGTAATTAGGGTTTTTAACGAACTGATTGCAAGAAACTGGAACAAAGACAGGTCAATAGTGTTTACTAATGAAGCTGTTGAGTTTATAAAGTTTCTGACTGGGGCTAGTAAGGATACTATCATACAGAACCATTGGTTAGATGTAGAGCCTCTCTACAGAGAGAATGGATATGAAGTAACTTACCATGAGTCTCAAGGTGATGAATCCTTCCCCTCATATTATGAGTTTAGGAAGAGTTAATGCTGGGTTCGAATAATGGTTTAGTTCAACGCACTTTCGATGCGTAGATAGGGGTTCGATTCCCCTACCCAGTACCTTGTAGTCCTCCTTAATCCTTAATAGGATAGTTAGGCTACACTGTGAACGAACAGAGGAGAGGAGTTCACACGTTGGCTAGCAACGTAGTACACAATGGTGGGATAGGAACGGCTAGCACCCACCACTTCTTTTATTAAAGTACAATTATGAAGATAAGAAACGTAGAGAGTACCATTGCAAAGCGTGTCCTTAGAGAAACTGCCAGAGAATGTAAAGGCAGGAACAGAATGGATAAGAAGGGTACTGTTCCCAATGATTTAAAGGATATTTGGGAAGATGTTAAGACATTGACTAAGAGAGGTAAGAGATTTCGTATAAACTATTTAAGAAGTCTTGGCTACCTCTGATGTATGCAGCTATCTACTAACTGGTTAGGTAATATGCCTCTCAAGCATAAAATACGGGTTCGAGTCCCGTTAGCTGTACTAATTAATAACGAGCGTGTAGTGTAATGGTAGCAGTATCACCCTGTCACGGTGAAGGAGGGGTTCGAGTCCCACACGTTCGGCTACATAGTAAAAATTACTCTATAAGAAGACTTACAGCAAATTAAAATCCTAAAATTCAATCGGTAAATGAAAGACGTAGGGTTCGAATCCTTACCTATACCGCCAAAGTCCTGATGGGTATAGTCGTCTAGTGGTAGGATGTATTAGAAACAGGCATTAGTCTTCTGGGCACACATCTAAGTATGTGTGCTAAATTGCCTCCGTAGCTCAATAGGCAGAGCAACTCACTTGTAATGAGAAGGTTGTAGGTTCGATTCCTATCGGTGGCTCAAATTAGTCTCATTGTTAGTAATAACAGTGGGACTTATTCTTTCTAAATAACAAGATTCTCAGTTAGCACTACAAAGATTAGCATTTGCAAATGTTATTATGTAAAATGAATTTATGAGTAGCTTTAAAGACGGATTGAGAAGAAGTGGTCAGAGTGTACTTGATGCAAGAGCACAGAACTTGTATGAAATGACTAAAATTGAAGAGGAACGATACATCCAAGAATGTAAGATGAAGGTTCTTCGTATCAAGAATGAGTTAAACAAGCACAGAGACCTATCTGTAAAATCCACTACTTCGTTGGAAGTTGGTAATGGCTTTGACCCTAAGGCTTGGGTAGCTAAGAGGCATCAATTGGAACGTGACTTACGAGTTGCTAACATTGAATATGCTCTTGCACTTAAAGTTGATGGTGAAGAGTTCCCAGCTGACGAAACTGAGGAAATGATTAATGTAGCAGAAGTGCTAGAAGACGATGCTAAATTGAAGTAATTATGGGAAGCGGAAGTTATTCCTTTGCAGCTTATTCTGCATTAGCCAACGATAGGGAGTATACAACTAAGTCAGCTGATGCTGTCTTTAAGAATCGCTCTCTATCAGCACAGTCAGACATTAGGTTGTCTAACGTAAATGCAAGGAGCTTTAATACTCAGGTTAAACCAGAAATGATTAACACTGGTGTTAGAGAAAGTAGAGATAGCAACGAACATCCTGAAACTACTCCGATTATCATTGCTCTTGATGTTACTGGTTCAATGCGTAGAACACCCCATGAAATGATTAAGGATAACTTCCCTAAACTCATGGATGCTCTAATGCAACTGGGAGTCAAAGACCCACAGCTGTTATTTATGGCTGTAGGCGACCATGAGTACGATAGGTATCCTATTCAAGTTGGACAATTTGAATCTGATACTGAGAGGATTGTAAACTCTCTTGAAGAGTTTGTACTCGAAGGTGGTGGGGGTGGAAATAGTGGCGAGAGCTATTTATTAGCTCATATAATTGCTGGTTATCACACTGAAACCGATTCATGGTTTAAAAGACACAAGAAGGGTTATTTATTCACCATTGGTGATGAACCTAACTTGCACGGCATCAGTGGACGTGCTTTGGAAGATTTCTTAGGTTATCAACACCCTGCTAATCCTATTAGCGAGGAAGAAGCTGTTAAGAAAGCTCAAGAGCAATATAACGTCTATCATATTCATGTTACTAATGGTAGCTATGGTACAAGAATTGCTCCAGGTTGGAAGAACCTACTTGGGCAGAATGTACTTACTTGTGATTCACACAATGTTCACAATGTAATTGCTGAAGCCATTAAGCAACACGAAGACTTCGCTAATGTGATTTATGAGGAAGGGATTGTGACCTATACTCCACCTAGTGAAGGTAAAGAAAGTGGAACTTATACCTATTAAGAAGTTAGATGAATGAAATTGTATTAGGCTCGTTCTTTGGGGACGAGGGTAAAGGGCAAACTGTCCATAATTTATGTAAGGCACATCCTAAAGAAGAAACGATAGTTATTCGGTTCAGTGGTGGACATCAAGTTGGTCATACTGTAAGGCATGGTAAACTTGAACACACGTTTAGTAATTATGGTAGTGGAACTTTGCTCGGCATACCAACGTACTGGTCTAAATACTGTACAGTAGACCCTATTACTACTATGAAGGAGTTGATAGATTTAAATAAGCTCGGTGTTTCTCCCGAAATTATTTATCATCCACTCTGCGAGGTTGTTACTCCCTTTGATGTTATTAATCAATGGAACAATGAGGAGAACCTGAGACATGGTACTGTAGGTACTGGTTACAAATCTGCTCTTGATAGAGTAGCTGCTGGTTATCATATTACTGTTCGTGATTGTGCTAATATCATGGTTCTTAGAACTAAGATTGCATCACTTATCGAGAACTATTATGATTTTAGTTCCAGCCTTCCAATGTATAACATTGATGATTGGTGTGTTAGAGTGCATGAATACTTTAAATCAGTGACAATATATGACGAGAATATTCTTACTCGTTATAAGTACAAGGTCTTTGAAGGTTCACAAGGTATATTACTAGACCAAACATTTGGTATAATGCCTTATTGTACTCCAAGTAACACTACTTGTCAGAATGCTATGGAAATTATTAATAGGATAAAGAAGGAATCTAAGAATCACTTAGATAGAATGACGGAAGAGATAACAGACCACGTATATGTTATCAGACCATATATTACCAGACATGGTAATGGTCCAATTCCTACTTCTAAACCTGTTAGAGATGTAGATGACCCTAATAATCAGTTCAACGAGTTCCAAAGGACTCTTAGAGCTGTAGAGTTTGATGTTAAATTACTCGAACATTCATTATTAGTTGATTCTACTTTCATTCCAAACCATTACATACACAGGAGGATGTTAGTTATCACCCATAAGGATGAAATTACATCACAGTTCAATGATGAACTACTTTCTGGTAATTGGGAGGAACAATTCAGCGGCATAAGAATGTCTTACTATGATAAGCTCATGGTTTGACTTTTCTAAAGTATAACTATTTTGTAAGACGACACACAGCAACAAAATCAACATCCATACTTTAAATAATGAGAACCCTCTGCTGCCCACTGCGGAGGTAAAAGAGTTAATGGGAAGGTCGTCTGTTCTATTGGGCTATAGTGTAATGGTTAGCACACAACACTTTGACTGTTGTAGTCTAGGTTCGAATCCTGGTAGCCCAACATAAAGATTAAATCTTATGAAGGATAAGAAGAAATTCGGAGGTGTATCCTTAATATCTAAAAATCGTAGCTGTAAGTCATTTGGCTATAGTTATGATAAAGAGGTTAGGAGAATCTGGCGAATTGAGGCAAAACAGTTAGCTCATAGAGTATTAATGCACTTACCTGTTAGTAGGGAGGAAATTCAAAAGGCATGGAGTAATCCATATTGCGATTTAGATTCCATAACTGGAATCCCTTACAAATGGGATGGTGAAGGCTATTATGAAAGATGGCTAGAACAAGTGTATAAGAAGTTAAATAATTTAATATGATTTACGCAAGAATAATTCTAGTATTACTAATCTTACTGATAGTAGTGTATTACGCTATGATAGTTGCACACCTCTCAGGAGTTATTAACCTTACTGATAGGAAGGTGGAGTTCAGTAAATTATGTATTCCATTCTATTATTGGGTTCACCAGGAGAGTGAGAATGGTAATGTTTAAATGTAAAATGAGTTAAAAGAAATGAGTCAACCTAAAGTAAGTAAAAACAAAATCTTCGCTATTCTAGCAGGAGTGATTGCAGTCTTATTGGTTTGTATGTCTGGTGCATTGATTGAAGATGCAGACAAGTCTAAGAACTATGTGTGTCAAATGCCTATGTCAGGTAAGTACAAGGTGTGGGTAGATGGTGGTATGCAATGGCAGGTCTTCGGTAATGTTAGTAGCTATCACAAAACTTCACAAGTTGAATTTACTGGATTGGAGAAGAATGAAGGTGGTTACATAGCAGCAGGAAGTAATCCCGCAGCTGCACTAACATTCAATGATAAGGGTAGAGGTTTCATAGTTGGTTCATTTAGGGTTGTAATGCCTAATGATGCCAAGAATATGGAGAAGATACAAACAGACTTTGGTTCTGAAGAAGCATTAATTGCTAATCTAGTAAAGCCAACTTTATATAAGGTTGTAACTTCTTGTGGTCCACTTATGTCTTCACTGGAATCAGTATCTGAAACAAGAACTGACTTAATTGCTTATATTACTGACCAGCTTAATAATGGAGTATATAAGACAGTTGTAGTTCGTGATTCAGTAACTAATGAAATTACTGGTGAGAAGGAGTTAAGAGCTAAGGCACAGATTGTGTCTAATAGTAATGCTCCTGGTGGATATAGTAGGCAGGAAATATCTCCATTCTCTCAATATGGTGTAACTTGTGGTCTAGTGTCAGTCATTGATATTAAATATGATGATGCTACTCAATCACAAATTGATGCTCAGAAACAAGCTAACTTAGCAATTATTACCTCTAAAACCAAATCACTGGAAGCTGTACAGAGAACCTTACAGATTACAGAAGAGGGTAGAGCTACTGCTGAGAGAGCTAAATGGGAGCAAGAGAAGGAGAAGATTGTAGCTGTTACTAAAGCGCAACAAGAATTTGAAGTAGCTGAACTTGAAGCTAAGAAGGCTAAACAGGTAGCACTTAAAGTTCAAGCAGAAGGTGAGGCTAAGGCGGCTGCCAATAGAGCATTAGTTTCTGCAGGTTTAACTCCTGCTGAAAGAGCTGAATGGGATTATAAAACAGCTGTTGGTGTAGCACAAGCATTAGCTGAATCTAAGGTATCTTGGGTTCCTTCTGTAATGTTTGGTGGTAGTAATTCAAGTAATTCAGCTATGGATGCTGTAGGCTTGAAGATGCTATTAGACATCACTAAGTCATTCGATAAGAAAGGCAAATAAAAAAAATATAAATACACAATGAGGAGGGCAGATACGTAGAGTTCTGTAACGTATTGAGGGTTGGAGTCAGATACTGGTTGGAACGACTGGGATAAGACTAAGTAATTGTGTATTTATTCGGACCTATAGCTCAGCCTGGTCAGAGCAGCTGACTCATAATCAGAAGGTCGGGGGTTCAAAGCCCTCTAGGTCCACATCTGTTCGTCGGAAGGTGAACAGTATAGATTGGTACAGCCTAGGACAATGTATTAATCTATGGGAGTTAGAGCAGTGGTCAGCTCGCTGGGTGCATAGCCCAGAGGTCGTCAGTTCGAATCTGGCATTCCCAACAAAGGGCTAAATCTGAGTAGCTAACAGACTATGGGGTGTTATGCCTTGCCCTTTTACTTAGTAACTAAAAATAGAGCTTATGAAACATTTATTACTAATTCTAATGTTTGTTCCACTATCTTTATATGGTCAGCACAATGTTATAGCAACATATTATCATGCTGGACCTAAACATGGTTTATCATGGCATACAGCTAGTGGGAATAAAATTAGTGTTAAGAAACTAAATGCTAAGAAGTTAAGATGGGTAGCCCTATCACATGACTTGTTGAAGCATTACAGCTATGGTGATACTATCACAGTAATCTCCGATAATCCTAAACTCAGAGGTAAATGGGTAGTTATGGATAAGATGCACAAGAGACATAGAAATAGGATAGATTTCTTAATTCCTAGTGGAAACACATTAGGGATGTTACGACCAACTAAAGTAAAGATAAAGAAACAATAATTGGGGTAGTGGCGGAATGGTAGACGCGCTGGTCTTAGGAACCAGTACCTTCGGGTGTGTGAGTTCGAGTCTCACCTACCCTACGAACTTTAAACAAACAGGAATATGAAAGAGATTAAAGACTTTTTTGAAGAAATTGAGAAGCTAGAAATAGCACAAGGTGTAATTGACATCAATGAGGCTAAAAGACTGGTGTCTGAGGCTTATGTAGCAGGTATAAACTTTCAAGCCAACCAAACTAAACAAGGAGGTAAGAGATGAAAGTAGTTATCATGTTATTAATGCTAATAGGATTGTGCTCATGTACACAAGTTCCAGCTGAGTTGAA